ATGAAAAATACACAAAACATTGCATCATTAATAGCACAACTTGAATATGAAGTTGGGAGAGAGTGTTACAATCCCAATTCATATGATGGTTATACAGGAATAGAAGGACTTGGATATAGATATCCTGTAAAAGTATATCAGAACGAAGATATGAGAACATATCGTGGCTTGATTACTTCAATTTCTCCATCTGAGGTTCATACTATGAAATATGTATTCGGATCTAATCATTTATTTATCGGTAAAGGTATATATAATATACTCAATGAACTTGAAAAGAGATATGGACTAGATTTTAATAAGATGGAAGAAGAATTTGAGAAAGAAGATAAGAATTAACATTCCGACTCTAATCCATCATAAACACCTTTACCAAGAATTCGTTCCTCAACAATTTTAAGAATGTCCCGATATTCCTGTTGAGTACAATTTTCATACAACAAACGTTTTGTAATATGATCAGCAATATAAGATTCTTTCTCATGTTGAATCATTTGTTGTTCGATAGAATTTAACATATTTTCACCTGCTTTCTGAAAGGAGATATTTATGACTTTAAATTATGATTGTATAAGAGATGTTTTATTATATCTTGAAGATACGCTTGAATATACTGATAATCAAATGGCTATGACACATAAAAGATTAACTATTAGTAGTATTGCAAATGCTTTATCATCTTATTCTAAAGAAGACATACAATATACAATAGAAAAACTTTTTGAGGCAAGATATATCCGTATTGTTGATATTATACATGATAAAAATGGTTATATATCATCTGGCTATGTGGATGACATCACTTGGGATGGATATAATTTTCTAAATAACATCCGTGAAAAATCTATTTGGGAAGCAACCAAAGCTGGTGCTAAGAAAGTTGGAGCTATGTCTATATCTGCTATAAATATGATTTCTTTTGAGATTGTAAAAGCTGTTGTAACCAATCAAGAAGTAATTAGTAAGATTGTTGCTCATATTCCGTGGGCGAAATAATGATGAAATCACTTAAACATATGTTCAGACTATACCACAAGAAAAGAGTAGTGAGAATATTAAAAGAATAGAGAACTTAAAAATTAAAGTGAGAGAGGCTTAAATGCAACCTCTCTCATAATATCTTCGTTATATATTTTTAATTTAAAATCTAATGTTTTTGACAATTTTAATTGGCTTTTGAAAAACGGATATTTTTTAATAAATATTCTATCCCGTATATCTTCTAAAACCATCAAATAATAATCGTCACTAAAATAATCATTTGTAAAATATATTCCCATTCTTTTCTATTTTTCGGATTGTTTCAAAATTCAAATTATTATCTATCGTATCATCGAACTTTGACCCATCATCCACTACCTCCTGCATGATATTTTTCCATTGTCTAATTGTTAGTTGTTTTTTATTTTCAAAATAATGTTTTTGTGCCAAAATTTCAAAATTGTCTTTGTGCTTTGTCAATCCTGCAATTGCTGCTTTATACGGAAAATCTTTTGCTTTATGTACGGTCATTACACCATCTGGAAATCCTAGTGTTAATCCAAGACTAAGGGTAATGATTTCAAATTCACTTCCGTTAAATCCACATATAATATCTCCAATATCATATTGTTTCTTATTAACTATGTGTTCTTTATACATTTCATTGTATCTATTTAAAATAATATTTACAAAATCCTCATATGAAATATCAAATGTATTATCTAAATTTGAGAAGCCGTTTACTTTATTATAAAAACAATATCCATCAAACAATTTAAAACTATTAATTGGATTACCAGTAACACCAAACATAATATTACTGTTTAGTTTGATAATTTTATTAAACCCACTAGAGTGTTCATTTGTTTTAATATTTGTCGTTCTGTTATCACAAGATAGTACACATATGCTATCGGTTATAACTGCTTGAATTATACTCATAGTAACCTCCCAATCATTTGTATTTTAGCTACATCACATAATAATAAATTGTATAATTAAAACTTATTATATATCTTATATACACTATAAACACATCTCCAATTTGTCGAAAAATGTCGGATAAGGTGCTTGAACTAATGTTTGGGATATTCAAGAACTTTAAGAGATGATAAGATAATCAATGTACAGGACAGACTGTGAACGCACCACAGTCTTGTGCGTTGTCCTGTCATGCAACTAAATAATTTCACATTTCCTAGTTCTTAGGAGGAAAGTGAGTGTAACGCTCTTGGAAGAAAAACATCTTGTGGGTTCTCCACACCGAATTCCCGACCGTTATCTACATCACGGAAAGGAGGTGAAAAATGGCAGAACTTGTACTCACATTTATTGTGAAGATTGCTGGATTAGCATTATGTTATTATCTGGTACATAATATCTTTTCTAAAAGAACTAAAAGCTTTCATTTATCTGCAAGTCAAAGCGGAATTGAAGTAGATAGTACTTTCTATGAAGAGTAGTTTTTCATCATCAATAGTTTCATCATTGTGTCAAGAGTAGGAGAGTATCATCATCAAAGTAGAGTCTGTACACCAATTACAGGCTCTACTTATTTATATTCTACAAAACCTGCTATATGTATTAATCCAACGCAACCACACGCCAATGTGATTCATCATTATATTCTCCCAAAATACTATCAAGAGAGTCCTTTTTAAAATATCCTTGATCATGTATCTGTACATAGACACCTGAAATATCAAGAATGACGATATGTACCAAATCTGGTTGAACTGTTGTTACCATTATGCCACCTCCAAATATCCATATTTACGAAGCAGCTTAGTTATGTAAGAGATACCGTCAGGATAAATTCTTGTCTGCAAATGAGCAGTTCCATCAGGTGCAATAGCAGGAATAGCAGTGAACTTACCTTTCATAACAGGTTTCTCATATGGAACATTATCTCCATTTTCATTCTTGAAAAGCAGTCCAACATTTCTCATGTAAGAAAATAGATTGTATTCACCAATTCCTATAAAGTGTGCAATTTCATTTACAGAGAATGTTCCTTTTATGTTCATTAGGAGCTTCCAATCCTTTTCGGTTTCTTCCAATGACTTTATTCTCTTTTTCTGATTGACAATGATTTCATCTTTGTGTTTGATCGTTTCGTTTGCAATCTGAACAGCTCTTGCCAAGAATAACTCATTTGATTCGTCTTCTTTGATAGGTATGTATCCACCTGTTTGACGAATCTGTGGTAAAACTTCCTGTGTCACCCATTTACGGAATTTCCTTGCATTCTTCGCTTTAGACTCAAGTATTAAATCATATAATGCGTCTTCCGTAATCCTTGTATTGTCAAAATTTGTGTCTAAATCAATAATTTCAAAGTTGTCACTTGGTGACAACCCTTTAATATCAAGGGTTTCACAGATATTAACGATTTTATCTTTACGCAAGTACGGTTTTCCTTTAGCAATTTTAGTATAACCTAAACATCTACACTCCTCGCCCAAAAAAAAGTAAATACCATCATCCGTGTTGTTCACAGACAATTCTCCAAAATCTGTGTTGCTAAAAATTTTCAGTTCATTCATTTAATTTCCTCCATATCTTGAAAAATAATTCAACATAGAGTAAAATGAAATATGTCTAGTAATAGACTATGTATGAGAATCGCTTCAATCTTGGGAGGAGAGGGCGGTTCTCACTTTTTATTCTCTTTCTAATATTTTGTCTGTTATGAAATTCAAGCCTTTTCGAACTAATTCTGCCTTTGATTTTCCTGTAATATCACAACATTTTTCCAAGTCCTCATTTTCCTTATCGGTCAATCTAACAAACAGTTTATGATTTCTTGGATTATCAGAAAGAGGTCGTCCCATTTTCGTAGACATATAACACCTACTTTCTGTCTATCAACAAGTACAAGATAATAATACTTTATGATAGGCGAAAAGTCAAGTGCTATTTATATAAAAGTTGATTTTCTTTCCAAGAATTTCAGTTTCTTGGATGACTGATAAAACGACATCATTATCCATAATGACACCTCCTTTTGAAAAAATATATTGAATGTTTCAAAAGGAACGTGTATACTATGTATTGTACAAACGTGATATACACGTTCCTAAATCCTTACTAAACTTTGGTCGGTGGAGTAAGGATTTTTCATATTTGACTAAAACATCAAATATGTGATATATTCATAGTATATAGTAGTATAAATCAAAAGTCAATATGAAAATTACAAAAATGTATTTTTTTCAAAAAATGCAAAAAACATCAAAAAGGTATATGGCATGGATAATGAATTATTAGTAAAATCAATTAGAAAACTTTGTAAAGAAAACAACATCACACCAGCTCAATTAGAAACAAAATTAAACTTTGGAGCTGGACTGATTAGCAGATGGTCTAAGAGTTCCCCATCTATAGATAAAATAATAGATATTGCAGACTACTTTAATGTTACATTAGATGAAGTAGTTGGACGTGATATAGAACTAAATAATAGTCAAGACAATGATTTATTAATATCTCTTATACAAATGACTAATAGTAAAGAAATTAAATGGGAATATATTCCTAATTATGAGAATTTACAATTAAATGGAATGTCATACGATGAAGTATTCTCTTTAGATTCTTACGGTGACGAAGATATAGAAATATATAAATGCAAATATCATGATAGTAATTTATTTCTAATAGCGCGATATATTATAATAGATGGTATTATAAATAATCTTCTTATAGAATTATATTTGCAGCCAGATATGGAATCTCGACCTGTTATTCAGGAAATTGACGAAAGTTATGCAGAAAATTTTTGGATTAATATTCGAAAACAATATAAGGGAATTCCTGATGAATTAAAAGCAGATGTAATAAAAAATCAAATCATTAATCAGGATTTTGAAATTACACTTGATACCATGGAACAGTATATCAGTAAAATTCCTAATAATAAAAAAGATATTGAAAAATTGTTAAAAGATAAAAATGCTAAAAAAGTTTTAATCGAAGAAGATGATCCACTTATACAGCAATTAGTATCTACATTTTCAAATCAAAAATTAGCACAAACCATTGATGCTACCAATAAATTAATTCAATATATGTCTGAAATTGATAAGTTACGAAATAAGAAAGATAAATAGAATGGATGTTTTATCTATTGATTTTTTGGATGTATTGAAGAGTTGAATATATCACAAAGAGCAGAATATTAAGTTCTGCTCTTTTCTTTGAATGTTAATTCTTAAATTTGTTTTCCAAAAGGCATTGATTTCCAATAAATCTTGCCTCATCCCAACCATTTTTCTGTGCTTCGGCAATAGTCCATTCTTGAACTTTAGGTGTAACCTTTTGCATTTCTTCATCATCGTGAGACTGATTATAAAGTCCTAAGACTTTTTTAGTATCCATGATGATACAAGGATCATTTTTTGACCTATCATCTGGATCTGGTAATATATACTTTGCCAATTTCATATTTCCTCCTTTCCTGGAAATTTGCGATATATTATCGTATTTCCATTATATAACATTATTAGACACAATACTATTGTAAATATATATTCAAATTTAATTTTTCTGCATAATAAAAGAGTCAACTACAAAGTAATTGACTCTTATAATATATATACAATTTTATATTCCTTATAAAGTTTTTAAAATTTCTCTCCAATAATTCAATCTAAATCTTACTGATTTTTAACTACATTGTTTTCTTTCTTGGTATAATGCATCTAATTTAGGAACTAAGCCTGGATTATTTTTTACAAATTTTTCAAATTCTATAAGTATTTTATTATTTACTTCTTCTAATTTTATCTTGTTTAAATTTTTATTTAAAAGTGCATCGTCTTCACTTGTTAAATCCGATGAAAACCTAAATATGAATCCTCTTATATTTTGTACCTTTCTATTACAACATGTGGAAATTGAACTGACTGATATTTTTTGACCAAAGATTTCTTCAGATTTTTTAGATAATTCAGCACTAGACTTGAAAATCATTCCATTATTAAGACAGATAACTTCTCTCAAATTAAGTGGTAAATTGCCTTTATGAAATTGAAATCGAGTTTTTTCAAATTCAGCATCATAATTACATATACCAGCTTTTCTTCCATAATTTAACCAACGCCTAATAGTAGTTTCTCCAAATTTTAATTTATTTGCTATATCAAAAGTTGTATAACTAGGATTCTCATTCTTTAAATTTATTGCTATTATTTGATAATTTGTCAATGATTCTCGTTCGCATCTTTCCCATGAAATATCATTTAAATCAAATATTTTTCCTAAATTATTTAAGACTGATTGTTTGAAATCATTTTGATCAGAAACTCGAATAACTTTATAGCCGTTATCAATTGCACATTTATCTTTTGCATCATCTATAAATTTTGATTCTTCTGCTGTCTGACCACTCATTAAATTATCTGTTCTATGAAATCCACCATCTGTTTCTATAATAAGTTTCATACTTTCTATAACAAAATCAAAAATTCCATATGATGCTTTTTCTTTATAAACATTATAAAAATTACACCAATCGAATTTTATTTCTGTATCATATGAATCAATTTGATTTAAATTTACCAATTGGTTTAAAAGGCTTCTCATATATTTCGAAATTTTAGATAATGAATCGCTACATTCACAAGGGAAGCCGTGATATTTATGTAATTCTGATATTTTATATAAATATTTTGAAACTTTCCCGCAATTTTGACATATAGGCTTTATTTGATGACTGCTTGTATGTGTATAGTTTTTTGCTTCATCATACCCACCTTGAAAATATGGTATCATCCAAGGATCTGTTGTAGGTATATCGTTAATTCCATGAACAACTACTTTGTTGGAACAACAAGGACATTTTTGCCCCCATTTTAAATTCCTTTCTGAAATAAAATAATTATCGTATCCGCAAGTATTACATTTTACATTGTAACCATACTTAAATTCTATTTTATTATCTTTTCTATTAATTTTTTGTTTGGTTAAATCAACTACTGTGAAATTATTATCGTCGTTTATTATTTTATCGCCTATATTATATAAATAAATATGCTCTTTTTTATAACCAATCAATTTCCCTATACGTGCTTTCAATAAATCCTCAGACGTTAAACTTTTACTTACATCTCCATACTTTAACACGATGTTGTATTTCCCATTTGTATTATAATCAATAATTTGCAACTTTCCACTTACTGACTCATATACAAAATCTATATACATTCCAATACTTTTATTCCATAAAATTTGACCATTCGATCTTTTAGGTAAGTTTTCAAAAAATAATTTCTTCATATAATTCCTCACTTTCAATTAAAAATTTGCAATAAAAAGAGTGGTCAATTATTTATTCTCTCTTTGACCACTCTGACGTTAATGTATTTAATTTTTCATCTTTGATATAAACCCAAAACATTTTATGTGTTTCAGGATGTAGTCCTACTAGCTCATATCTAATTCCATGAGATGTTAAGAAATCTCTAAGTGGAATAGAGTAGCAGGGAAATAATTTTGATTGTTTCATTCCTTTTAATCCTTAATTTTGTGCATAATAAAAAGCCTACCTAATTAAAGACAGGCTCTTTTATGTTTTTGTGATATAAAAATACCTATATTTCTTTTATTGCATCTTTAAAGAACTGCAATCTACCATTTACCATTTCGGCACTGGAGGTAGCGTTTGAACAATATTGCAGATAATCTAAATTTGTATCATAAGATGCTAAAAACTCATTGAGCCATTCCATATACTTAGAAGTAGACTTTGAATCTCTAACCATTCGATACATTCCATAAACACACATAGGAATCGTGCTAATTTTAATTTTGATATTTTCTGGAAGTTCTTCATTTAACTTATCTAATGCTTTTCGCAAATTATCAATTTTCTTTTCAACAAATGATTTTTCATTTGGATCAGCAATTTTGTCATTATAATACTCAATAAACTTATTCATATCTACACTTTTGAATGAAGTAAAATTGTTCTTGTCTGTCTTTTCTGTAAGCATCAAACATTGAATCACGATATCTCTATCAAGATTCTTTTTGAACTGAGCAACAGATAAAACCTTTTCAAAGAACGGATGGGCAGCGAGAGAGTACACAATTTCTCTGACTTCTTTACTTTGAATTGTACTTCTTTTCTGACCATTTGTTAATTGGTGTCCCATGTTGATACGTTCAAAAATATCAGAAATCTCTTCTTCAGTTGCATCTGTCATTGTAATAATAGAAATATCTCTATCGTTGAATCTTGACTGTACAACTTCATCAAGTTTGGAAAACTTCTTTCCTGCGATTTCATATTCAGTTCCATCAATTGTTAATGGTTTCAGATCTTTTGACAATTTAAATTCGTCATTTGCGAAGGCTGCGATTGTAGTAAAACGTTGCTTAAAATCAACTACATCAATTTCTTTTGTATCGCTATGTTTATTTACAAGTGCAGGATACAAAGGATAGTTTCTTAAAAGAGTATCTATAAATAGTGATTTTTCTTTTGGTTTCCAAATACCAGCCCTACGTTGAATTGGTAAATCAAAATTATACTTTCCTTTATTAATTTCGCCTACCAATGAACGCAAACTTTTAGGACTTGTTTTTATATCTTCCATATGTGTTACCTCCTTCAAAAAAATTGAAAATTTTTATATTTTGAAGATAACACAGATGGAATTTTTTGTAAAGATTTTTGGAAAATTTTGATTATTTTTCGTATTACATAAGTCGACAAAAACCTATGTTCTGGATTTATGAAGTTGGAAGTATATGGTAATATAATACCAGGCAAACTGCGACTGTATTACCACATTGCAGCCCATTGTCACGGCAAATGCTTGGTATTCATACCATGTGGGAGTACCTTATGTAAGTGGTACTAGGATGAACATTTCAGTCCGTTCTGGACAAATACAAAATTCCTGAAAATGAAATATCTTACAGGAAAGGAGGGTAGAAGAGATTGTACATTGTTATATTATTTTGTGCAATCATCGGATTACTTGCGGTGCGTAGATATTTTAAATCACAAGATCACGCCATTGATCAGATTGCTAATCATCCAGAAATATCCGATGAGAAAGCAGACGCTATCGCAAGAATTTCGACAAAACAACATAAAATCTTTAAGAAAGTTAGTTAATCACCATTCTCCAATTTGTATCAATATTCATCTCATTTATTTATTCTCTTTAGAGGGCAAGTCATCACGACTGTCCTCTATTTTATTTATTCTCTATTTGTTTGTAATTTGTTATAAAACCCTCAACTGAATTATAACAATTAGTTTTACAACTTTTTACCTATCCGTTACACTCAAATAGGAGAGCAGTTATACTCATGTACACATGAACACGCATCATACTTGCGTCTACCTGGACTATACCATCATGAAGAAATTCTCCACGCAACCATTATAGTCTCTGAACGTTCCTAGCATTTTAATGTACGACTAGGCTTCGCTGCGAATTACCCCAATAACACAAAATAAGATATTACTCTTAATCCCTTTCGAGTTAAGTTTTCCTTTCAAGATTTCGTACTTTTCCTGAATAATAGTTTTATTTTGCTGTTGAGTCCTCGATGTCTGTTCACTAAACACCTTGCAGTTTAGGTCGTTGTTTACGCTATTGAAAAACTATATCAGTGCAAATAATATAGAACCAATAACCACCATACTCCTCATTATTAATATAACTTGTTCCATGTTACCATGCTAGTATGGGTGGGCAAGACGGTAACTATATAGATACTGGAACTATATAATGTTCACCCACGTTTTTAACGGCAATACCTGCACCAATTCCTGTTAAGAGTGTTGGGAGGATACCTATTGTGTCTACAAAATCTGTAGCACCTTTTGTTAAGTTTGTTAATAAATCTATTCCGTTCTTAATAGTTTCTGAATCAATGACTTTGAACCAGAATTCTTGTGCTCTGTTGGAGAGCTGTTGAAGTTTGCCATCTACACTATCAAGATAAGAGTTTAATTCTTGTTCTACTGAACCTTCTGAATTTTGTGCATCTTCATACACAGACTTTAACATTTCTCCATTTTGGAGTATACTAGCTGCAATATTCGATCTATTCTTACCTGCTATAGTCTCCAATAAAAGATTAAGATTGTTTGTTCCTAGTTCTTTATCTTTTTTTACAATATCATCATATAAATCTGCTAACCCCTGCATGATCTCATATGTGCTCTTGTAATTTCCATTATCATCAAGAATATCAAAACCTTTACCATCTGCGGAAGCTGCTTTAGTAGCGTCCATAATAGTATCTCTTAGTTTTGAAACAGTTGTAATCATGCCATCTGTTTCTTCGCCTAAATCTGAAAGTTCTTGTTTTGCTTCTTCAGTGCCTACGAGTCTAAGAGAAATGGTACGAAGACCTGCTCCTACTTTTGATGGATCTTGTGTAATTGCATTGCCAGCCGTAGTGAGAGATACAGCCTCATTTAAATCGTTGTTTGCAGTAACTAATGCACTTGCAGAATCTTTCAGAGCAGTAGCTAAACCGTCTGTACTAATACTATAATTGTTTCCGATATTATTTAGGACATTTATAATATCCATTTTATCAAGATCTTTATAAGCCTGACTCATAGATACAAGAGATTCTGTTGCTTCGTCAATCCCCTCAAATTCAGATACATTAAAAAGAATATTTGCATCTTTTGCACTCTCAGCGGCTTCTGACATGGATTCACCTAAACGCATCCAATCTGCCGTGGAATTTTGTATCTGTTTTGCAGTAGTACCAACCACATTTGCTACATCAAAAGTCGTATTCTGATAATTTTTTAAGCTTTGTGTTGTTTCTTCAGATACTTTTCTCATTTCTGTAAGAGCAGTATTAAGTTCACGAACAGTAGATAGTCCATTCCTAAAAGAATTCATCATTCCGTAGAAACCAACATACATACTCAAATAACTTTGCATCTGACCAATAAATCCATAATAAGATTTTGATGCTAAAATATCGAAAAAGTTTTTTCCAGCTCTACCCGCTAATTCTTCAGCATTTTTAATTTCCATTACCTTTGTATGAATTGCTTCAAGATTAACAGTCGGATCACCAGATATTAATTGAGTAATTAATGACCTTAGTTCAATTTTTGCTTCTTTAGAATAACGTGTATTCTCTCTTAAAAGTTGATTGATTTTATCAATTTCTTTTTGTACAGAAACAGATTTCATACCTTTTTCAGAGGCAGACATATTTTTTAATGATTTTTGAGCTTCTTCTGCATTTTGAGTAAGACGTTTAAAACTATCAATCTGTTCCTGTTTAACAAACTCGCCATTAGAAATTGAACTTGATAAATTCTTTAAATCATTTAAACTAGAATTGAAAGACGAAAGTTTATCAGAAAACTCAACACTCGGATTATAGCCATTTCGAGATGCATCAGTTGAATATTTATCATAGCTATTTTGAAAACGTTTAATAACAGAATTCATATATTCAATCTGAGAATTATTTGCATTTCTCATAGCATCTTCTAATCTTGCAATAGACCTAGTAGACCCTTGTGATGCTTGGTCAAATTGCTTCATAACATTAACCCATTTTTCCCATGTGTTAACATCAGCTTTATTAGAATTAGCAATGGACGATAATGTTTTTTTTGCTTCATATGCAATATTTTTTAAACGTTCAACTTCTTGTTCTTGGTCAGCAATAACACTTGTATTTTTGCCAGTCCCTTTATCTTTTGCCTTGAGATGATTTAATTCTGTAACAGCATCCATATATTTCTGAATTGCTTTTACATTCTTGTCCCATTCATTTTTGTCAAAAGCATTATTTTCATCTTTGATTGCACCAACACTTGCGTTTGCACTATCTTTGACTTCCTTATTTGCATTTGCAAATTTCTTTTTACTATTTGCAGCCTTTTCAGCACTTTGAGTAGTCTGTTCTAATGCATTATTCTCTTCTTTAATAGCAGAAGTAGAAGCATTTGTAGCAGAAGAATCAGTCTTAGGAAATGCGTCTTTCATTCCATTTGAAATATTCGTTTCAGAAGAAGTAAAAGATACCTCTTTCTGCGTTTCTGCTAATTTTTTTTCTGCTTCAGCAGTGGCAATTGCTTGGATTTCTTGTGTTTTTAATGAATCTGTATAATTATAATTCTGTTCTTGTGCTTTATATATTGCACTATCTAAAAAATATTTAGCACTTGATTCATCTTGGGCAATAATATCTTTATCATCAGATTTATTCCAGCTTTTCAGATATCTCACATTATCCAATAATTCAACATAGTGTTCTATATTAGAAATTATCTCTGGTGTTATTGGTGCTTCGCCAAGATTCTTTTTTACTTCAGCATAAGCACTGCTAAAATCTTTTAATTTTCCATCTAACGAAGCAATTTCCAAAGATAAATCCGATAAATCGCCACCGTATTTTTGATAATTTTCAAATTCTTTAATTCTCCGACTAGATAAATCAGATGAATTGAAATTATAACCTTTTTCTACATCAATAGTAACCTTTTCTAGTCTTGTCTGTGCTACACCTTTTTTTAAAGCTTCTTCATATGCTTTATAATAATTATAAGCGGCTTGAGTACCTTCTTGTGTAGCCATTGCTTTTTCATTACCATAAAACTTTTCATATGCAACAGATGCTTCCTTTAATTGATTAAAAGCTTCTGTCTTATTTTTTGTTGAAAATGATTTATTTAAAATCTCACTTGTTTTATTAAGAGATTTATTTATCTTGTCAATTTCTTTAATAGTGGAAGAGGAGTCAATAATAGATTTTCCTTTTCCTAAATTAATAATCTCATTTATCTTATTCTCTAATTTGTCAAATGTTTGTAGTTGTTCTTTTAATCCAGAATTACCAAACTCGAATGTGAATTTATCTAATTTAAGTTTTTGTAATTCCTTAATTTTATTAATTACCTTATCATCTTTTGCATCTAACTGAATTGTAATTTTCTGTTTACCAGCCTTAGAACTAATTCCGTCAAATACACCATTTGTTTCTTTTTCAAATTGTGCAAGACTGGATCTGTAATCAAAACCAATCTTGATAATATCTGAACTTGCCATAATTCACATCCTTTCTAAATTGTGCAACGTTTTCTATATTCGTCTTTTAATCGTTCATGATACTTATGCATTTCTCTATACACACTGAAACTAGCAGGAATGTTATACCAACCATGATAAGTACCTTTCGGATTGTAAATAAATTCCGACATAAGATCTGAAGGTGTGATTTGATCATAGTTATCAAGCATTCTTTCAGGCGTTACTTCGACACCACCGTAAAAAATAGTACCGTGGCTATTTTTATAAAATTTGTTATAAGACATATATAAGTTATGTGTTCTTACATATTGTTGTGGTGTGTAATCGCTATAATATAAATCAATAAATGACACGTAACCATCTGTTAATCTCTGTTGAGCTTCATGTGCTAATTCAGAAGCTTTTTTCTGAGCCTGTTTTTCCAAATATTTAATAGTGTCTTTATTTAATCCCATTCATCATTACCTCCAAAATTTTCACTATTTTTACACTATTTACACTAAAATAGGAGAGCAGTATTATCACTCTCCATAAGAAAAGCCCTATACGCTGTGACACGCATAGAGCCTATTTATTACATATTTTTTATATTTACCATATTACTTGAAAATGCGTATCTGATTCATTTACCTTATATCCATTTTCTTTTAGAATCTCAGCAGTTTCTGTACTAATGAATCCATCAACCATAATTGAAAATTTTCCTGCATAAATGGCATCGTCAATACAATAATTAATTTCATCAATAGACTTCTGTAATTTTAAACGACTTTCTTCTGTAATTTTTCTAGCTTCTGTTGCTGAAGTCATAATATTTTATCTCCTTTATTTTCCCTTTGAAATTTGAATTTCAAAACCAACATGGTTTTAATATATATGTCCAAGACTCATCACACTTTGAACCACCAGACACAGACTTAATTTTATAGTTTTTATACATCCTAATATATGGAAGCAATTCTGTCACATTATTATAATTTACGAAAAATCCCTTTTCTTCCATTTTATGTATTTTGTTTTTGTTTTTATAAAAATCAAACAACCCATCGTTATAAAAGCAACAATCAATTTTTATACATCCATCATCTAATAATTCTATATAAAATTCGTGTATGTCAATAGTGCGTCCATTAACATACAATGTTAATTCAGTTGTTTTATCGAATATTAGATTATTAATATCTTCTTTATATCTATTCAAAGTATTCGCGTGAAAAATTTTTAATTCGCCGATATGTTTATCTTTCATACTTTATGCCTCCTTAAAATCACCTTTCTCAGCAAACTCAACAATCTTGACTAAATCTTCCTCAGATAAACTATCAAGTTTCTCTTTTACAACAGTAGCAAGTGGCGTAAGAGTGGATTCACCTAAGTCTTTAAATCTATCAACCTGTCTTTTTACGAATACATCAATAGAAGATTCAGTTGTAAGCAAGTCATTTTTCTTCATTTCGATAATTGTTCTCAGTTCTGCAATTTCCTCCTCTGGAATAATTGAATTTTCACCACCCATTAAAATGTTAAGCAACCCAGAGGTCTTGAGTAAATCATAATCAGTATCAAAATGTTCTTTATCAATTTCCAAATTTGTATATTCTTCAATTACAGTACGACAAAACAGTATGTACCCAATAAACGTATTTACCTTTACATTTTCAGTTGAACGAGTTTTAGTTGTTCCATCCTCTGCAATATAATTTTCACATTCAAACACAGTTCTTCTTGCAATAATATCAGCAAGTGCGTCTTTTCTTAATACAGGTACATAAGGCGTGATTTTGATTTTATCCAAACACTGTTTCTTTAATGTCTCGTTTCCTAATTTACTATATTCTGTACAAATTTCTTTTACTGTCATTTTCCTTTTCCTCCAATTAAAAAGAAGCCAAGTATAATACTTGACTTCATAATATCCATTAATCTGCTATATGTATTTTCTATTTTGCTATTTTACATGGTAGCAATAACCATTTACAATCAGGATGTTTATGAATGTGATTGCTAACAAATTCATGTACTTCATCCAATGTTTTTCTGTTTGTATCTTCTTCTATACGATATTCAAATACATCATTATCATTAAAACAAACAACTTTAAAAAATACATTATCTCCCATAACTCGTCACTCCCTTCATATTTATTTAATACAAAATAAATCGTATAAATCCGCATGGAGTACCTTTGACAAGATTATGGCATTAGACAACATTATATCCTTCGAGACATTATTTTCAATATTTGATAATTCACCAACTGAAATGCCTGTTAATTTTGATAATTGCTTTAATGTTAAATTACGTTCATTTCTATAATACCATACTTTATTTTCCATACAGAACACCTTTTTTCTTTTTAGTGTTCCCAACGATTTATTTTATATTATGGTATTATTTTACAATACCTAAATTTCAACAAACTGAAAATTAGATAGGGTATAATTATATTTTAGAATATTTTCCACATTCCATATTATGTTATTCATAGTCTACAATTACCTCCGTCCTTGGATTATTTTTATCTGTATAACATTCCATGGTTAAAGAAGTAATATGTTTGCTATCATCATCAATAATAAAACCACTTTCTGAAAATCCATATTCAGCAAGAATATTCCCAGATATAACCCATTGAACTTTTTATTTTATGTTTACAACACTTAATTATATTGCTAATGTCAGCACCAGTATATTGAGACGCTTCTGTTGCTGTTGAAAATGTACGAATTAAAATCTTATTCTTATCATACATAGCTACAGATCTGCTATGAACACTTTCTGCCCCTCTTTTAGCTGCTTGTTTCATATGTAATAAATGTTCTTCTGAAAATTTAATACCTTTTCTTCCTTCACTTATATGTCTTCTTTGTTCGTCAGTTGCCTTTCTGCCATAATTTGGATTATTTTCTCCATATTTTCCATACATTGGATGAAGGATACCAGTTCTCCCGTAACATGGATTATTTTTACCAGAGTTATTTATTCTCATTTTCTCACGTTGTTCATCTGTGAAAATATAACCATGTGTCCCTTCGCCACCATCTGTCATATTATAACCATATCTATTGTCTTTTAAATTTAAAGATTTTATATAATTTTTCTCATATTCACATGATTCTTCATAAGACAAATTAGTATGTAAAATAATATGGTCAAAATTATCCCAACCATATTTTTGAATTGCTGCATTAAAATGAGGGTTTCTTTTATAGGCTGTCCCATTTTGCCATCTTAATTCTGGTGTTCTTGACGTAATACCTATATATTTTTTATCATTGATTTTATTTATGTGCATATACACTGTATAGTTATTTTTTGCTTCGTTTTCTTTCTGCTCGTTGTTTTTTAACGTACTCATAAGTTTGCCACCCTCCATCAATTTTTGAATAGCAGATCCACTTATAATCAACAGTAGGATAGTGATACCAAAATAATTTTCTTTTTAAAATTGCAACACTATCAGGACACCCTTTGGTGTCAATAACTTCTTCATGACCGTCTTTATAGACAATAAAAAAATCAGCCACATATTTAATTGGCTGAACAGATTTTCCGTCATGTATGAACTTTGGTTGTAACTCATATGGTTTTTGTAATTCGTAATTCACCACATCGCCACTCTCCACTAATGGGCAAAGAACATCTCTGTAATATTTCATTTCTAATACAGAATCAAAAGTTATTCCATTATAAGTTCGTTTGCTAACATCTTTATTAACATTAAATTTTGTTCTAGCTGCCATTTATCTTCCTTTTAACTCCTTTACATAACAAAAGAGTGACCTCCGAAGAAATCACTCTTTCAAATTAAATTAACTGCAAAAATTCAGAAGCAGTGATCTTTAATCCATCATCTCCAAATTTATGTTTAGATGCATTAGTAAGACCATTTCCATATATACCAGGATACTCAACACCATTTGGATTATATCCATTAAGATACATTAATATTTCTGCGGCAGTTACCATATATTGTTTTTCACCTTTTTTAACATAATGATTTCCTAATGCTTTTTTAGAAGCACGACCAAATTTTCCATCTTCAACAAGACTGGATTTATAATCTAAATTAATAGCATGTTGCAATACTCTTGACTTCATTTTATTTGTATTTTTTCCACAAATACCATCAATTGCAATATTTACACCAGTAAATTTAACTGCTTCCTGTTGACCACGTTTAATTAAAGCATTTCCAGCTACGGCACTTGCAACAGTAGTTTTTACTGTGTTCTGAGATGTTTTAGAACCATCTGTATAAGCAACAATTACATGTTTTCCTGGGGCAACAATAATATCTCCACACTCAATATATTCAGATTTACCAAGATATTTAGAAGCTTTTAATTCTTGGAATAAACCTGTATTTAAAAGTGCTTTTCCGATATTACCAGAATATACAGATGATGAAATCATAGATTTTCCATATGCTACATTTACTGCACAAGCAGCTAACTCAGAACAATCTATTTCAACAGGAGATTTAACATTTGCAACAACCCATCCTGCATTTTTAAGAGCATTATATCCTGTTGTTCTATGATTTTGACAATAGCCAAAATTATTATTAGTTGCCATTCCTTTTGCAGCCGCACCGATTCTAACCGCCTTATTTCTATTTTTACAACGGTATACTCGTGTCTGTCCAAAATTATAGATTCTTCCGCATTTTACTTCTTTACCTGTTTGATCACCAGCTTTACCACCATTAACTTTACCTAATTCATTAACAGAAGCCCATGCACACATTACAGCCATAATAATTTTCTCCCTTCATTATTTTTTTGGAATTTTATAAGTAAGAGCAGTAGTAGAATCACCAATTCCTCTTGTAGTTGGGTCAGTAATTGCATTGAATAATGATACTAATGCCATGACCACAACATAAGGATTACTTACTGCCTGTACAAAAGTTTCCCATACCTTCGACCAAGTTGTTAAATCTGAAGCTTGCAATCCAAAATATGTAAGAATTGGAATTACAACAGAAATAACAATCTGTGCGATAAACAAAATATTTTCTTTATTAAAACGTACTTTCCAATTAATTTTATTCATTTCTACTCCTCCTTAATTAGTTTAATTTCTTTAATATTTCTACATTTTTTTTGATTTTTTCACATACATAATCTAATTCTTTTTTATTTTCATTGCCAGAAAAAGTGATTCTAATACAGCTATTTATATCCTTCTTATCCATCCCAATTGATTGTAAAGTAGTAGATGATGTTAAATCTCCACTCGTACAAGCAGAACCCGTTGATACTTGAATATCTTTCATATCAAGTAATATCATAAGTGATTCGCCCTGAATTCCTTTAAAGCACACATATAAATTATGTGATAATCTGTGTTTTAAATCTGCACCAACTAGATAGCTATCTGGGATATTTTTTAAGATATATTCATAGATATAATCTCTATTTTTAGATGAGATAGAAGAGTAGTTATATTTTTCAACTGCTTTTCCAATAGATGCAATTCCGAGAACATTCTCAGTTCCTGCAAACAATCCATTATTTTGTATTCCATATATAAGAGGTTCTAATTGTATATCTGATTTCTTATATAAAACTCCAATACCTTTTAAAGCATGGATTTTATGTCCACTAAATCCTATCATATCAGCATCTAATTTTTTAACATCTATAGGAATTTGACTAATTGAACCTGTACAATCTACGTAAACTTTTGCATTGTAAAAATGACATAAATCTATAATTTCTTTTACATTTTGAATTGTACCAATCTCTGAATTAGCATACTCAATTACAACTAGATATTTTTCACGAGCATTTAACAATCCTTTCAAATCTTGTATATCAATAAATCCTTGTGAATTTACTTTTAATGGATATGCCTTTTTAATATGTTCCACGCATTTAAGAATTGATTTATGACATGTTGGTTGATATAAAATAATACAATTGTTTTTTTCGTAATAACCTTTTACAGCTAAAGAGTTTGATGCTGAACCACCACTTGTAAAGATAATATCTTCTGGATTAGCATTGATAAATTTCGCTATGCTATTTCTAGCAGTAGATATAATCTGTTTTACATTTACACCTGACTGATACATAGAAGATGGATTCTGATATGTATCTAATAGAGATATAATATAATCCTTAACTTCTTGTGTTAAAGGAGTAGTCGAAGCATTATCAAGATACATGTATATTAATCCTCCTTAATTTGACTCATAATTACACCATTTCTTATATACCTCAATTGTGTCACTTCTAAGAAAAATCATTACAATAATTTTTCTGTCATTCTTAGGATTATAGCTTGGATATAAATCTATCGGATAAACGCCAGAATTAACATAAAAAGTTTGCTGATCTCTGTTGTATATCCGAACGACTTCTTTTTCACTATAATCTCTTCCATGTAAATTACTTTTAATAATCATCCTTTTATTCCTCGTATAACGTAAAAAATAGGGAACATAAAACCATTGAATAGTAATTATGTTCCCTATTAATATTTTTCAAAATCACTATTCAACATTACCATCAGTCTTTTTCTTCGACTTTTGTAACAATACCATTTTTAGTAAATTCTTCATATACTTTATTTTCTTTCTTATTTACTGTTTTCTTCAGTTGTGTTTTTATTTTCATAATAGAAGCAATAGATTTCTGATAACTTTCACCAAAGTTATTTTTTCTTGACAAATCCAACTTAGATAATTTTTCTTTTGCTTCAATATCTGTCATTCGTCCATCTTCATATGCAGAAGTTACATTATAAATGTCCTTACAATTTTCGGAACAATATGCGAAATACCAAGTTGGTTTGTTCACATCTTCTGGGTCACAGACTGGACAATAAGAAAATTTGCCATGACAAACACAACACATTCTTAAATCTTTTTTAGCCATTGATCCTCCTTATAAGAAAGGGCAGTAGTTAAACTGCCCAAATAATCTTAATTAGATATCTTCCTCTTCCTCGTCAATGTAGTAGATAGAGAAAAGCTCAGAGTCAGTAGAACAAGCATTAAGCATCATAGCTCCCTTGTAATCCATTGTCTGAGAATCACCACCCTGAAGGGCAAGAGTGAACTCTGGACTTGGCATAAATGATGGAATGTGAATAATAGCAGCTCTAAGAGTCTCTGTATCACATTTATCAACAACTAATGCCTTGAAGAACAATTCATGAGCTTTCGGGAATTTCTTACCAGAGTTAGTAATCTTAGCGCCGCTATGAATTGTCTTCTTATATTTAACGATGTACTGTGTCTCACCATCTGCTGTTGGAGGCTCCAATACGTCACTTGCGGCTACAGAACCTGGTTCTCCTGGAGTTCCAGAAGCATCTGTATGTTTAATATTAAACTCTGTTGCAGTAGCAGAAGATCCCTTTGTGTATACTTCCTTACCCATAGAACCTTTTGGAGACAGAGAATTTACAACTACAGAACCGTCAACATATCCTGTAATATCAAGAGTCTCACCTGCCTTTACAATCTGAATCATTGGCATAACAATACCCTTGTCTTCAGTTGCAATTTCTGCATCTGTAGCTGAAATAGCTTCAACAACAGCAAGGTTAAGGAATGCATTAGTTGCAGTTACTTCACCTTTCTTACCCGTATATTTTCTATATACAAGATTTCCATCCTTATCATTGATATCAGTAGAATCAGCGGTAATATCAATATTTGCTTCTGTAAGCTGAGTTAAAGCGTACAGTGGTGTACCGTTAGATTTTGCACCGTAACCAAACTGAAGTCTATCAACGATTACGTCACCTAATTTAAATGCCATAATTATTTTCCTCCTTTAAAAATTGTTTTTATGCAATAAAAATGAGCGATTATAAATCGCCCATAAAATTGATTAAGTCGTTTGGTATGTCTTTTGCTGAAACCATACCACCATAAATTCCATGTAAAGCAGCTATGCCTTGTTCATACTTTTGTATTCTTTGCACAGAATCCATAAATTGACATATATTTACTTGTTTTAAGTCTTCCAATTTGTATTTAAAACCAGGATGATTTATACAAGCAGACACAAGTGGCAAAAGAGTGGAAGAATCTTTTTTGTCATTGTTTTGTTGTGCTTTCATCCTATCTTCTTGAAGCATCCAATGTTTTGTTGTTTTACCTTTTGCTTTTTCTGTCTTTGGATGTATATTCATCATCGCTCGAATAAACTCGGCAATCTCAAGATAATCATCATCGTAAATGATTACGTTTTTCTCTCCATTAAATAATGCCAAATGATTAAATTCAGTATCATCAATGTTTTTCTTTGCTGAAGTTAATTCAAATCCATCAAAAGAAAAGTCTTTAAAAATCAATCTTAATGGTTCTTTGTCTTGTAAAATTTGATACAAAATATAAAATACTTCTATATCTTTTGTCTTATTCCAATCCTTTTTAAATGCATCATAAAGCATAACTCTTACAGATGTTGGATTATTTAAGAACGGAGACAATGATTGATAAAATCTCTGTTCTCCAATATTCAAAATATCCCCGATAGTTGGAATAGAAATAGTAATACCATTTATCTCATAATCCTCGCCAAAATACATTTTGAGTTTGTCAAAGTGATATTCTGGTTTATTATTCTGAGATTGTTTTTTTTCTGAGTCTTTTTCAGCAGCATTTTGCAGATTATCCAGTGTTTCTAATACATCCACTCAATCACCGCCTAACTCCATAATTTGTGATTGAAGTTTTTCCATCAGTTGTTTTATGAATACCGTTAGTATCAACAACTTGGAATACGAGAGTACGAACAAGATAATTATTATCTGTTGTAGATTCCTTTGATGATACAAGATGTGTTTGCATTCCAAATATATTTGACCAATTAAATCGCTCTCTTATAATAGAAGCAATAAGATCGTGTCTTGGAACACCAGTTAATTTATCATTTCTGTCATTACCATGAACAAAAATAGTAAATGTAACATTTGTATACTTTAATGTATCCTGATAGCGAGGCATTTCATCAAAAGATACTTGGTAACAGATATAATGTTTTACCTCCGTCTGAGTGTCAGGGATAAACAAATAAGGACGGATATTGGATGTTCCACCGAAATATCTATCCCATTCTCCAAGAGGTTCATATTCTTTTGTATCTTCGTTCCATTCCCAATTGATATTACCATCATCATCAAAAAGTTCAGATTCTAATGATTTTTCATTAAGTGCATATAAAAGACATGGATTAAGCATAAGTGCTTTTTCAATCTTTTTCTTATACTGAATATTTTCATCATCAGGAGTTGTCTTATATGCACGAAGCTTATTTAACAAATCATTCTTTGTAACTAATTTTTCTGCCATAAAACACCTCCTATTCGATTAATTCTAACGGCAAAATTTCAGATTCAATCGGCAAGTTATCCTTGATAATTTCACATTTAACAGAAAGTATTTTGCCGATAGTAGAAGTGTCGTTAGGAAACTTTACTTTCTTTTGGTTGTATTCTGTACCAGCTCGCCATGTTACTTTATTAGTCCAATCTTCATCGTCAATAGAGCAAGTCCATGTAAAGGTTGCATCAGTATATTCAGTTGTGATATCTTCGTTGGAATCGTTGAATAGATTTACTGTAAGATTTTTATAAGAGCCACCAACTTTAATTGTTGAAGTGGATGCGGAAATCTTTGCCGTGATAGAAGATGGGGGAGTAGTTGGAGTGGATGGATCTGTTGGGGCGATTTCTGAATCGAAATAGTTCGCATACATTTCGCCCGTTTCAAGATTGACATAATCAGTATGCTCATTCCAAAATGCTGTATATATAGTAAGCTTTTGAATACCAAATGGCATTGAATTTTCAACCTTGGTCACTGTCCATACGGTAGGATGTTCTGTCAAAGCACTTACTACAACACGCATATTTTTAGAATCTTCAGAAGTGTACCAAAACTTCTCTGTAATAGAGTTCATTGGCAACCATATCTTATCCTGATTATCTGTATGTGTAAAATATCGGTCTGTATAAGTTCCGATTGTGTAGGAGTTTTGCTGTCTTAAACAACACCACATACGTCTCTTTATACGTTTATCATTAGATTTTTCAATCCATGTAAGTTCGTAATTTACTGGTAAAATTAGATACTTTGGAAACTGATTTGCAGGTTCATCACGACAGACAATCCACTTATGATAAATTCCTCTATCATCTGGAACGTCCACAAAAAGCCCTATCGGGAATGTCGCTCCAAAGCGTTTCTTAAAATCTGTTTCGTAATAGTAAAGGTCATCACCTTCTGAAAATCTCACAGGCTGACTTGGACGAAACATTAAATAGTATTCTACTTGATCCTTATCCATTGACTGATAAGATTTTACAATAAACTTTGCATCAATCTTTGTTTTATTTGTATTTTCATAAGTCATTCCTTCGGCAAGAGAACGAATAATACCATGTTCATCTGTATAAAAATCATCATGAAAATAGTCATAAATGTAACAAGTCTTTGTAGCGATGTCGTTTTCAAATGTCTGTTCCATCGCCCAATCAGATTCTTCCTTATAAATCTGACCAATCGTTTTAGCACCGTTGTTCTTGGCGTTTGCGACACGCCTAGCTGTTTGTAGACTCGGCATCGCAACCCACCTCCTCAAACATCTGCTTAATATATCCGTGAGAATCCAAGATTGCTCTACGGAATTTTTTGTAACTAAAATGGTCGCTCTTGAAATTATCCATAGCACCTTGTAAGGTTGCCATAAGAGTTACCATAAGTCCGTTATCATTAAATAAGGTTTTTGTGCCACCTAATTTAAACATAACATTCTCAAAGAAGACGAGAAATGCTTCATCATCTTCAAATATTTTCTCTTCAATTGTCTTGTCTTTATAGAGCAGTAGTTTGTGAATATCACCATGCATTGCACGAACTGCTTCATTGATTTGCTTGTCTGTGAAGTCACCATATATGTATTGCATATTAGGACTCCGTGTTAATATAGGAATTATACATATATCCGTAATCACGAATACGTTTATTCAATTCAATTTTCATGGAATCCAGACGATCAATCATATTTTTATGATTGTCAAGTAACTTCTTTTCTTCCTTGCCACCTATCATTACTGATGTGTGCATAATAGAATCAACCTGTGGTTGTAACCACTCAATCGTCATTCCAAGTATAAGAATTCCTACGACAAAATTCATATCAGCAGTTTCATCTACTGAATTATTCAGCGTAAAATCCAACTGTTGAATTTCATCATCGAGTGTGAGAGAAGAGAATAGCCTGCGCACTCTTGGATTAGCAATTACATTGTTTAATCGCTCTGTATATATTTCAAGCAAATCATTTTCGTCAAGAGAGAGTTCCTTCGGATCTGAAATTCGTCCTCTTGTTCGTGAAAAAATTGTTTCGTATGGAAGCGTCATTGTGAGCCTCCTTTACTACATATTCAATTTTAAAAGTAACTCTGTTCCAAAAATAGAATCAAGCGTCTGAATTCTCTTAACAGAATCAAGTGTTCCGTCATCAACCATACTTGTTGCAATAGTTTTTAATGCTTCCTGTGCTCCAATTGGAAGAGAATAGATTGCTTTTTCCATTTGCGAAGGAGTCATCTTTAAAATATCTCTTAAATCATTTGTCGAGTGAAGAGTAGAATATAAATCATCAAGTTCTGGATGTAATGCGATAAAATCTGCATCCTGTACAACAAAACGAGGTTTAAACATCATCTTGTCACCCTTCCTTGCTGCATAATCCAAATCTCTAAATTCAATTTCCTGAACGTCATCAATATCTGCAAATGTATATAAAGTATCTGATTTAAGTCCAACATAAAATAATTCTCCTGCTGTAAGAGACACACATGGAATCATTTCTGTTGGCTCAAACTTCTTTTTTTCTGATTTCTTTTCAGCCACATCAGTATTAGTATTTTCTACTGCTTTTGTGGTGGTCTTTTTTGTATATGCCATTTATTTTTCCTTTCTATCCAATATAAAAAGAGTGGCTAGATAAACTAACCACTCAACCTTATTTACTATTCAAGAGTCCACTGACCAAAGTACTGTGGCAATACTACCTCAACACCCATTTCTCTCTGAACTTCATATTTCTGGAAGTCATCAGCGTGTTCTCCCTTCTGAGTACCAGACTCATAAATCTGAGTTTCGCCCTTATCTATAAACCACACGAACTGTTCCTGATTCTTTGCAAAGATAAGAAGTCTCTTATCGTCAATAAGTCTCTTTGTTACATCATTGAAAGCAAATCTCTGAGGAATCTCAATAAGCTCTGTTCCTTCATATGTACCAAGGCGACCAGTCTTTGCAACATCTTCTTTCTGAGACAAACTTCTCCAATCAACTTCTGTAAGACCATTAAGTTTCTTTAATGCAGTCTTTGTACCCATAATAACAACTTCTGCACTGTTAGCAGTTCCAACATCCTCAAGAAGTGTATCAAACTTGTCCTTAGTAGAAGCAGATAAAGCACCTGTTTTTACAAACTGAGAGTTGTTAGGTAACTTAGTTGCAGCACCATAAATTCCTGTATAGCAAAGTTCCTGAACTTTATATACAAACGCTTCTGCAATCTTATCTGTCAGCTCAGTAAAATCAATACGTCCAAGTAAAATAAGATCAATATCCTTACCAATCTTTACACCATACTTCTTAGTATGAATCTTGTGTGCTGTACCTTCATTTAAGTACTGTAAAGTCAGATCATGGTGGTCACCACTAATTTCAGCAACAGCAAGCATAACCTTTTCTCTTGACCAAAACTCTTCCTCGTCGCCAAGTTTAACATTTCTCATATCTACAAAATCATTAAACCACTCAGACTCCTTGAATGCTGTATCTACCTTAAAATCAATATCAGACTCAAGTAACTCATATACTTCTGTGTGATGAAGCTCTAAGGCTCTTTCACGTCTCTTATTGGATCTAAGATCCTCTTCAGTAAGGTCACATACCTCCATAATAATTTTACGGATTGCCTTATTTGCTTCGTGCTTAGAAACCTTTCTCTGGTTTCCGTCATCATCATACTCATAAATATCAATTCCGTGATTTAAATTGTATGTAAGCTTCTTAAAATTTTCATACTTATCAGCATCTTCAAAAACTTTTCTTAAATGTTCTGTACTAAATCTCATCATTATTCTATATCCTCCTTTCTATTACGCACCAATTTTTAATTTTCCACTAGAAATCGTTGTGATTTCAGCTCCAACTGTAGGTGAGCCATCAAAATTATCTTCTGTAAGCCAATAACGATCCTGTGAATGAAGCATGTATCCACGAACTGCACCGTCTGCTGGATCGTTATAGAAATTAGAAGCAAGTGCGAGTGAACGAGGACTCTCGACATTGTTGAGAGGTTTCTGATAGATAACACCAACTCCCTTTGGATCTCTAATTACAACAAGGTATCTTCCTGACGCATCCTTCATTGCGATATAAGCATCAATTTCAGTTGCAGCTTCCATCTCCCAATTATCAAGAGAAGTCATCTTACCTGGTTTGAAATGATATCCGTTAGGTGTATCTTCTGTGATCTTTACAGATAAAATGTGCTCACCATAATCCTGAGCAAGTAAATTACCAATTTCCATCTGTGGAAATTTTGTAGCAGCATATTTAATAGCCATTATGTTTTCCTCCTTAAATTTTGTTTTTTTTTGCAATAAAAAAGAACGCATAAAGCGTTCTATATGAAATGAAGTTATATTCAGTTTTTTAATCAAATAAGTTGCCGTAGTTTTTCTTAGGCTTTGATTTCTTATTCATATTTGTAAGTATTTTAACCGAATTTGTGTTTTTCTTTGTGTCAACAGAAGAGAAGTTCGCATGTGCAGACATATAATCTGAATGCATAACCTTTACTTTTGTTTCAAAGTCTTCTACGGAATAATTATCCATAGTCTTTACTAATTCAGCGAAATCAGTATTTATATAATTTCCTTCTGAATCTTTCTCTGTAAGAACAGAATAGTTATCAGCATTGATAATAGCTTCTTTCTGTGCATGAAGTTCATTATTTTCTGCTGTCTCTTTAAAATCTTTGAGTGCAACGTAGTTTGAACGCATAGATTCAAGTTCAGCCTTCTCACTTGCTGTTAAAAGTTCACGGAATAATTCAATACGTTCACCATCAAATGCAACATTGTCACCATCTTTCGTATAGTTCTGGCGGTAGATTTTATCAGTACACCAACCCTCATATACAAAATAAGAATCAAATACATTTGAGATATAGTAATAATCATTATCTGACTCTTCATATGGTGCTAACAGATTATAGAGTGCATATCTTGTATCTTCATGAGAAATCTCATATGTACGAACAATCTTTTCAAAAGTCTGACTTCCACCTTCATTCCCATCTGGATCTGAAGCTCCTTCGCCATCACCGTCTCCATCATTGGAAGGCTCACCAGATTCTCCGTTATCTGAATTGTCTCCTTCTAAATTGTCATCATCGAACATCTCAGCGAATTTTGCTTCAAGTTCCTCATCTGACATTTCTGTATAGTCGAATGTTACATCTTCAGCAGTCTTACCATATTTGGCAAGTAACTCTTCAAATTTTGTCATTTTGTTATTTGTTCCTCCTTCCTTTGATTGTGTTTGAACAGAAGTCTGTTCTTTATTGAAATTAGAAAGTGTCTTATTAAGATTTTCTAAGAGTTCAATCAATTTTTCATTTTTGTCAAATTTTACTGAATTGTTATTTACACTAAAATCTGCAATATCGGCACGAGAACCTTCCATACCTTCCTGAATTTCTGTACCATCATCATGACTTCCTAACAAAGTCGAAGCGTTTACATAGAAATCATTTAATTCAAGATACTTCTCCTTGGCGTTGTAAGAAAGTTCATCAATGAAAAGCTCGCAACTATTTTTTGAACCTTGTTTTGCACGAATAATTTCACAAGCCTTTGTGTATTCTTCACTTATATAAGCATAAGCACATACATAATCTTTATCTAAGTTGTCATCATGTTCCCAAAATGCAGGTTCAGATGAGAAAGAACCAACTTGAGATTCAATATATCTCAGTTCTTCTTTACCTTTTTCGTCTTTAACAATTTCCATCTCATGACCTTCGAAATCCCAACTGCCATCGTCAAGCTGATGGATTGCAGCCAATACAGGTCTGTCAGCAATTGTATTCATTGCTTTCTCAGCAGCATCCTTTGATACATAACTCTTATTTCTGTTAAGTCCTGTATGAAAAATTCTGAATTTAAGACGCATCATTCCACGATGATTTTCGTCTACGGTATCATCTATCTCAAAAGTAGTAGGTACTTTTAAAGCCAACTGATAACCAGTATCTTTAGAACTGAATTTTGCAAATTTTTGTTCTTGGCAAAATTTTAGTAAATCATCTTCAGTTAAAATTTTCTTTTTAATAACCTTTGGCATCTACTTAGTCTTTTCCTCCTTTCTGACATAATAAAAGTCGCCCAAGGAAGACGACTAAAATGTAAGCATATTTGTATACTTTAATTTATTTATATCTGTATTTTCTGAAAACCGAAGAGTGTCAGTATTCAAAAATACATAAATACCATTAGAATTTTGCACCTGTTGATATCCTAATTGAGATAGGAGAGTAGCAGTAGGAATATCTTGGGTTATTATAAATTTTTGTTTCATAATCCTTCTACTCCTTATTTATTGTTCTTATCTTGGTCTTTTGTCTTGAGTCCTTCATCACTTAAATCTGATTGATCTTTCTCTTGACCGCCACCTTGATTAGCACCAGATTGTGTATATGATGTACTAAATGGTTTAAGCTTCTCTCCAAGATTCAGACAGTCTTCCTCTAAGAAATTCATAGCAAGAGTATCTTTTTCAGATACACCGTTTAATGTGTTATATAAAATCTTGTTTGGAAGTCCATTTTGACAAGACTCAAGGATTGATTTCTTAAAATCATCTTTCTGATAAATGGAAACATCAAAGAATTTAACTTTGCAAGGTTCAGATATCCAATTAGATAGAAGTCTATTAACAATAGCTTGAATCTGTGGAATAAGAGTTGAAATAGAAAATGTAGAATCTGCAAGAACACCATACTTAAAAGCAGTAGAATTAGATGCAGAGTTTAGGTTTAATATCTGAGCACCGCCAGCCGTATTGAGAATTTCTTTTGTGGCTTTTTCAACCTTTGTAACATCACCTGTTGCATCATCTGGAAAACTTATCTCATGTAATTCACCAGGAACAATAGCAGCAGAGATATAGGGTGGCAATGCTTCTTCAAGCATACGATTGAAATACTGAATCATTATATCTGGATTTACAGCCCAATCATCTACATCATTGCCCATAGTTTTCATTTCAAGCCACACCAATTTATAAATATTGGCTGCTTGTTGAACTGCCTGATAATCAGAAGCATCCATAAGATCAATCAATGATAAAAATATAGGTGTAAGCACGGGAACGATAGTTTCCCAGTCTTCAGACCTGAATTTAATACATACATTATATTCTTCTGGGATTAACTGATATTTTTCATTTGTGCTCTGATATGTATTCCACATACTATTGAATGGTTCACCCCAATATTCAAGAAGTTCCTGATGGCTACGGAAATAACTCATGTCCATAGCTCCTGCAAATGAACCGTCAGGAAACATACCTGCAATTTTCATATAATCTGGATCTAATGGAAGAACAAACATTCCTTGTCCTTCTGTATAATAAGCACATCCATAAAATACATCTTCTCTTAAAGTGATAGACGCAGCTTTACGAAATTCATAATTCAATCCTAGAGTGTCAACTATATCAACTGTTTCTTGATACTTTTGCAATGTGGATTGTACATCATTTTCGCCTGAGATTATAAATGGAGGAACTATATTACGAATTGTAAGATCAATCTGATTTGCATAATATTTACAAAGACGATAATAGATTTCTGAACGATAATAAAGATAACGAGATAGGCTTCGTAGATTCTTTTCATTAGAAGAGATATTCTTTATGTATGATTTTACATCTTCCTTTGAATAGTTACTGATTGACGTATATCTGGATGATTTCTGAATATCTCGAAGACTTGTGATAGCACTTGTTGCGTCTTCATAACGTTCAAGTCTACTTTTATTTTTTTCATACCATTCACGCATTTCATTTGCGGTTGGCTGTTTTGGAGTAGAAGAAGTGGTTTTCTTCTGTGAATTATTTATTTTAGTAGGTGCATTAGAATTTGCATCTACTTTCTTAGGTCTAGGCATATTTAATAATGCACCTCCTTAATTATATTTTGCTTTACGGATTGTAAGCTTATTGATGAAACTTGTGGCATCTTCGGTTGGACGTTTCTTATTTGTAATGGCTTTTCTACGTTCACACATAAGGGCGTAAGAAGCCATGCAGCACGTATATGCTCTGTCATCGTGAAGCTTATTAGCCTTTTCTGGTGTTAATTCAAATGAATCTTTTCCAGAGTCTCTTTTCTTACGAACCATATTCACAAGTTCTTCTTTAAGAGCATCAATATTAGCAAGAGCTATTTCATCTTGCCAATCAAGTTTAATGGTTTTGGTATTAACTGATTGGATTTTTCCAAGTTCGTCATTTAACCGACTTTCAAATTCTTTTTCGTTGAGCTTTTCTTTCTTCAAATCTTTTGTGATTTTTTCTCTTGCTTGTGTAAGTTTTTCTTCATCAATGTCAAAAACGGTTAAATAATCCTTATTATCATAGGGTGCGGTAAAACTTACTTTATCTTGATTTATCAATTCAATCATTGCTTCATACATTTCAGATTTAAAAGCAGTAGGAGACATTAAGTGTACTTTATCTACTGCATTTGGGAATTTTTTTATATAATCAGCAGAGTATTCCTTATCAATTAAACCCCTATGTACAATTCCAGCAGAGTCAGTGAAATCAGGCATCAAATAGTCTGCTATATTTACGCCGCCACCTCCAGAACCTGCATCAATATATACTCCAATAATATTTCCATAAGCATCAGCACCGCCATTATAAGCAAGAATAACTTTTTTCAAGTATTCAATCTGGTCTGGTGTTTGCATAGGTGACTTGATTTTTTTTCCAACGTCTATTAAGTTTATACAATTTACAAGTCGCATTCTTGTATCAATACTTCCATCAACTTGTTCAAAATCATATATTTCTCCAACAAGAATAACTGAATTATCACGACTTCTGGCAGGATCATATGTAATGACAAATTTCTTGTCACCTGTGTCATTGTATAGAAGTGGTTTACGCACTTCTTCATTACGAGTTATAACACCACGTCTAATAATCGCATCCGATCCCGCATCTGTTGTAAACTCACAAAAATATTCACGCCTAGCTTTTTCTGGATTTGTTCTCATATCAGAATCAATGGTAGACTTTTCAAATAGAGGTGCCATCATCTGTCCATGAATAGTAGGGCGTAGTGGTACTTCGCAAGTAATATTGGCAACAAAATAGTCTTTATTTCCCATTATCATTTGTTTTGAAAATTCTCTATATAGTGAATAATATTTTGTGGAAGTATCAGAAGCAGAAGATATATAGAATTTTTGGTTTGGAATTTCTCTTGGAATTGCTCTTAATCGAACAGTATCAATTCTGTTTCCGTCTCTATCTTTACCAGATTTGAAGCTTTTATTTACGATTGCAAAAGCTGAATATACCGACATCATTTCATCAGAAAGGAAACCACACTCATCAAAAATTACATTTCCTCGCATACCTCTTTTTCGATCTACATTAGAATTTAATGTCTGAGTAAATCCACCATTATATGTCGAATATGAAAAACCATTACTGCCATGTGAAACAAATTTGTTACTCTTTTTATAAAATAAAAAGGGATAGGTCATTTCTGCCTATCTCTGCAATTTCATTATATATTAGATTATAGTTGCAGTTCAGATCATACCATCTTCCCCTAAGGAAGCTCCCGTATGTCTAATTGTTACCAATTAAACTGTGATCGTTGCAGGACGCAAGTATAACTTGCATTACCCTCATGATTATCCATCTCTGGACTTCCCATGATTTGAGAGAGTTTTGATATACATTACTGTATAAAAGGTCTTTACTTAAACCATCACCAGCAGCATTTTTAATTTCAATTTCAGCTTTAAATATGTATCCTGTCGAACCCATCATTGTATCAATATTATCATTTGCAAGTCTCTCCAAAGTGGTAAAAGTTTGTTCAGCCTGACTGCCGCTACCGCTTGCAATATACGTCCAATAGTTGTTAAATAACATATTTTTTGACATTATGATTATGTCGATAAGAGTGGATTTACCAAATCCACGGCTACATACCAACAATACATTGGGGCAAGTCCAACTTTGTTGAACTATCCATGCTTGTGCATCCAAAAGTTCTATATTGAAAAAGTCGTTTATAAAGCGAACAGGATTACATTGATAATATTTTTGCATATATGCTATTTTTATCAACGAATCTATTTTTCTTGAAGACATAGCATAAGTGCCAGGTTTTACATAAATAATATCCTCTTGAATACATTGGTCATCGTACTTAATCACATCTAACGGATCAGAAATATCTTTAAACCTCATTGTTCTCATCCTCACTTTCTGAATCATCAGATTCGTCAGATGCTTGTTCTGAGAAACAAGAGAATAAGTCATTTAAGTCAACTAAGTTCATATCAAGAGATATATTTTTATCTTTTAAATAATCTTTAATGTCAAGATTTTCTCTAAGTAAAATACGAGATATTTCAATATATTTATCCAAATCTCTTTGCAAATCAACGATTTTTTGTCGTTGTTCTGCAACCATATCAGACCATTCAGATTCATCAAGAGCAAGTGTTTTCATAATAGAAGCATTACTCAAATCCATTACTTGTTTCATAGCTTTACAAGTTTCTAAATCAAAACCATTGACTTCACCTTCACGAAGATTAAGTTCTTTTATTTTTTTGATTTTTCCTGTCCACGTATTTTCACCTTTTTTCGCATTTTTATTATGCTTGAGTGAAATACAACTATCTTGTGCCAAACTTGTAATAACAGAGGTAATTTTACCTTTGCTTTCTTGCAATGATTTTATTGTTGCAGAATTACGTTCAATATTGGAAATATCACTCATTAATTTAGCAACAGTATCATCTATTTTTGATTGCTGTAAGAAACCACGAACAATAGAAATAGCAGAAGATGTGCGCATCATATCTTCATTTGCATCTTCACTTGAATCGAGAATTCCCAATAATTGAGAATATAAAAATGGTTGGTCTGCAATATCTTCTTTTTCAAATGGATCATAACTCAATAGTCGAATGACATCATCTTTGTTTTTCAAGAAACTATCATATGTATCCAATCCTGCATGAGTTTCAATTAACTGTTCTTCAGTTGTTTCTTCTTTTGGAGAATCAACAGTAACAGTAGATTTAAATATATCCGAATCCTTGAAAGTATCGCCATTATATTGCCCCATAGCAACGTTTTTTACATATGATAAGTATCCATTAGAACGAACCTTGCCTGACGCAAGATTCTCAGATTCTTGAACACTGGAATCCCATAACTTTGTATAGAAAGGTTTGTTAAGATACCGCATAGCTTCAATTACTGAAGTTTTATCAGGATCGTGTTCGACTTTATCCTTACCGATTTTAAGAGCAATCTTACGTGCACAGTCTTTACAAATAGGAGTAAGCCCACTTTTATTTAGCGGATCTGTACTGACATAAAATTTATCTCGTGCCTTATGTGTATCACACATATAACACCAAGCACCATCTTTTAGAGTTTGCACTCTATCTTCAAGTGTTTCTATTTTCTTTCTCAGTTGAGCAGCCGTCAATTTCGTTTCGGTTGCATTACTTTTCGTAGCCAATCAACAGCCACCTCCTTTTATTCAAATAAAATAGAAGAGTACCAACAGATACTCTTCTTAATAACCAACTACATATTTTTCTTTTATTAGTTCCAATTCATTATTATCATTCAATTCATAATTGAAAGAATGATAATTTTCTAATTTTCCATTATTTTTTATGTATAACTCTATGAGTTTTTTACATAATTCAAAATTTTCATTTATGTCTTTTTCCCAAAGATACAAAACTTCAATTCCATACTTATTTTTAATATAGGTATGTTTACGTTTATCCTTTATTAAATTTCCCTTAATACCAGAAGTGTTTGATTTATCAGACAAGAGAGGACTACAATGCCAAAAATCACCTTGTACCTCGATCATTAAATGATAATCAGATAAATAATGGTCTACTAAATAATATTTACAATCGTATTCACCAATATATTTAATATCCATTTCGTCCAATAAATCATTTATCATTTGTTGTGGCTTTGAAGTTTCAATACTATTCTTCGTACCTTCAAGTGTTACCCATCTGATATAATCCTTAGTTTTCTTGACTCCCATTCGTCTAGCATATCTTTCTAATTGATCAACAGTTCGACCAGGAAATTTATCAATAAAATCACTTGTTCTATTGTTTGGATATAATTGCCGAATCATTTCTCGTTCATTCTCAGAGAATAATTCATCTTTCCTATATATTCCAAATACATTAACAGCTCTATATTGAACAGATGATTCATCTTTACCTAATATCTTGGCAATGTCAGAAACAGAATAATCCATATTTCTATAATTATCTTTTAAGAATTGATCTTGTTCTGAAGTCCAACCAGTAACAAATTCTTCATCTTTCTTAATACCAAGACTATTTATTTTCCCATACAAGCCAGATAAGCTCATATCATCTTTAAAATATTTATTATAGAATTTTTCTGTATTCATATATGGATATTCATTAAATAATAATTCTAATTTATCCTCAGTCCAATATACCTCACCGTTTCTAAAACGATTTGTTACAACTAAACCAAGTTCTGCTTTCTTTTTATCTATCTGTCCAATTTTTCTATCAGGGAAGAATTTTTCAATCAGAACATCAGCAGAATATGTATTATAATATTTCTTCAATATATCAATTTCTTCATCAGTCCATTCTCTCGGTTTTTCATTCCTTAATAAACCAATAGAATTAGCTTTACCAGTAATTTCTGAAATTGTTCGATTGGGAATATATTTATTGTGAATTTCTTCTAAAGAAATATCTTGTGAATAGTATTTGTTAAGATATGAGATTTCTTCATCAGTCCAAGAAATGTAATCTTGTTTAAGATTTAATTCACCAGCTCTGTGTAAAATTGCACTATATGTTTTTGAAAAATAATTTATCAAGTCATCATTCTTTACAGTTCCATAAATTTGCTTTAATAAATTATCTTCCTCAACAGTCCATACAATTTCTGCTTTATTGAGAGATAATTTTCTCCCTCTTGCTTCAATGGCACGAACAGTTTTATTTGGTAAGAACAAATCATGTAATTCTGTATTAGTATAATTTGCAAATTTATCTTTAAGGATTTCGTCTTCTTCAATCGACCATACACAACTGACTTTATGTTTTAAGTGTAAAACGCTTGCTTTACTTGTTACTTGTGATAATGTCAACTGTGGAAAATAATTCTTTTGAATGTCTTTTACATACATTCCATTTTCATATTTCTCTGTCAGTAGAGCAATATCTTCATCAGACCATCTAAAAGTTTTTGATTCTAATCCAAGTGTTTTTATTCTTCCTCGTACACTTGGAACTGTTCTTTCGGGAAAATATTTTTCTACAATTTCTGGATATGACATTTTATCATATACCTGTTTTAATATTTCATCTTCTTGAATTGTCCATTTTTTACTTGCCATAATTATTTCGCTCACTTTCTTGCTCGCTTATTTATAAAAAGATGGAAGAGTGGTGCGAGCGATTACCAACTCATATGGCTCATGACTTCCATATGTCTTCCATCCATAATCCAACTACCTGCAATCGAAACAGTAACGATCCTCTCATAGTTGGCTATATATTTATTCTCTTTTTAAATTCCATCACAATATAAAAAGAAGCCACTTCATACGAAATGACTTCTCATAATTTCCAATATTAAATTTCCAATGAAAGTGCAATTTACATTGAAAAGAGTAGCACTGTGGCTACTCTCTATCACTCATATTTCTAATTGTTGTATATGGAATATCATGACTGTCTAATAAATCACAAACATATTTACCTAATCCAGTGTCATCAACGTAAACAGTCATATTACCTTTATTACAGTAAGAAGTAATTGTATATATAAAAATTGCTTTATCTTTCTTTAAATCAAAACGAAATTTCCTTCTACCAACATATACAAGTGTCACATCAGTTCCATAGTCAATATACATTGTTGTACTATCACCAACAGTCCATTTTTTATGATTTCTAATTTCGCCAGAATGATTCTGTTCCCAAACAGCAACTTCGTTATGCCCATCTGTTTCGTATTCAGAATATTCTAAATGCCAATCATACTCTTTAATTAAAGACAATGTATCTTTTAAAAGTCGAAGAGTATCAATTGTCATTTTATTTCTAAATGCACAATTATCTGGATCAGCTTCTGCGCTTACATATTTATTGTATCTTTCTGTAAGAGCCTTTGCGTCCTTGATTAACGTGTCAACAGTTTCATCAAAAATATTTTTGTTTCCTTTATTCATTTAATTTTCCTCCAAGCAGTAAGTTGCAAGCTATTATTTGTTAATACAATTTTGTACTTAGCACACCTTCTACGATTTGAACATAGACCTGACGATTTTGGAGATCGTTGCTCTACCAATTAAGCTAAAGGTGTATATAACAAAAGAGCCATCTCAACACATGAAATGACTCTTTCTTAACACAGTATTAAATTTACCAATCAGTCGCCAAACTGATTATAACTGTATAGGGCGGTAGGGTAGTGATGAACTACCAGGGATAAAACCGTATGTGCACCACAGCAAAATCCTTCGACATCAGGCTTACCGCATAATGACTCTGGCGTGACTTGAACACAGCATTACCACCTTGAAAGGGTGGTGTCCTTACCTTTAGACCACAGAGCCATATTTATTTTTCATAACCTTTACAGAGTGCTTTGAAAAATATAAAGTCAAGTATCTCTAACTGACTCGGTAGGGATTGAACCTACGACATGCAGATTAACAGTCTGCCGTTCTACCACTGAACTACGAGCCAATAAAATCAGCATAAAGCACTAACTATCTGATATTGGATTGTACACATCCAGTTATTTAGAATAGGAATACCTAGAAAATTCCCATTCATACTTACTCATTATTCTTCCCATATTTTCAGTCTTCGGAGCAAAGACCTCTTGACAATGTTTAATGTCTCTTATCCGACAGACCGCCCAGTAATCATTCGCTATTTCTATCTCAAAAACTCGGATACGAATTTAGCGATAAATCCATACCTTACAAAACTAAATAGAAAAGTTTTCAATCTAAATATTTTAAAAAAATAATCCAGCTTCGTTGCCGATCTCATCAATAATGATAGTCTTTTGGACTTAGTATATTTATACAATCTTCCAATGCGGAATTATTTTAATCTCATTAACGCAGAGAAGCACGAACACCATTCCATTATAGGTTGGAATAAACCGATTATCCGTGGTGTTGTTAGGATATAACATTATCTCACTAAGTTTCGTGCGCACTAGAGTCGCTAAACTGTCAGCTCTACCTAGCGAGATAGTAAGACTTACAATCTACAGGACGTAGAAATGCCAAAACATGTTAATTGTCTACTAAGGCAAGACTTCTCCATAACACCGCCAATGAGCAGTAGCAGTGGGAAGTTTTAGACCATTCCAAGGTGAAATATTTCTGCAAACCGACCATTATATTTATGTCGCATATCGGTTAGCGACAGCTCACTTGTAAAAATCTGTCAACGGATTGACAGACCGCCCTCACTTCTTTTGGATGTGAGCAGCTTGTTGTATTTTATTATTCTCCAAACACTTGTTGCATGTCCTTGTTTCTGCTATAATATTCTTCTCCCTATATGGACTAAGGAGGAATTGCCCATGAAAGCAGTTTTGAATCTGTCCCGTCCAACTGAAATAAGCAGCTAAAAGGACATGTAATAAAGCGGAATCGAAACCGCTTAAAGTGTGTATCCGTGTTAAGAAAGATCAAGTTGGTAACTTGCTTTGTTACATAATAGGCGTAGTAACAATGCCACAACGGAGGTTGGAAAATAAATTCGACATGGGACGACCTCACCAATCGTCTCATTTGAAGTATATGTTTGAGGATTTATCAAGGGTTAGATGAAAGCTTCTAAAATCCAAACATGGAATTTATAGTATCTTCCGAATGATCCTTCAAGTATCCCTGTGTGGTACTCGGATCTGAATGATGGGCAAATACTTGAACTTGTTCTAATGGAAACTTTTTAGGATTTCCATTCTCATCAAGTAATCGCATATCTGTTCCTTGTGAAAGACACTCTAACCTAGAATGGCGCATCGTATGTGTAAATATATTACATGGCTCGCCACGCACTTCAGAAAGTATTTTAGAAATACTTACAATTCTGTCGTAGAGTACACTAGAATCAGCAATAGGTTGTTTGTGATCACCAGAACCTTTAATCCATAATGAATCAATATCATCGTCTCCACGCCATTCTAAATATTTTCTAATCAATTCTTTAGTATCATCTAAATATACAAGAGGAAACTTCTTACCTCGTTTACCAATAACAACATTCGTTTTATTTCCATCCAATAATCCATGTTTTTGTATCTGAAACAACTCGTTTTTTCTGCCAGCAGAATCAAAACCTATGCTCCACAATACGGCTAGTTGCCACTTTTCTTGTGATACTAAAATATCACGAACTTTAATAAATTCATCATATGTAAAGAAAAAATCATCATCATCGTCTTTTACACGAGATTTTGGAATACCACGAACTTTTTTGGCATAATTGACCTCATATTCATAGTCATCATCATCTTCACAGAATGTAAGCAAACTGTTAATAGAACTTTTAAGTCTATTTGTTCTTGCTGCTGACATTTCACATTCTTCTGTAAAATACAAACTCAAATTACGAAAATCCTTCTTCTTTAATTCGAGAACACAACGATTGTCTAACTCCTTGAGTATGTAAATCATAATAATCCGTAGATCATTGTGATATCCTGATATCGTACCTTTACTCATTTTTCGTTGTTTGTATTCTTGAAGAAAATCATCCATTATTCGTTTATTCTCTTTATTAACTTGTTCCCATAATTCAGGAGTATAAAAATTATGATATATTCGACCTCTATTTCCCAAAATCTCACTTCCTTTCAAATCAAAAGAAGCGAAGTAGTAATAACTAGATCACTTCTTGATAGTCAATAACATTTCTTCCCCATTTAATATCATCTTTATATTTCAATTCACCAATTTTTGATACTTTATTCCAATTGATATTATTCTTAATAAAAGACTCAATATTTTTTCTAAGTGCAATAGAATCTTCAACTAGAATTTTATGTATGTTTTCTTTAGTTAGATCACAGGGGAAGAGTATATAATAATTTAAATTGTTTTCTTTTAACATAGATTGTTTTTCGGATAACTTTTGACGATAAATTTCTTTAGAATTGCTACATGTTATTTCTTTGTTAGAAAAGAAATGGTTCTTATACGATTCAATAACTCCAGCAATTTCAATATAAATATTTTTACCATTAATATTAATTAAATAATCACAGTTCATATTTTTATTGTAATTTGGAATAAAAGATGAATATTTTACATCTCTTTGATAGTCAACGCCATATTTAAGACCAAAATCACGTAAACACTTAGAAAAAAGATATTCAAATTGACTTGTTACATGTTCGCCGTCTAGAAAATCAAAAGTAATTCCTCTACCTTGTTTCCCAAGATTTATATTTTCTTTTGATAAAATAGTTTGCAAATCGCAATTGTAATACTTCTTAATCGTTTTTTGTAATGTATCAGCATTTAGCCAATTATGATTATTGTCAATTTCTGATGTTGTTATAAAATTACGATTATCATTTTTAACATAGACACAAATATCAAGTATCATTTTATCTAGTTCATCTTTAGATAAAGATTTATCTATCATTGATTCTTGAACTATTTCTAATCCAAGTTCCTTTTTCATATTATTAATTGTTCCCCAATATTTTTTGATTCCTTCTATGGGTGGATGGTAACATCCTCTTCCTCTAAAGTCATCATACATTAAAGGTCTATCTTTTTCTGATTGTAATTTGTAAATCAGTTTTATCATTTTATTCTTTGATGGTGTTTTACCTTTTGCTACAAAACCACACCAATCAACAAAATCAGCCCAAGTTTTAACTGATTCATCTGGACAATTATTTATATACCATCTACCATCAGGTAAGTTAAAAGGCTCTTTCCGCAATAAATCATATTTTATTGGTTTGCCTAATTCTTCACTTTTTTGAACATATTCCCTTACATAATGGTCGTAATCTTCGATATTAAATTCTCTCTGTTTTGTACTTCCCATATTTTTCACCTATGCCTTTCCCTATGCCAACAACTAAAAATAGAACAGTAGAAGAGAGGCATAGGTTCTCATATACTTGGTAGCTACTCCAAGTACCTACTGTTCCATAAATCCTCCAACCAGCTATGACACCAATCAGAAGCACATATATTTGTTCTCTATTTGTCGCACGACAAATATCAAAAACTTGTTCATATCACATTACTTGAACAAGTTAAGCTGGCTCGGTAGGGATCGAACCTACGACATCCTGATTAACAGTCAGGCGTTCTACCTCTGAACTACGAGTCAATACAAAAAGAGTGCGCAGCATAAACCACACACTCTAAAAATTTAAAAAATAAAATCAAGCAAATCAAATAATCTTCCAACCGAATTATATTCGTCAAAATCACTTAAATCAATCGGCTTACTAGAATAAAATTCACGCTTTTCATATCCATTAACATCACTTTTAACAGAAGTAAATCCGTGAATATTTCCGTTTTCATCTTTATCAAATGTAATATTCTTATGAGAATCATCACTTACGTCACTGCAACTGCAATTCTTACAATTGCCATCACAATCATCGTCTACATCTTCAGCGTCCTCACCAATGTTGAATTCATGAATAATGCATCCAGAATATTTATTGTCCTTGACAAAAGCTGAACTTACATCTCCATGAATAAATACAATGTCTGTCTCATCCATATTGATATAAGTATCACTTCCCTCATACTTGGCAGCCCGAACACATACATTCATTTCAGAATCAATACTAAGAATAAATGCATCATCATAACCGTCCAAATAAGGATCATTCAAATCGTTACAAGAAGCAAGTTTAAAATTCGTATTTTTAATAACAGAATTAAGAACATCTTTCATCACATCATACTTAGCCACAACTACAATTTCTGAACAATCATCGTCATAATCTCTTGTACAAACATCCAGCTTGTCAAAAGTATCTGCTAAAAATTCAGCAAAATCATTTGTATCTGTAAAACCAAATGTTTTCAATATATTTTCACCACCTTAGAATTAGAGCTGTTTTGCAGACTTTGACATCTTAAAGCAAATCTCATCATGCTGTGGAGTTACATATTCCTCGCCCTTGCGATCACCCATCATAATTTTTCCTCTACGCTCTGGAACTGTCTTAACCTTAAACTTTCCAAGTTTTCCAACTGCAACTGATTCTGCGTGATTTGCTGTTAATGTCTCTGTGATTACATCAGCAAAAGCATCAAGAATAACTGAGATGTCCTTCTGTGAAGCTCCCTCAACTTTATTTACTACTGCCTTTAATACCTCGTTCTTTGTCATTTTAATTTTCTCCTTTTTTCTCAACTATTTATTTTTTTAATACAAAAAGAGGGTAGTGTTTCATTTGAGTACACTCCCTCCGATACATACAATTGTGACAGCAACATCACAATTTCTATACAATCGGACTAATTAAAAGTAGAAAATTAGCCCAATTTTCATAGTTACTTATACATAATATAAAAACCAAGTCACTCGTACTTGGTCTACTTTGTCATGAAATTAGTAATAATTCTTGTCTTGGAATCAATAATGTCACCATTTGAATCCAATGCAAGATACATAAACCCGTTCTGATTTGGAATTATAAGTTTACCGTTGTTATAATCCAGCTTATCCAAATCACACACACAACCTTGCTCATACATTTTTATTCCACCTTGAGTAAAACTTCCTACTTTATGGGTATGAGCCATTACGATTCCAGTAAATGTGCGATCTACACGCAAGAAATAATTGACTGCCTTTTCTGTTGTTTTTAACATACCAGATGAATAATTTAATGGGTGACAGAAAATTACATTACCTTCTTTTATCCACCATTCTTTATCATAAACGATTTCAATATTTGAATCTTCAAACACTTCACGAATAGAAGAGTATTGTGTCTGGGTTTTATTTCTTTCATCATTAACTTTGAATCCATCGTCTACAATCATTTCTAGCGGATCTGTTGGAATGATGCCAAGTAATTCATTTGATAATCTATCAGAACAGTATCTTTGCATACGGTATTCATGATTTCCCATCACAAACATTACCTTTTTAGGTGTAGTCAGATTGATTAAATCAATAATATACTGTCTTCCTAAAACAAGTTCTTCATCAAGATTTATTTTGAATTTTTTAGGAAATGCAGAACATGAAAAACAATCCAATAAATCACCATTGACTATTAAAGTGTCTATAATTCCCTTATAACCTGAAAAAATATCAATAGGTAAATTAAACGGAATATGAACATCTGACACACATAAAATTCTTTCAGATGCACCCTCACAGTTGTGAATATAATTATCATACTCTTCATATCCAACAGCCTGTTTTCTAAGCTGATCTGGTGTAATATTCAATCCAAGCATATCTCGAATTTCAATCCAATCCATATCTGTCTCTTTACGTTTCTTTGCAAGACAACATCTTAATTTCCATTCAAAATCTGTTTCATTTTCTAATCTATGTAAGTCGATTATAATGTCCACCTACTCTCTATTACTCTTCATCAGACGGAACATCCAGCTCCTCATCTGTTTTTAATGCAACAGTAAAATCAATTACCTGATTCTTAAATGATGTAAGCAGATCGGCTACTTTTACTTCCTGCTCCATATCATTTTCATCAGTATATGTAATAGTAGTACAATCCTCTGAGAGTGTACCTGCCTTTACTGTCAACTTATCTGTAGTTGTTCTTGTAAATTTTAATTTACTAGCTGCCATAATTCCTTTTCCTCCATAAAATTAAAAATTCCCACCAGAACGCTTTCTGCCAGGATTATAATACATTTGTTTCGTTTTATTCTGTTTTACTTCAATATACTCACGAATCTTCCTAATATAATTTTCATCATAGCTTAAACGAATATGTGACTCCAAATAATAACATCCACAACGAGTAGGAATTTTATTAGATAACACATTGTCTATAAGCCTATATGACGGGTTAAGATTTGAGAGATGAGTATGCTTTTCTGTATCTTCTTTTCTGCTAATACGATAGCCATTTTCTGTTCTGTCAATATAAAACCCTTTATAGTGAACTGCCCATTGGCTTTAGACAATGGACTTCTTGCTTCATCGTCCTCGTAACCTACTAACTCCACAAGCGTAAATTCCGATAGTTCCTACCGTACTAAATATCCGTTATGCTGCTTCCAACAGCCTTAATCCTTCATTGAGAATGTTCTTTGCAGCGTTTATATCTCTGTCATGCTTCGTCCCACACTTAGGACAAATCCATTCTCTTACAGATAAATCTTTGGTATTCTTATTGACATATCCACAAATATTACAAAGCTGACTAGACGGAACATATCTGCCAATTTTGATATATGTACGCCCATTCCATTCAGCCTTATATGTGAGCTGCCTTGTCAATTCATACCATCCACAATCTGTAATTGCTTTAGCAAGATTATGATTCTTTACCATATTAGATACTGCTAAATCCTCACTAACTATCACTTGGTTTTCGCTGATAAGCCGATGTGAAATCTTATGCAGATTATCAATTCTAGTATTGCGAATCTTTTCGTGCACTCTTGCAAGTTTTATTCTTTGCTTTTGATAATTCTTACTACCTTTTGTTTTATGAGATAATTTACGCTGTTCTTTTGCAAGTTTGTTCTCATATTTTTTTATAGTCCGAATATTATTAAATTTTTCTCCATCAGAAGTGATAAGTAAATCCTTAATACCTAAATCAATACCGACTATACTGCTTGTTTCTGGAAGAACTTCATGGTCAGTTTTGACCAATACAGATACAAAATACTTCCCACTTGGAACTTGTGAAATGGTGGCTGATTTTATTTTACCGACAAACTCTCTATGAACTTTTGCCTTGACCCATTTCAGTTTTGGAAGTTTGATTCTGTTATTCTCAAAAGAAACTTCGATATTTCCATTTGTGAAGTTTGTCTTATAAGACTTTTTATTGTCTCGCTTGCTCTTAAATTTCGGATAACCTGCATGTTCTTTGAAAAATTTCTGATACGCTGAATCCATGTTAATGACTGCATTATCTAACGCAAATTTATCTACTTCTTTTAACCATAAATATTCGGTTTTCAGAGTCTTGTTCTTCCAGTTATTACAATCAATCTTACTTAAAGATTCTTTTTTGGTTTCATAAAGATTCCTCCTATATGCAAGCGTCTGATTATATACAAATCTACAACAACCAAAAGTTTTCTGAATCTGAATTTCTTGCTCTTTGTTTGGATATAGTCTGTATTTATAGGCTTTAAGCATTCACTACTCACCCCATTCTAATATATTCTCTTTTTATTGTGCTTCTCACCCATCAGCTAAAGCTAATGGGATTGCGAACCGATTCTTATTTTTTAATTCGATTTTTCATAGACAAAACCTACTTAACATATTTATCTTCAATGTAACGTTTTCTTGCAACACCTTTGGTACGATAGTAGCCGACCTGTTCGCCTCTGCGGTCTACATAACCTCGTTTAGTATTACGAATTACACCTTCAGATAATAATTTTTCAATTTCACTTTTAGAAATCTGTTTGATAATTTTCACTTCCTTTGATTTATTTTCTGCTGAATAGCAGAAGAGAGTGAGCGTGGAGGGATTTGAACCCATCGACAACTCGATTAAAAGTCGAGTGCTCTACCAAACTGAGCTACACACTCAAAGAGAAAATCAGTGACCATACCACAAGAATTGTAGCACAGCCACCGATTATAGAAAGGTAAGGTACAAAATGAATATGTACTTGAAGTGTTTACATTTTATTATTCTCTGTTCTATCAGCTAAGAAAGGCTGATTTCATTGTTTTAGCCTTTCGGCATAGCCCTCAATTAAGAGGGCTTAGTATTTTTTTATAAAACGATCGTTGCTTATTTATATTCCGCATTTGCATGTAAGCGGAGAGGTACTAAGATAAAGAAAAATCCTTTCTCCTCATTATACAACTTAACGAAGTTGTTAAAAATGCACTAAAATCAATGGTTTCGGAACATTAAAATTGTCTAGGTGTCCCTAAAAAACACTATTTTTGAACAAAATTAATAATTTTCCGAGAAACATTTTAGCAAATTTGCACTATTGATATCATATAATGCCTTGATTAAAATAGATTTTCTTTTCTTGATTTTTGATTTTAACTTATACTGATTTTGCTTTTGAGAAATAGAAACACAGAAAGCTCTATCAATCAACCAACTAAATAATCCAATATAATTCTTAGATACATAAACTTTTTTTATATCCTGAATCATATTATCAAAATCCATTTTTAAAAGAAAATAAGAATCTTCATTTTCAGAGCTAATAGTAGAATAATATTTGTTCATATACATTTCTATTATTTCTTCAACTTTTTTACATGTTTTTCTGTTCTTTTCTATCTCAAATTTCTTGAAAAAATATTGGATTGGAATTGTAGATTCATTTGACCTGAATTGGTCGAGTTTTAGATTATAAAGATAATTCATAGGACAAACAAGATTATAATTGATATTTTTTTCTTTAAAATCTCTTCTAATAACTTTCCAGAAAGCAGGATATTTGTTATTTTCAACATCCATATCTTTTTTTATACGCTTTATTTCAGAACCAACATCAACATCAAAAAGACGTTTTGCTGAATCTATAGCGATCTGAGCTAATACACTGAGTATACAAACATAATCCTTATATTTCTGTTCATCAAACGTACAATCATAAGTCTGAGCAAGTTGCGCAAGATTACTTGATTCGCCTATATCTAATTGTGAAGCTGCTAATTTATTATCTAATCTCGCAAAATCTTTCATAGTGCTATCATATACATTTGAATCTTTAGGAATATTATTTACAATGGTTAAATATTTTTCCTTACAATTTTTCGCATGTAATACGATGTCGGCTTGGTTTGTAGTATAAATACTATCACTATCCATGTCACTACCATTGTTACGGTCTTGAAAATCAGTACCATTCATGTTTACAGCAATAATCTGGTCACAAAATTTAAAATACTTCTTGAATCTGTCATTATATACATTATGTAAATACCCAAGATTATACTTTCCATTAAACGGACTTCTAAACTCAGCAAGATATTCATTATCATTAAATCTGGTGGTATAACATTGAGTTGCTAAATCTTCAACAGAAAATGTATCATCTTTATCAACATCACAGGAATTACCAGTCGCACCATACAGCAACATTGCATATGGTGAACCAACTATCACCAAATTATCTGCATTTTGAATTACTTTACCACTCTTGAAATTTAAAACATATGTCATAATAATTGCCTTTTTACGATCCCTGAAATAAGAACTTCTAAGAAAATCTCGATTCTGTTCACATAAAGCAATTAATGCTTCGTAATCGTTTGAAAAGTTAATATTTTTCCTCAAATAATCAAGAAAGAAATCATCATCGGTCTTTAACCTATTGATATATTCAATACTTTCCTTGCATACATTTTCCATAATTTCAACATCAAGAGAATTTACCATCTGGTAACTCATACGCTGCACAGTTCCAAGCTTACTTGGATGAGCAGTTTTAACAATACCAAACATACAGTCGTTCTCATAAACTTTATTACACCAATAGTCATATGACACGTCATACTTAATCCATTTCATTGCGTTATCAGTTGTAATAAGTTCTATATCTTTTACATAATGCTCATTTCCCCACATATCTTTTACTGTGGCAGAATAGTAGTCATCACCAAAATAATCACGGAAAAATAATTGAATGTTGCTACAGAAAGCAGCCATTTTACAGAAATGATGTCTAAGAAGAATATAACCATTTCCCCAATTTGGAAAAATAGAAGAGTCGATTAAAGCCTGTCCATCAAATAACGTATTTTTTAATTTATAATCTTTAATAGCTTTCGCAATACAATGTTTATTTTCATCTATTTCAACAGAAATAACATTTGTGTTAAAATACCTATCAACATCTTTTAATACCAAAATATTTTTAGGATTGATTTTAACTTTTCCAACAATTCCGCTACATACGAGAGAAGAGTATGCGCTAATCCCAACAATATCCGCATTATGTTTTGGAAGTTTTATTCCCATTCTAAGATAATTAATTGCCTTGTTATACAATTTATCTCTTATAAACATACAAGTACCTTTTTTTGCTTTACCTGTACTTCTATATAACATTTTATAATGGATAACTTCTGTTTTAATAATATCACCGTTCCTTTTACGAGTAATATATTCTACATTAACTCCATTATTATAAAATTCTTCTCTTATTGTATCTGCTGATAATGAGAAATAATCTGTTTTATGATTAACAGCAAAATTATATAAACTTATTATTTTCTTTTTCTTATTCGTCTGTAGTTCTATTAGTTTTTTACTTCCAGAGCTAATTGCCTTTTTATATTCAATTCTTGCATTTTTTGCTATTTTTCTAATATGAGCTATTTCCTCATCATAAGAACGTGTACCAAAATTAAATTCCAAGCATATTAAGTCTCTCGTAGATTCATCATTCCATACCTTCAATTTGTTCTCACACATAAAGTCTTTAAATAAGCTATTTACGAACATTGCGTCTTTATAATCATAATGATCACGAAGTCCTTTATTATATTCATAAAGAGTTGCAGCTTCAATATTTTTTATTTTAATTCCAAATTCACTCATCTATAAATAAATCACCACCTTAATCAAATAATTGCTCCCAAAATTCTTCTTCTGAATCATAACCGTCATAATTGATATTTTCAGCAAATTCACTATTACAACGAGAATTTGCTTTCATGTAACAATCTTTTATATTGCCACATTGTATGCAATTATAATTGTTGCCGATTAAGTCTTCGGAGCATTCTCTCTTTGAAATATAATCTGTGATCAAATCAGTCATTGATTCCAAGTCATCTTCGCTAAATTGTTTATTCATATAAAAATCTCCTTCCACTTATATATTCTCCAAATGAAATTCCTATTTGCTCAATAATCTTTATTCATTTCTTTGATTTTATAACCTAAAAATTTAGCCAAATCTCTTGCATAATTCACACATTCCCAATGAGCATATTCATAATCACCATTAACAATATATTCTTCACCATCATAAATACCTTCGTTACAAATAGAACATACCTCTTTTATTTGTAATGATTCTGTATTAGGACATCTTGGATGACAAGGATGTTTTCTACATATTTCACACATTATTTATTTTCACCTAAATCTAACCAAACTTCCCAATATCCGTTACAATATTTTGTTCTTAAATCATCATAGTGAAATTTGAGAATATCAAGAATTTGATATATATAATAACAATAATCAATTTGACCAGACTGAATATTACGAAGAACATCATTTATGTAAGCACAATATTCTTGCCAATTTGTTGCACCATGATAAGTACTCATTGTTTCTTCGTTCCAATACCCTGTCTCTTTGGAATACTTCATATTCTGACCTAATTTTGTAATGCCTGATACTGGTTTAACAAAAAGTTTTCTAATATTAAACTCCTTCTGCCATTTATCATCCGTAAGAGTAGAAGATGGTCTACCATTTGTATTACTTACAAGTTTCATTTCTCTAAGTTCTTCAAGTGTCATTGACTGATAATTTTTCATTTCTTTTTTCTGTCGCTCCTTTTTAATAATTGTTTTTTCGAGGTTATCTGCCTCTATGTATTTATTTATTCTCTTTTTGTTTGGTGTTTCTGTAGAAAAATCATCAATATCAATTTCACCTGCAAATGTGTTATGGTTCTGTGTGTAGCTTGTTTTCATATTTTAATAATTCTCCTTTAGTTTTTAAAATAATTTTGTTCATTGCAATCAACTCCTTTGAGTGCTGCGTTATTAGTTCCTATATTTTATTATTCTCCAAAAGCTCTATCTGTTTTTTTATTTCTTTATCTGGACAATATTCTTTATCAATTCTTTGACCGTGTTCATCATGAATAAAATGTCTATAATCAGCAAATACCTTTGGAGTAGTAGTGTATTTTTCTTTGCCATCCTTAATATATTTTTCTCTCTTCATAGGCTGATATTTTACAATTTTGAGTGCTTCTAAAATGTTAATTATGCGACTAATATATCTTTCAGAAAGTCCAATATCTTCTGAAATAGTCTTAAAATATCTATAACAACATAGTGGTTTTCTATCCATTCGATTCAAATTGACACGAATATAAGAGAGTACAAGTAGAATATAAGCTGATGATATTCTTGCAGTATCAATCTCTTTATCCTTCAATTCTTCTTTGAAATTTAATATTGCATCCAACTCATCAAAATAAATAATTCCAAACTTATCAGGTACATCGAATTTTTTTATATTAAGTTTTACTTGCTGATATTTGACCGAATTGGTCTTTTCTTTTAGACATTTCTCAAAATCTGGACACGATTCAAAGTATTCATAATGAGAGAGAAGTGATAGAACTTCATAATATTTCTGATTTATCTTTCCATCTCTGTAGTTAGGTTTCAGTTTAGACCAATGACAAAGTTCTGTTGTAGAAAATGCCACTGTGTCATCAAGTGAACGCCTTGCACAAAGATATGAGAAGATTATTACGCGTTTAGATGAGAGATCCTTATCATAAATGATTTCTCGTGGAATTTTTACATAGTTTGGCAAGACGTATCACCTCACTATGTTAATCTACATAAAGTTGGCAAGCAATTTTAAGTAAAACATTTCCTTGTTGCATATCATTAACTATAAAGTCAACCTTTGGATAATTCCAATCAGGATGTTCAAGATTATTTTCTTTGAATTTTTTATCTGCCTTTTCCCAATCTTTATAAAAATTAGGAAATGTCTTTGAAAATTCTTTATACATTGGAGTCCATTTAGCGGAACTATTCATGCCACAAATTCGCTTTACCTCCTCTTTATAATCTTCTACTCTTTTTACAGAAACGTTTTTTCGAGCAATTTTATATTCTTTTTCTTTTTTTTCATATCTGATAATAGACTCCCTTATCTTATCTTGATTACTCTCAAAATATGTAATAATGTCTTTACTAAATGTGATTTTTTTCTTTGAAATATGAATATAATTAAGTAATTCTTTATCTACAGATTCATCAAAAGTTGACTTAATAAAATACGAGTTTCTAAATTCGTTAATTTTCATATCAAAAATTCCATGCTCATATAAATAATATTTAAGATTAGTAGGAGCAAACCCTGGAATATTTAACTCTCTGCATAAACTGCGAATATCAAGAATATCATTGACTTCTGGTGGTTTAAGTTCTGAATTATTTAAGTTATTGACAGTAATTTCATCTTTTTTTTGTTCTTCTAAGATAGAAATTCTCTCAAGCAAATTCTTGATAGCTTTATTGATTTCGTTATTTTCTTCTCTATGCTTTAAATTGTAATTACTAAGATCCAAATGAAGTTTGTTTACTTCTGCTTGAATTTCTTTATTTACAAATTGATTGATAATTCCTGTCTCATTGGTTGTAGACTCATCTACAATTCTTTTGACATCCTGTTCATTTACAATAAGTTTACCCATTAGTTCAATTCCTCCATATCAATTATATTTTTATTTGTAGTAACACCGATTGTTTCAGCCATTGTTTCACACCAATCATTCACCATATATATAATATTCTCTAAATTTTTTCTTAAAGCTGTATTATCTTTTATAACAGGTAGAATTTTGGAATATCTTAATGGCGATAGAGTAGTAGATAATAATTTTTCTATTTCATTTACAAGAGTTGTAATGTCTTTTGAAATCTCAATAACGTTATAATCTCCACTTGGATCTAAATTCAAAGTTGCTATATCATTTTTCAATTTTATGTATTCTTCGGATTCTTTTTTATATGATTGCAAAAGACTTTCATTAAATTCATTAGAAGATTTTAATGTACTATTCATAATTTCCAAGTTATTGATTTTCGTCTTTAAGTTAGAAATCTGAGACATGGCTTTTTTATATTTATTCTCTAAATCATAATCAGTTTTATCAATTATTTTTTCTTTGGCAGATTGTGATTTTAGCTGATTTATCTCGTTAATATATTTTTGAACTTCATTTTTAGTGATTTTCTTAGTTGTGTCCATAGAAGATATAAGTTCAATTTGTTCATCTTCAGATAAATTTCGCATTATGGCAAGGGCAGTAGTAGGCATTACTATTCCTGTATCAACAAGGTCTTTCAACTCTGGTATCATTTCAGTGAGCTTTTTGTAGTTTTGAAGAGATTGAACAGATATACCTATTTCTTTTGCTATATCCGCCTCAGTTTTTGGAGTCTTATAATTATTAGATGACTCCTCATATTGATTCCCATAATATCCAGATCCGCCTTGTTTTATATCATAAATTCTTTCAAGTTCTTTAATACATTTGCCGAGTTTAATTGCATTAGGATTACCAATACCACGTTGACGAATATTAGTTTCTATGAGATCAGCAAGGATTTCGTCATCTGAATCATATATTTTAATTTCAGCATTAACCTGTTTCTCTCCAAGTTCTTTCAACCCCCTGACTCTTTGATGTCCTGATACTATAGTTTTATCTTGAGTTATTACAATTGGTTCTACGTTCCCAGTTTTTCCATTTTTTATTCGTTCTCGCATAGAATCCAGAAATTGTTCCCAATTAGAACCAGTAATATCATCAAAAAATTCATTGTTTCTTGGATGAGGTTTTAATTCACCTATATTTATTGGTTGCATTTTTCTTTCCTTTCTTCTAAAACATAATTTACAGTTACAATTTGTGAGATGAGAGTGTGGTAAGTGATTCAATTAGTTATTCTCTTTTTATTTATGAAATATATGGTATAATATTTGCATCAATACAAGAGAGGAGATGAGATTATGGCTAAAACCGATAAAGAAATTACATCAGAAATCGTTTGTGAATTCATCCGTGCTTGGGGAACACAAGATAACTGTATACCAATTAAAATGGACGTGCTTCCAGAACTAATAAAGAAAACTTACAACACAGTTCATTCTTTAGAAAAATCTGATTCTGATGAAGAATAGTCTTTATGTGGTTTAATCGTTGCTCTTGCTTTTACCAATGAAGCGAGGGCTTCGATTTCATCACATTGCTTTATTGAGCCTTCTCCATACATACTACTGATATTCTTAGAAATTGTCTCAATAAGGTTTGTTACACAATTGTCAATTCTTTCACTATTTGTCATTTTGAATTCCTCCATAATAAATATTTATTTTGTCACATTGTAATATTCTCCATCTTAACTTTCAAAAGTTATGAACTTTTACATTTATGAAATTGTCAAAAATTCATTTAGGTACATACAGCATGTACCTAAAAGTGAAAAAATACTTCATTTGGGTACATGCCAGCTATCAATTTTGTGCAGTCTATATCTATATAGACTCATATTATCAAGAGAAGAATATTCCGTTTGTATTTCGCTTACGCTACATACAAACTCCATAATTTTTTGTTTGATTGTTATTGATTGATTTAGGTATATGGTGTTTTGGATTGATAGTTTCATTTGGGTACATATATGATGCACCTATAGTTTTATTCTCCATCTGGATTATTATTCTGTCCCAAATCAACATACTTCTCTTTAAAAATATCCTCTACAAAGAATACTGGTAATTTGTCATGGTATTTTTCATATAATTCCTCGCCTGATATACTTATTACACAAAAATGTTTATCTTCTTCTTGTCTTTGTTTTTGCAATGATTCAATTTCTTTTGAATATTTACCACTTTTAAGATATTCACCTATTTTCCCACAAATAGTACAATAACTGCTTAATTGTGTATGTATACTATTCTTTCCTGCAAATGAAAATGGATTTTGAATCAGACATTCTTCATAATGATGTTTGTGCTTTGATTTCTTCTTTGCTTTGGATATATTGCTTTCTCTCTGTTTAAGATATTTTGGTATCTCTATTTCATATTTGTTCATTTGGTTTTTTATTCCTTTCTATATTGATACTTATATATTCTCCACATAAAAATAAAAGGCAGATGATTTCTCATCTACCTTTAATAATATAATGCGTATTTTATTCTTCTGTTTCTTCCTCAATAATATAATCAGCACATAACCAATCTGATTCTGGCTTTGCAATTAATCTTGCATCCATATAAGCCATTTCCATAGTAAGACATGTTTTTGCTTGATAATGATTGCCTCTTCGTTTTTCAAGAACCAATGCAATATCTGGTTTATCATCCTTTGTAAAACATAATGGAATCATTAATTGGATCTTTTCTTGATAATAGTGCGGAATGGCTAACTTATAATTGGCAGTTACTTTTTGTATAGCAGTATCAATATAACCTTTTAATACCTCTAATGGTCTTTCACTTTCTTTGATACAGTTTGGTAATCTGTTGTATGTATTTAAGTCATCTAATATGTGATTATAATTAGGATGTACCTTACAATGCCAATCAAATACTAGAAGAGTAGTATCCTGAAAATAATCTGCTCTTTCGGGAAAATCTGCATCAACATCAAGAGATGTTAATTCATATTCATCTTTAAATCCTTTAAAATACCATTTTTGTACCGAATCATCAGTTAAATATCTTTGATTTAATTCGCCATATGCATAAATTGGTATATAACGATCAGTGAATAAACCAGTATTAAATAAACAATATTCATCAGTTTCAATGATTTTGTGTTCACGCTGTAATTGATAAAATGTGTTTAATAGATAATTTTTTAGAATTGCATTATCATTTTTATTTTCAAAATTCCAGGACTCTTTTATAGCTTTTTCAGCAAGCGATTGAATTTGAGAATTATAATCTCCCCAATACATATAATCATATAATTTTATAAGTTCCATATATTCCATGCCTTCTTTCTGAAAAGTTTCTTTTAGTATAGCATTTTTTCTTGATATAGAAAAGAATTTTTCTGGAATCTTAAGTTCTTTATAAAATGTTTCATAAGGATTATCTGTATATTCTTGAATATGACGTGCTGATAATCCTTTTTGAAAAATTGCTTTTTGATACGCTTCTTTTTCTGATTCAGCATAAATTACAATTATGTTTTTGTATACATTTCCGAATTCTTCCGTTGTTGGTACTAAATATGTGTTCATGTGTTAATTCCTTTCGTTGAATATATTTTATTGGTTCATGGTTATATATTCTCTGTTTGGAACTTTATTTTACTTAAAATTTATTTTTCCGTATTTTTTATGAGTAGTAGTGAGATATGAGATATGATTTCTGTATGGTTTTAATGTACCCCCTATGTATGGGAGTAAATTAAAGAAAATGAGGATGATTTTCGATTTTAGGTTGTTAGGTATGCAATTTATCATTGAGGTAGTTTTGATTGAAATTTGAGTCGATTTCGTGTGATTTAGTCTAAGGATTGGGGTGTTGGGATTAGCTGGTGAGTGCTTGGTAATGATGTAAGAAATGAGATATGGGATTTTTTAGAATTTTTGAATTAAATTTGATTTGAGAATTTATGTCACGATTATTTGATAATTTTCGTGAAAACTGGTTATCGGTGAAAATGCTTATAAATAAGGAAGAAAGTTGCGTTGGTTGGATGATTTTTGGTATGATAAAGTTTTAAAAAATTGGGTGTGAAGAGGGTAAAATAGTTGAAAAATAAAAAGCAGATAGAGATATCTGCTTTAAAATTTTATTTATTGGGATTAGTAATCCTATGATTTTTCATATTTAATTTTTTATCATAATTACATAAATTATAAATATTTCCTTGTCTTAATCTGGTTTGCACTGTTTGTATAGAACAATCAAGCTTATTGGAAATTTTTTCTACTGAATATCCTTTATTCCATAATTTACAATATTTTGATACTACATTCTGTGTTGCAAATTTGCTACATTCAAATTCGGATATATTTGAAAAATCAATAAAAGTTAATACAGATTTTGCTATATTATATAGATTGTTTTGATCTCTTGCATCTATAACATAATATGATAGTCCATTTTTTATAGCTGTATCATATTTTAATTTATCTGATGATATACATTCAAGGTATTGTTGTTCAGCAGTTCTCTGTTCTCTATTTGGATTTTTAATTGGTTCGTAATGTTGTACTCCGTTTATTTCGACAATAGCATTATATTTTGGAAGATATACGTCATACCATCTATTTTGTAACCAATTAAATTCTTTTTGAACTTCAAATTCTATTCCAGCTTGTATAAATATGGAAAATATAAATCTTTCAGTCCAAGAACTTCTAATTCCACAAACAGGACAAGATGATAATATCTCTTCACGAGTTTCATATTTATATCCACAGGATAAACATTTTAATTTATATCCTCTTGCAGTTTCATAACCTTTTGATGATTTTACAGAAATCCTACATTGCTCAATTACTTTAGATTTTTGAAAATCTTTGTCTATAATATTTCCAACATTATATTTATATTTTCTTGTATTTACATTTTTATTGAGAAAAGTAGGGATTCTTAATTGAAGTAAATTTGATGTAGAAGTTGTCATTATATTGTCTTGATATTGAATTGTAATGAGATTTTTCCGATTAATAGATTCATAATCTATAATTTTAATTATTCCTTCTAAGTCATCATATTGAAATGGTAACTCCTTGCCTATATTCTCTTTCCAATAGAAGTGTCCTTTATTATTACCTGAAGTATATTTCGTGAGAGTAGAAGTGTCTAAGTATTTTGTCATTTAATTCCTCCTTAAATAGAAAATGTTTTTGTTACATTTATTTATTCTCTATTCGATTGGAGTTTTATTTAAAAAATTGATATCGAAAAAGTATTTGATTTTCTTGGTGATTTTTTGATATGTGATTAATTTTTAATAATGAAAAATTTTAAAAAATGACTATTTAGGTGTTTAAAACGCTTATTTATAAGGGGATTTCACGATACGGTATACGATAAGAGTAATTTCTGTTAAAATTATGATTTTTGCTTAATTTTCTTGGGATTTCAGAAGTTAAAATCTGAAGTGTGTGTCGAGATGAATCAGCTATATGGATTCCAGAAAAAACAAGCTGCGGATCTAGTTTTTAGTACCCCGGTCAAACACTTGTTCGATAAAACATACCATAATAGTACAATATTAGAGTATGTTTTTATTAGAACGTTTGTTCGATATAATCAGATCTGGACTATTAGAGCAGAATGTACTAGAACGTATGTTTGGATATATTTTTGTATCGTTTCAAATCCCCACTTTTATGTTAAAATCAATCAAAAAATGGTCATTACTCACCACTTTCCACCCAAAAACCTATATAAAAATGGGATAACTCACCACTTTGATATAAAATCAGATAAATTTTAAAAAATATTTAAAAAGTAGTTGACAAGTAGTGATAAAAGTATTATTATATAGTCAAGTCAAGAGGATACAACATGATGGTTGAAACGACATTGACAAAAATATTTTAAATAACTATTGACAAACTACTTACAAAGTAGTACAATCTAATTATCAAATAAAGGAGGGATGTGATTACCACGGCAGACAAAAAACAATTAAATACTCCGATACAAGCTGATATTCTGGATAATTTCAGATTAACTTGTAAAGAGTATAATCTTAATATGAATGTTGTTTTAGAAGCATTACTAAAAGATTTTAGCAATGGCAATTATAGTATTATCATCAATAGAGGCAATGATATACAGGTCAAGAAAAATATTTAAAAACTACTTGACAAGTAGTAAACAACATGATATATTATAGTCACAGGGTAACAAAAAACCCTGTACCACCTAAAAAGATAGTACAGGGCATTTGAAAAGATTGTATAAGTGTATATACAACCTAATCAGAACAATTAGATTATACAATTCTTTTCAATAGCTGTCAAGTCCGGCAGTAATAAATCCCTTATTATAAACCAGCACTAAAAATCATAAATAAGTACATTGATAATTGAATAAAGGCTTTACACTATGGTATAATACCACTAACGAAAGAAGGTGGTAGAAAGTGAGTGAATACATGACGGGTAAAGAAGTAGTAAACCTTATAACAGCTCTCGAAAAAGAAGGTATGACAGCCGAAAAGATTATTGAAATAATCAAGTATATTGAAACGGCAGACCCGAAAGACCCTAGTAACAATTAACCAATAGTAACTCTATAAACCCTATCTAAGGTGTAAAGTCTTTATTGAATTATCAAGGCTTTACACCTTTTTAATTATGTTAGCACATCTGTAGACCGGACACCGAACCGGACTTGATACCATTAGTCAAGATAGAACCATCCAAGAACGATGTAAAACCTCACGGCTACTTGTACAGCCTACCCGAAGTGGTATAAAAAAAGCTATCATATATAGCAACGTACATAGGCACTTGATAGCAGTTATCAAGAGGTCGGATTAATACCTTAAAGAAACAATCCAGTCAAGCCACACTATAGCAGGCACGTAGTAGCAGGAACGATAGTTACCTCATAAGTAGTGAAGTCGCTACTTATTACCATTCCGGCGTTGTGTAACCGGCAAGATAGCAACTCATAAACGTATTTAAAAATTCTTTTGAGTGTTTCACTCATTCAGTGATAGTAAACATTAAATTATATACGAGGTTTATTCTATCACATTTCCAGGTTTGTTTCAAACCATAGAATCTTTAAATATAGTACCGCTTTTTATGTCAAGCGTTAAAAAATGATAATAAGACATAGTTATAGCAGTGTTCGCAAGCTATGACAAAAATATATACTTTGCACATTATAATAATTATCAAGAAGTAACCTATAAGACCAGGCGAAAAAGTTTAAAAATCAGGTCATAAAGTGCCAGGCACATTCTACGCTTTTTGAGCGGTGCGTATTAAAACGCTTTAGGAAGTCGGTTCAAATCCGACTATGACCTTTTACCCAAAAATATATTGCACTCATGCGTTAAATGGGAGAAAGAAGGATATTATGTTAAAATCTGAAAAATTCTATTCAAAAACTAATGCACTCAAAGACACTACTTTTGACTTTGCAGGTCATGTTCGTACACTTGTACGCCACACTGAATTATCACGGATGCAGGATAAGAAGTCATTCAAGGATGGCAAAAAAGCCCTTGAGGATTTACACGCTAATATTGACGTTATGACTTGCGAAAAGTCTATTATCAATGAGGCTTTAGGTGTAGACGCTGGGCAGTTCATCAAAGACCGTGAAGAGATTATTGCACTTAAGGAAGAAATTGCAAGCCTTCCTATTACTATTGACCAGGTAACTGCATTGTGTCCTACTGACCGTGTGCATATTACTTTGATGGCTCATGCTATCTATAAGAATGTACAGCTTGATGCGGATATTTTCGATACTGAAAAAGGCGGTGTTGATATTTCTAAAGCTATTCACGCTTACTACAGTAAAGGCTCTATTAAGGACTTAAAGGATGCTTTGCGTCCAATATTCAATAAGTTAATCGGTTCTGAAGGTGACCATTTCTACGGCATTAAACCCAAAAAGTCCGACTTTACCGAAAAAGACCTTCGCAACTTCCTTGCTACTTTTGGCGGTTCTGCTAAACGTGAGCAGGTCAAGTCTAAAAAGGATGGAGTAGAAACAATCACATTCAAGGATTTTAACTATACAGACAAATCAGGCAATAAAAAAGTACAGATTACAGCCTTTACAACTCTTTGTGCAGTAGTCCTTGATAATGCATCAAAACACGAAGTTATTAAACCAGAAGAGAAGAAGAAAGAAGAAGCAAAATAGGATAACGGCTCACGCTGGGTTAGCAGGGTTCGATTCCCTGCTTATCCTTTAAAAACTATAAACGCAAATTAGGGCTACAAGTCTGCCCATTTTTAAGGAGGAATCACCATGATTAAGCATGAACCAAAATTTTATGTGCGACTTTGCAAGGGGAAATCTGTAAATTTCCCTGATAATTTTACAATCTATCCTGGTTCGATTTATGGACGTTTTCAAGACTCAAAAGGCAAACGTATTTTCTGGGTGTGTGATTCTTACACACTATCAGATGATAAACTTCCAGTGCATATTTTTAATGGATTATACTGGAAATTATGCCTAGTTTCTGTGGATCATCCATGCTATCAGTGGGTAAAGTCTGCGATTGAATCAATGGGTAAAGTGCCTAAAATTCAAAAGGAAAATGTAACTTTTGATGATTGTAAAAATATGATGAAGTCATATTCTTTGCATAAAAAAGGAATTGGTTCACGGATTAACACGCACCAAATCAACAACCCGTTGCAATGGAATGAGGTCACTGAAACTGCGCATTGGTATGGTAAAGGAAACGCAAGCGTAGTTGCGTCAAATATTAGATAGTTGGAGGGAAATACTATGCTTAACACACTTGATATGTACGGGATTTGTCACGAAATTTACAGGGATTTTAGGGGAAAATCTGTCTATGAAAAGACAGATGAAAATATACTTAATGTTATTTTTATGCTTTATAATACAACAGAGATAGACTGCGAAGAAATTCGAGATTTATGGATTGAGTACCTTACAAAAGGGAGTTTGTCTATTCCTACAATGATACAACGTGCAAAAATGCGCAGTTATAAGGCAAGCTAAATACTTGCCTTCCGTCTTACGGTGAAAGTCCGTAACCGATGAGCAGAAGCGAAACGGAAATTGTAAAGGAGGCTGATTATATGGTATCATATTAACTAGGCTATATGCCTAATAAACACAAATGGAGGATTACCATGTTAAAAATCAATGAATGGTCTGTAAACCGTAGAATAGAATCTTTACGTCAGATGGATAAAATGCTATCTGAAATGAACGTAGGATCTCGCTATACTATATGGCAGGAATACGGTGGAGGACTAAAGGCAACCGCAGACGAAACACGCGCAAACTGGAAACGCATTGCAGAAGATGATGAGCTATATCAAAATGCATTATTCTGTTATATGGTTTGCACACTTGAAAAGCAAACTCTCAAAGGTTGGGAAAACGTAAAATAGTCTGCGAATTAGGGCAAGGGAAACTTTGCCCTTTTACAAAATGGAAATTATATGCTAGAATTGGAGGTGAAAAAACATTGGAGGCATATAAAGTGAAAGTAAGTTATAATAGGCTTTTTAACAAGTTAAAAGAAAATAGCGTAACACAAAAGCAATTTAGGGAAACCGTTGGAATTGGTGGAACTACTATGGCAAAACTAAAAAACAATGAATCAATCACGATAGATACTATATGTAACATTTGTGATTATTTTCGCTGTATGCCTGATGAAATAATGGAATTTATTCCAGAATCCAATTATCCAGCAGACATTATAGAAAAGCAAAGACAAAAAGAAGAGGTACAATCTCAAATCGCCTCTCTCCAAGCAAAACTAAAACAAATGTAAATAACCATCACCCACAAAGCACCCACGTAGGCAAACTACAAGGAGTAAGGATAATGAGTAAAGCGAAAATAAATCCCAGGGGTTCTTCCTGGGATGAACTTGAGAAACAGTTGTTTAGTCCACAAGAGATTGCAGAAAGTGAAGCTAGAGTTGCAATTATCAACGAAATGATAAACGCAAGGGAAGAAAATGGAATCACACAAAAACAACTTGAAGTAATGAGTGGAATTAAACAACCTGTTATTTCAAGAATGGAAAAGGGAATGACTGATCCACAGTTATCCACGGTTTTAAAGATTTTAAATTCATTAGGAAAAACAATTAAAATTGTACCTATGAAATAAAAAAAGAAAATACATTGCGTAAAAATAAAATGAATAAATTACGGAGATACTCTGTATATTAGGTATAATATGCAGAGGATAATTAAATGAGCAATAGCATCTAATGGAAACAAAAATCTGTTAGGTGCTATTTTTATACCCAAAAATGCAAATCAAAAGGAGGAAACCACATGAAAGCGAAAGTAATTTACATCATCGCAACAGCAGCACTCACATTATCAGCCTTTTTTACAGGCAAATTCACAGCACCAACCGTAATAAAAACGGAAACACCTACAGCATCGCAAACAAATAACTCTGACATGCTCAATATGAATACTGTCACAGATTTTGAAGCAACAAAAACAGGATTAATGCTTTATACAAGCAATGGTGACGGATATTATTGGGAAAAATAAAATGGAAAAGAGAATAAAGGCAAAGGAGGTGTAAGATGAAAAATATATTATTTACAATTAAAACTGTCTATAGTGAAGAAAATTACTTTTTAAAGGCAAATGAAGAACAACCGATTGAATCACAAATTGACAACGCATTAGCAGAGATATGTTTCTGCGATGCTTATGAGATTATCTCATATAAAGAAGTACCAAATGAATACGTTGAGCAAAGGGGAAGTCTCATAAAAGAATATGAGAAATTTTCTAACGAATCGGTTGAAGATACTTTTATGAATTGGAAATATGCAACTTTAGAAATAATTCAAAGCGAAATTGAATGCATAAAGCAAAGGAGGATGAAAGATGTCAGAAAAACAGAAAGCAATTCATAATGCCTATTGCGACTATGAAGTAACAAAGGCAAAACAACCGTCACGGATTTATTCTGTTCGATTAGAAGTAAAACGTAAACCACAGGGAATTAAAACTTATAACATGAGTAGAGCGATATTAGCAAGACAGTTAGCATCGCTTTTTTAAAGGAGGAAAAATAAATGCAAACAATAACTTATACAGAAATGCCAAATGGAGCACGGTATTTATCTACAGAAGGCAAACAGATGGATATTATGAACGTTTTAACACAAAAGGAATTTAAAGAGAAATTCCCGGAAGTCTCCACATATGGAATTGAAATGCATATGCCTGTATTCCTCGAAAATGGAGAAATCCTCTTAGATACACAATGGAACGGAGAACAATATCTTGTAAATGGAAAATCATACTCACCGTTTTATAAGGAAACAGAAGAAGATACGGAAATTATTGGCTACTATGAAGATTAAGACAAAGGGAGGAAAACGCAAATGTTTCATTTTAGAATCATCACCACACCAGACGGAAACCAGATCATAGACAGAAATTTGTCTACACCATACGAATCACTCACACCAACACAAATGGTTGAGTACACAGAAATAGATAATCAGCTTACGATCATGGATAGATTGGAACGCAAAGCAAGGGAAAGAGCAAAACAAAAACAGAAATGGTGTAAAAGACTTGCATCGGCTTGTGGACTGTTATAGAAGGAAGAAATCATGGAAGAATTGTTATTAAATCGAATGTTAAAGGCAAATTATTATGCATTGTTTATAGCAATTACAAAGAATATGAGTGCTAAGAGTGCATTAAAATTACTAGGGATTTACCCTGAAAAATAGAGGAGGAAGGCAAAAATGAATAAAATGAAAGGCTATACCGTTCCAAACGGTTACATGGGATATGTGAATGGAAAATATATGTTGTTTGAAACAGAAAAAGCATACCATGAATATCTTCTTATGGAGGTCGAAGTATGAGCGAAAAACAAGTAAGAGAAATCAAACGCAATCTTTGCATAAACTGTTGTGATAAACATTTTTGTCACGGAATGCAAAGTTGTAAAGATGCAAACGAATATTTAAAGAAGGGAAGTGATTTGAATGGCAAATTTAATTCACTTATTTAAAGTGGGTCAGGAAGTCCGTTGCAATATGGATGGTACTTTTTATAAGGGAACTGTAAAAGAAACATATACAGATCATATTATTGTAGACATTCCAGAAATATCAGATCATTGTTGGTTTGAAAATAATCTTAATATGGATTGTGTATATCCAGAAAATAACTTTAGTAACTAAACGGCAAGGGAAACCAAGCCGTTATTTTTATGCAAAAAAATCAAATTCAAGGAGGATATAAAAAATGGGTAAAACAAGAAAGGTAGAACCAAGTGTAATTGAAAAAGAAATGCAGGAATCACGGAACAAGGCAAAATTTGTTGATGAAGTAGAAAGAATTTCAATCGAACAAATGGTTGAGAGTTCAAAGGCAAATAACAGGATTGGAGACAAAATTCTTATGGTAATCAATCCATTATATGTGCATATTCCAGAATGGCAGAGACAATGTGATGTTATTGCAGCAACGGAAATTGGAACGCATTATGATAAACACAAATGGGAAATCCCGAAATTATTATATTTTGATGGAAAACTTTGGTGTGTAGATGGTATGCATAGAATTTATGGAGCTTATAAGGGAAATATAAAATCTGTTATCTGTGAAATTATTGAATGCTCTATGAAAGATGCTATTGAATTATTTTTAGGGCAGACAGATGACAGACGGAAAATGTCACAAGTTGATTATTACAAAGCTGCCATTGCTCTTGGTGATGAAAGATATATTGGGTTAAAAACCATTTGCAATAGTCATAATGTGGCTGTAAAGGGAGATCCAATTGAAAATCAGGTTGGTATTTTCACACCGATTAAAGATGGTATTCGGTCAATCGAAAAGAATGGAACAGAATTACTTGATAGGATTATTAATCTTATCACTGATTTGCAGTGGAATGGGTATGCAGATACATACAATGGGAAGGCATATACAGCAAAATATATCAGGGTGATGCATTCACTATATGCATATTATGAAGGCAGAACAGAACAAATGGAGAATATCTTAAAAGAGAAATGCATTGGTACAGAGTTTTTTGTAGAAAATATTATGAACTTGGAACAGTGTGCAGTATTTGATTATCTGTCAGAAATTGTTCGCTATGAAATGGAAAGTCCATTTACAGAAAAGAAACGTAAAACAACAAAGAAAACAGCAAAGGTAAATGTAATATAAAAAAGAATAACATTATAATAAGGAAAGGATTGAATCATATGGCATATAGAAAAACGAAACAGTTAAGAGAATTTGAGCCTATTTTATATAAGAACGGTTACAGATTCGCACGGTGTAAGGGAAGTCATTTTATTTATATGAATCGGACAACTCATAAAACGATTGTAGTAAATAAGGATTTAAACAAAATGGTAAAAGAACGATTAATAAAGGATAATAATTTAGTGGAGGCAAAGTAATATGACAAGAGAAGATTTTACAGAACGGAAAGTAGAAACATTGGAAAGATTAAACAGTATATCAGAATCTTTGACCTCTGCAACCATGAATCATTATGATAAAAGTGAGGATGCAGATTTAGAAGAAATCGCAGACAGCGTAAGTGCGGATGTGGAATCCATCAAAGGATATCTTGAACAGCTTGAAAGCATGATTGGAGATATTGAAGAATTACAGTGTTATGAAAGTAACATTGAATAAGACGAAGATTGTTAAGTGAAATGAGAAGAGAAATTACAAAGGTGTAATTCATAAGATTGGAAAGGATGGATATAAAAATGAACAAATTTTTAATTGAAATTGAATGTGACGGAGATATTAATGTCGAAGGAATGGAAAATCTATTAAAAAATATGATGGATAATCAAGTTAATTGTACAGAAACGACAATTGTTGTGAGAGAAGATGAGTAAATGTGTATTTCATTAGAATTGGAGGAACAGATATGGAATTTTCAGAAATGGATGAAGTAAGAGTAAGAACTTATGGTGGTGCTATTGGCACTATTGAAAGGGTTATATATGAAATGGTAGATAGTAAGGAAACAGATAATGTATATTGCTATGAAATGGAAATCAATGGTAAACATGGAGTCATAGTCTATCCAGACGAGATTGACGAATAAAGCTGATTGTAGAATAGTAAATGCGTGTTTCATTAGAAGGTAGGTGAAGGATATGAAAGTAACAAAGAAATTAGAAGAATTGTTAGAAAAAGCATCTAAAAAACTTGATGCTGCACAAGATGCTAGAAGCGAAGTTATGGACTATCTTGAGGAGCATTATGGGATAGATACAAGAGAGGAATATGAAGAAATAGAAGATCAATGTACATGGTGCTATGGAATTGATAAAGATAGTGTAAGAAAATTGATTGAAAAGGCAAAATAAATTCGCATTTCTTTAGAAGATTGGAGAAATAAAATGAAATTTAATAAAGACGACAGAGTATTTCATAGAGGATTAAAAAGATATGGAATATATGTAGATGATGATTGGGCTTCCGATGATAGTTGTTATGTTAAGTTTGACAACGAGGATAATCCGGATGATGTATTGTGTGTATCGAAAAACTGGTTAGATAACGTAAAGGAGAAATAAAAATGGGATTAGAAGAGATTTTAAAAGAACTTGGAGCAGACATTCCCTTTGATGAGAAAGGAGATTTAACTTCAAATGGAGCTGACGCATATGAGAAGTTAATCAATGTAGTAACAGGATTAAATAGTATTGGTGCTATTCAAGAGAAACCAGATGACATTGAAAGTTATTGTGATGAAATAGTGAGATTGGGATTCTAATGAAACTAAGATTTCTTGGTATGATTGGAGGCAAAAAATCAATGGAAAATAAACCTTATGCAATAGCAGTACGAATTTATGAATTAAATGGAACAACGATGGCAGATATTAAAACTTCTCCCTGTGATGGTTTGAGAACAGAAACGATAACATGGACAAAACCAGACGAAAGAGAAAGATTTTATTATAATGGTTATACGTTGATTTATGATGAACGAATCAAAAATATAAAACCTTTTGAAGAAATTAAATAAGGAGTGAAGCGAAATGACAAACATTGAAAAGTCAAAAGAGGACGCACGGAACTTAAATGAACTCACGGATCATTTGATTAAATTACTTGAATCGGATGACAAGCGGTTCTCATTTGAATTTTGTGCAGGTGGCACAATGGAGATTTACGACAAAGAAAAAGAAATTGGGTATGCAGTTCATATTGTACCGATTGAATATGATGAGAACGGAAAAGCAATAAATTTATAAAGGAGACGAAATGAATTACTTAGAGTATATTATCTATCATAATTGTGATAAAGGCAGAATCGTAGTACGACACACACAAAGATTTTTCACGAGTTATGAAGAAGCGAAAGCAAATGCAGAACATTGGATAAAACAGAATTATCCGAATGAAGATGCAAACAATTTTGAAATATATGTTAAATAACGCAAAGGCAGTTAGGAGAATAAATACCTAGCTGCCTATTTTATTACAAGAAAGTGAGGAATGAACATGAAACAATTTGATTTACCTGTAGTAAATAATATACGAAAATCATTTTACGGAAAAGCGAAAGTAACAGAGTTAGACAATGGAGACATTGAGCTGACAAGCTACAATACAGTCGTTTGCAGAATACATAATGGAGTTTTTCAGAGATTGTGGAATGGGTATTCAGCAACGACAATGAGACATATCAATGCTTTTATTGGCTTCTATGGAATTGAAGGTGGAGGCAAAGCATGGTGGAACAGTTTAGAGATTGAATAAATTAAGGAGGAAACGAATTATGAGCAAATGGTTATATGATCCTGAAAAGGATTTACGGAATGGAAAAGAGTTTACTTATAACTTACCTATACATGAGAATGACACATTATTCAATGGTTTTACATATAGAGAAATCATGGATGTAATAGTTGCAAATTGTGGTCACAATGTCACAGAAGCACAATTTGATAAAGAGTTAAAGGATTTTCTTGATATGCGAATTGAAGAGATGAAAGAAAATCTGATGTTGTGCAAGGCAAATATGTTAAAAGAGATTAGAAAGTAAGGAGGAAATTATTATGCGTAAGATTCTTAACCCATGTAAATGTAAGGTATATACAAGATCGGGAAAAGAAGCAGATAAAAATGCATTTGTAAAAATTGAATACAATAATTCAAAGTTAAGTATTAGTGGTGTGGTTGCACCATTATCAAATGGAGATTGCCTTGGCTCTGCTGGTCAGTGCGTAGATGAAATCAGAAATGGAATTCCTACAGATGAATGGACAACAGAAATGCTTAATAAATTATGTGATATTTGGGACAGATGGCACTTAAATGATATGCGTCCATATTGTCCACATATGGAGGAGCTTGGGTGGGTTAAACATACACAGGATAAAGTGAAAATTGAAAAATGGACACTTACAAGAGAAGCCTCTCAGAAAAAGAAAGAAGCTGAGAACAGAGCATTAGAGTGTCTGAGAAATGGAGAACCATTTTATCTAACAAAAGATGAAATTGCATATGCAAATATGAAATATTCTATTGATATTTATAATGACGAAGACATAGAAAATAAATGTGGAAAGTTATATAAAGATGCGTATGAATTAAAAGAAAAAGATTGTTTAGGACACTCAAACACAGAATATAAAACAAGAGGTTGGATTTCATATAAAGATCATGAGTTAGGTTTTCTTAGTAGACCTTGCCCTGTATGTGGTTATAAATATGGAACTGCATGGAAAATGGAAGATGTACCTGATGAAATAATTAAATGGTTAGAAAGTTTACCTGAAACAAAGGTAAAACCAGCTTGGGTATAAGGAGGTAAAACATTATGTTGAAAATTGAAATTAAAACAGGTGGTGCAGCTTATAGTGATGATGATGTACTTACATATGAAGGTAGATATGAGTTGAAGAGAAACTTAACAGATATTGCACAGTTAATTACAAATGGATGTGATAGTGGTTACATCATGGATATTAACGGAAACAAAGTAGGTAACTGGTCGGTTGAATAACCAAATGAAAGAGTACTTTCATAGAAAGGTAAAAGGTGATAATTATGAAAAAATATGTAGTAATTTGTTATTCGGTTCACAATAAAGAAATTGCAAGCCATGATGCATTTGAAAATGAGGATGATGCATACGCATTTCTTGAAAAAGATGCACAGAATACTTACGAGGAAGAAATGAATAATTCTGACGAAGAAGGAAAAGAGCAGGTCGATTTTACAATAAGTGATGATGGTTCAGCATATCTTTCATCTCACGATGGAGAATATGAATGGACTTGGGAAGTTATAGAGGCATAAAGAATTAGCAATTTCATTTTAAGATTGGAGGAATGAGCATGGAAAATATTACAGTAAGAGAATGGGTAAATAAATTTAATAATAAAGAGTTTGAGTCTAAAAACAGAGCAGTTCAGTGTAATGCAGGTTGGTATGATTGGTTTTGTTCAGATGATGCGTTGGCTGGAAGATTAAAGAAGATGGGAAACATTATAAAGGATATTAAGAGTGATTACATTCTTGATAATTTTAGAGTATGGTTTAAAAATAATTGTCCTTGCTCTTATCCATTGTATGATGATTTTAGATTTGAACCAATAATGGAAAACGGAGAAGATTCAGATGATTTAATTCGTGATCAATTATATTTTGGAGTACAGTGTGGGCATCCATTTGGAAGTGAGCATATGTATAAAATATTTACAGCAAGGAATGGATACTCAGTTGAATTTAAATGTAAAAATAAAAAGGAAGTATTAAATGTAATTGAACAACTTGCAGAAGATTTTCAGAAAGAAATGGAGGTGTAAGTATGGTAACAGAAAATGGAATGGTTATGATGACTCTTAGCGAATATCAAAGCTTAAATGCAACAAAAAATAAAATAGAGGAACTTGAAAAGTCAAATGAAATGCTACGAAAAGCAATGTTACAGTTGACTGGTAAAGGCAATACAACGGATATTAAAGTTTCTCGTTCAGATTTTGTTAAAATGCACGATATGGCAGTGAACGAAATGTTTGAGACAAATAGTGAAGAGAACGATGTTTATGGACATAATATCACAGTACATTGGCATGGAATGTATTGCAGTTGTTCAGATGGAGCAACACCAAGTAATTATATAATTCCTGCAATAGTGGATTGTGATAACGAATTAGATTGGAAGGATGAATAGAAATGTTACAACTAACAGAGGATGGATACAAATTTATAAGCGAGAATGGAATTGAGTATGATATTCTCGAAGGTGTGACAATTGGTGTTTCGCCACGAAAGACAAGTGATATGATATTTATTCTGCTAAACAATGCAGATTATAACGTAGAAAATCATTTTGTTGGATATTTATTTGGCGCATGTTTGTTTTCTGAAAGAGAAACTGAATATGAAGAAAGCATTGCAGAACTTGTAGATAAATATGAAAAAGAAAATGGATTGGAGTGATTGTTTATGAAGTATAAAATAGGCGATAAATTTATGATAGAAATGAGAACTGGTTTTCTACTAAATAGTTTCGTTAGAAGAGAAATTGAAATTACAAAAATAATTGGTAATCTCCTATGGTTCAAATATGAGTTACCTAATGGTGGTTACAGGGAAATGTTTGGTTATGAAAAAGATTTAGATGGAATGATCATAACTGAATAAACAAGAGTTTCAAGGCAAGATTGGAGGAAAATAAATATGCTAAAAGAAAATTTAATAAAATGGTTTAATTATTGCAACGCAATAGCAGAAGATATTGTGGAAAATAATAAATCGAAAGAAATACAAGAGTACGCACAAAAGTTTGCAGAAATTGAAAGTCCTTTGGTTGGTGGTACTGATGCAGATTGGATTCGCATTAACGCTGGGGATATTTATATATTCTTATGTGACGATGGGCAAATTGGTTATCAAGTTGACCCATTAGCTGAATACGGTGGAGAACTTATTGATATGTGGAATTGTTCAAAAGATGATTTTATAAAAGAAATCTTATCGTTAGAAAATGCACCAATTATTAGAGATGGAGTTACTTTCTTTGAATCAGAAAAATCTGTTGATGAGCCACCTATGTATATGCCAATGAAACGATGATTTACTGAGTTTAGAGGAGAGTAGATAAAAATGTTTAGAAGAAAAGCAAAATGGATTTATTGGAGAGAAAAAGGAATAAAGCAATGCAAATGCTCGAAATGCAAAGTATCTTACGGTTGTATGGATACACCATACTGTCCTAATTGTGGTCGGAAAATGGTTGGAGCCATAAAAGGCAAAGAAGTTTGAATCGAAAATTTGAAGTGAAAGCGAGGTATAAAAATGTTAAGTGAAGATTTTAAAGGAAAAAGATGTGCAGGGTGTAGACAATGTGTTCATGCAAATTATGATAAAATGAAGTGCTATCCTAATTCGGGAGATTGCAAGAAAGAATACGATTTGACAGAAGAAGATTTTCACACAGAAACAAGATGTGATTTTTTCAAAAGTAAATAAATCTATTGAATCGGGAGCTACTGTATATTATTAAATAGAAATTTATGATATAATAAAAGAAAATGAAAACGGAGGTAGATAATATGTTAGGTTCATTATTATTTTTGGGAGCTTTGGGAATTAGTGGAATTCATTGTGGTGTAGAAAATTATCAGATAAAGAAAGAAAGTGCAAAATTTGACAAAAATGGAAATATAACATATTTTGATCGAAAGGGTCAGGATTATATAAATCATGAAAAAGTTTATAGAAGTACACAATATGACAAAAATAACCAAGAGCATCATCAGACTATTGGTGTTAATAGTGGAATAGTATATCATGACGATTATGATGATAGATCAAAATGGAAAAGAGATATGTCAAATGACAATAAAAGAAATGCAATTGAATATGGATACCCTGTTTACGAAAATTATGACCCTAGATTTAATAAATTTGTAACAACTGAAATTGCAACAGGGAAGGTTATTGCTTGTATATTCCGAGATCAGTATAGCAAAGAATGTAGAAAATTTTATGTACATGATGATATGATTAATAAATATGGACAGTGTGCATATAACATGTCATCACCTAATGATTTCGGTGTAATTATTACAGAAGAAGAATATAATAAAATCAAGTCTGCTGGAGTATCACCAACTTTTAGTCTTGTTCCAAATATGGAAGTATATAACCAATTAACGAAGTTAACTGATAAATTAGCAGATGAGGCATATGAAGCAGATGTTAGAAAATATTGGGGAACGGTAGGTAATAAGGCAGATGAGATAATAGAAAACTATTATAAAACAAAATATGGTTCAGATTATCAAAATCATATGAAAAAATAATTAAACTAAAAGGTTATTATAAACTGAATAAGCAGGGGGTGGAAATGTGCTCAAAAGATATTATTGAGTTACTGAATGATGTTATGTAAAATGAAGGAATTGATGTATATATTAAAATATAGAATAAGTCAATTAAATGGAAACTGGTAAAATTGTAAAAGAATTACGGTATTAAATAATAGATTCATTGGAAAAAAGGGAACGAGGACTGAAGATATATCAGTCCTCTTTTTGATGTAATTTTGGATCATCTGTGCGTCCAACAAGATAGTCAATAGAAACATCAAAGTAATCAGCGAGTTTAATCAGCATATCAAGACTTGGTTTTTTGTTTCCATTCTCAAAATTACCAATAGTTCCTCTTGTAGATTCAATTTCTTTACCAAGCTGCTCCATAGTAAGACCATTAGAAGTTCTCAATTCCTTTAGTCTTTCAGAAAAACTTGGAAAAAAGAAGAAAAACATAACATCACCTCTTGACATAAGTATTCAAATAGAATACAATAATGATGTATTCAAACGGAATACATAACTGGAAAGGAGATAATTATGAACCAGCTAAAACAAATCCGTTTGGAAAATAAATGGACTCAACAATATGTGGCAGATAAAATTAGTATTACAAAATCTGCATATTCAAACATTGAGAATCAGAATAGAAGTCCATCACTAAAAGTAGCCATTCAATTACAAAATTTGTTTGGTCTATCAATTGAAAAACTGTTGGAAAATAAGAATAGCAACCCTACACCGACAAAAGTTTAGAAGTTGCCATTCCACCCAATTTGAACTTAGTTCAAAGTCAATTATATTCTATCGTACTTTCTGGACTATTTCAAGTCAATTTTCCAAAAGAATTGCACCTTGAAAACTGAATAGCAGATCGGCTATCTGTAAAAGCTGTCGTGAGGGAGTTGAAATACTCTCGATAATGTGCGAGCAAAATGGAGAATAAAACATTAGAACATTATCAACAAATTTATATAAGAAAGGAAGATACGATATGAAAGAAGTATTAGAAACAAGAAATGAAATTGAAATTTTTAACAATGAAAATTTCGGACAGATTAGAACTATTGTGATTGATGGAGAACCTTGGTTTATTGGAAAAGATATTGCGATTGCACTTGGTTACTCCGATCCAAAAGATGCATTGAAAAAGCATGTTTATACTGAAGATAAAGAGGTATTTCAAAAGGGGCGTTTTGCCACCTTAGAAAATATTGATAAATTAAGCATCCCAAATAGAGGAATGACATTTGTTAATGAGTCTGGTTTATATTCGTTGATTTTTGGAAGCAAATTAGATTCAGCAAAGCAGTTTAAAAGATGGGTAACATCAGAGGTTCTTCCATCAATCCGAAAGACAGGTGGTTATGTTGCAACTCAATCTAATAAGGTAGAAACAATGCTTGAAGATATGGGATGTAATATGAAAGTTGTGTATGCTCAGATTAACAATATGGAAAATATGTTAGGTGAGCAGACAGAAAAGTTAAATCAGGTTGTAGATAATATGACATTAACTACAAGACAGCAGCAGAGAATTTATAAAGCTGCAAAGGACAGAATTAACAATTTACTCGGTGGAGCACATTCTAAAGAATATAAAGCAAATTCGAAAAGCTATTTTATTAATCTTTGGAATGGCTTGAAGAGTAAATTTGGATGTGGCAGTTCATACAAGGATCTGAATCCTATTTACTTTGATGATGCAATGAGATTTATTCAGAATTGGATTTACGAAGAGAACTAAGCAATACATATCATGAGTGCTGACAAGAAGCATTCAGCTTGTTCTATACTTCTCAAGTCAAAAGAAGTAGTGTATAATAATAAAGGTAGTCTAAAATCGAAAGAGATTAGATAGAGGTTGAGGTTTATAGCAAGTTACTTATGGTAACGAATGGAAAATAATTTCCAATGAATCCAAGTTTTCTTTTGAAACAGAAAGGAATTATTTTATGAAATATGCAAATAGATTAACTGATGAAGAATTAAGAGAAGTATATGGCTTATTTATTGATTCAGACGGAAAAATCAATGAACTAAATATTACAAGAGATGAACGTTCTATTGGGCTTGAGGGATATGTAGAGATTCCTGAAATTGAAGAAGAGAGACTAAAAGAAGACCCGAATGCAACTATTATCATTGATGATGATTATGAAATTACAGATTATGATGTCAAAGTATATCACCATTCAGGTAATTGTACGCCAGATTATAGAAAATGGATGTATAACAAATTTGGTGATGAATATGCAAGAGATTACTTATTTAATGACTAAGAAATCTAAGTTTCATGCCAAGAAGGGAGTAATAATGGGTAGAAGTATTTATTTTACAAATAGAGAATTACAACAACTTAGAAATTATGTGTTTGAAGCAGTTGATATTTTAGGTGAAGCATCAGAAACATATGAACAGGTGGACAAAGATATGGAAAATGGACTAGGTTCTGCTTTGCGAAAATTGTACAAAGGATGCAATGGTGAGGTGAAATATGCTAAATATAAAACAAAACGAGATTCTTAATAGTAGGTAGACAATATAATAATTATGTTGGAAGTGAAATTTAACTTTCAAAGGTGATGATTTTATAAAAAAGACCGAAAAATTTGAAATTATTAGATGGTATATAAAACACAATATCAATATTACAAAAACAATAGATATAAATTCTATAGATAGACTAAGAGAACTTGAAGAAATCGTCAGAACAAATAAAAATGTTTTTGGCGAAGTATCAAGATGTTATCAATGTACATCTGATGGAAAGAGTTTTTGTAATAGATGTGCAAATTGTGTAGAATGGCATTGGAATTCTGACATTCCTGATGATGAATGTGTAGATAATTATAGATTTAGATATCAATATTGGAAAACATTTTATGATATTGAGAATGAGAAATAACTGGAAATTCGACTTTCAAAGGAAGGTGATATAAATGAAATTTAAAGTAGGAGATAGAGTATTTCACAAAAATTTAAGATTATTTGGTACATTTGTTGGATATGCTTGGGAATCGAATGAAGAAGCTGATGTAGATTTTGAAATGGAAGATGGATATGTAGAACAAAGACATGTTTCCATAAATCAATTAGATAAACAGCCGAGTGATGAAGAAATCGGGAAATTGATAGCAAGATATAATAGTGGCATTAAAGAGAAGAAGTAAAAGATTGAGGTGATGTAGATGGTAAATATGACACTTAAAGAACTGGTAGAATATGAAAGTACATTAAATAGTTTGCAGCAAGAATATGAAGGAAAATTGAGTAAATTATACGGAGAATCCGATACTTCAAGTGAAAAGAGGAGACTAACAATTGTTTTGAATCTTATTATTGAAGAAAGACAGAAAGTAAATCGTCAAAAATATAAACCAGTGTAGTAAATGACGATTTCAAATGGATTTTTTGGATTGATTAGTCATATAATATATTAGAAATTATTGAAAAATGGAGGTAATTGTATGTTTACACTTAATAAAGGAATTAATTATGTAACAATGAAATGGTATATGGAGAATTTAAAAGAGAAAATTGATATCCGTGATGTCAATATTGCAAACTATAATACAACTGAATTAGAAAATGTTATCAAAGATATTATATCTAATATTAGTATTGGTAATATTGCTGTCACAGAAAAATATGTGGTGGTAGAAGGAAGAAAACGTATTTATGCCATTAATGCTTTTATTGATGGTAAAATCAAATTCTCAAATAAATATTATACAGAGTTATCAAAAGAAGAATTTGATATTTTCAATAATTATGAATTAGGAATTTTTGTTGGATAATTCAAAAGAAAAATTGCTTTCTTGCTGAAAGCAAATCAAATACAGAAATAAGTATTAGAAGCGAAAATTAATCGCTTCTTTTTTAATACAGAAAAATGAGGTGACGAAAAATGAATATGGGAAATCCAAAAAGAGTGTCAAGATTTATATGTTGTAAACATTTAGGAGAGAATTATATAGGATCTGGCATACAGAGATATGGACATCAGAGAGAAAAATTTCATTGCAAGGATCTATTTTGTTTGCAATGTAACGAAATTACAAAAAATTTAGAAATTCGATGGTGTGATGATTATTTGGAAGTATATGAAATGGCTCAACAAATTAGATCATGCTATTATACAGATAAAATGGAGAATAATAATGATAGAAAGGTGGTTGATGAACATGTGTTATAAAGCAGAAGTTCAAAAGCGAAACGAAGAGAAGTTAAACAAAATGTTGAGAAACGAGAATGTTCCTGATTTTATTCAAGATTATTTTTTATCTATTTCGAGCAGAGCAGCAAGAATAAATTATTGGACAACTATTCGTAACACATTGAATTGGTTAATTGAAAAGAAATATATTGAATGTAAATCAATATCTGATATTTCACCTGAAATATTAGATAAGGTAACGGATTCAAAAATTATTAGATATTTAGATTATTTAAAGGAGACTGGAATTAAACTTAGTACATTAGTCACAAAGAAAAACCAGTTGAGTAGTTTCTGGCAGTGGATGAAAGATCGTCATTATTGCAAGGACAATATAATACAGTTAATCAAATCAAATGAATATAAAGCAGTAAAGACAAATCGTATGAAAATGCAGAAAATGCCTTTGTATGAAGATATCCAGGAGATGATTGAAAAAATAAACCATAAACCAGATGAGTTCATTAGAATTAGAAATATGTGTGTCCTTAGAGTTTTGCGTGGTACTGGTTTAAGAGAGTCAGAGTTAGCAAATCTTGATTTAGGGGATATATATTTAGATGAAAAATTTATAGATGCATATCATGTAAGACCGTATTCGCTTGTAACAAGTAAAGGAACTTATGATTATTCAGATGAAGCTAAAGATATTGTTTATTTAACAAAAGATGCAATTTCAGCTTTAACCGAATGGATTGAATACAGAAATACACTTGATTTTATTATTGACAAAGATGCATTATTTCTTAATAAAAATGGAAAGCGTATGAATGAAGATAACATCAAAGCAATGTTTAGAATCTACAGTGGTGGGAAATTAACACCGCACATGATGAGACACGAATATACAACAGTTCTTCAAAGAGAATCAAACGATCCTACATTTGTTAGAGAACAAGGCAGATGGAAGTCAAACGCAATGATGAATAATGTGTATGATTCAGGAGCTAGTAGATCCGCAAGTGTTTTGGAGAATATGTAAACGACACTATTTATTGGTGTCGTTGTCAAACTTAGATACTTCATTTGTTACAAGATTACGAATCCAACCAGAAAGAGATCTACCATCTGCCGTTGCAATTTTTGCAGCTCTTTCTTTTACATCTTTAGAAAGAACTACCATAACCCTTGTGTTTTCATCTTTGATTTTTCCTTGTGGCATAGTAAGTATCTCCTTTATTAATATAAGTTGATTATAAGTTGTTGCAAACTATATGTCAATTATTTTTAAAAAATGACATAAACCTATTGACAAGTTGATGACAACTTGCTATAATGCAAACTATCAAAGGTAATCCAAAGTACATAAACACAAAAGAGAGGAGGAGTACATATGGATTTACAGAGATACGACATAATAAAGGCAAAAATTAATTATGAAGGAAATTCAGTACAAACGAATGAAAGACCTTATGTAATAGTAAGTAATCCATTGGGTACAAAATATGCTCCGATTATAACAGTGATGCCTTTGACAAGTAAGATTAAAAAGACAAACATGCCTTGTCATGGATGTATTCAAGCAAATGAAAATAATGGATTAACATTATATTCTATGGCATTAGGTGAGCAGATCACAACAATCTCAAAAGATGAAGTGATCTCAAAAATTGGAACTATTACTGATGATAAAAATAAAAGAATGGTAGATAAAGTATGTTTTAATTCTTTATTTTTTGGAACAGACTACAAGCTTGAGGAGGTAATGGCATAATGTATGTAGATAAGGAAGTAGCAAAAAGGATAATTGATGAGGCTCCTGGTAAAATATGGATAGATTCATTTAATGGTATTACCTTTATTCATACAAGACCAAGACAGATAACTGTTGACGAAGGAAAGAGAATAATAAATAAGGCAAACACAATTGATTATCAAGATAATGATTTCTTTGGATTGCTTTCGCTGGATGGAGTGCAGGAATTTATTGTGCATAATATTAAGTTTCCTCAACATTCCAATGATATTTGCAAGTCCTGAAAATTGGACAGTCAATATAATATAATGCAAACAAAGAATGAAAAGAACGCTTTAATTGAAAAACTTAACGCAACAAAAAAGTTAGTAAACAGAAAAATTTGTTGCATTAACTTTTGCAGAAGAAAATGCGAGCCGCTATTTTGGCATGTAAACAATTAAGCATTTTTCAACAGTTTTAATCGAATTATATCACATAAAATACCAAAAAAACAGAAAATACAATGTTGAATGTATTAGAAAACCTTTTGATTTTGCACTGAGTTTTTCATTTAAGGAATAAAAAGAACGTATGTACGAAAAAAAGTAATTGACAAATACGAACATATGTTCTATATTATTCTTATAAAAAATAAATATTGCAGTCTAACAAAATACAAACGGTATTGGCGTACCTCTTTTGATAGACTGCAAAGTAACACATATAGCAGAATTAAATTCCGCTTGATATTATTGTACATAGATTTTATTAGAAAGTCAAGTTTTTAAACAATCAAGCATTTCTGCTAAATATTTCATATTTTACAATTTTAATTAAGAAAATTATAGGACTATCGCCAAGCGGTAAGGCACAGGACTTTGACTCCTGCATTCGCTGGTTCGAATCCAGCTAGTCCTGTTATATAATTTTACACTAAATCAAAAAAGAAAGAGGAGTGATAATATTGGCACAATATGTTATTACAGATGGTTCTCGTTGGATTATGAAAGATAAAAATGGGAAATTTGTTCCCACATCTTGCGAACCGCTGGCTGATGTATTTGGTAATAAGGAAGTTAATTCGGTGTATCAAAACAATTTGCCGAAGGCATTGAAATCGGTCTTTCATATCGAGAAGATTGATAAGCCTCCAAAGTTGGTAAAGCAAATTACACATGCGGAAGTACAAGAGAATACAGAAACGGTGTCGGTTGCAGAAAATATCCAATATTGGGTAGATAAGGTATCTGGTTTGAATGGACTTGCTGCTGAAGCATTACATAGAAAAGAAGAATTGATTAATCAGTTAAGTGAAGTTGATAAGGAACTTTGCGATATTAATCATTACATAGAATTTTGCAACTTAAATGCAGCTCAGGGTTATAAAGCATACAAAATGATCAAGGATCGGAGAATAAAGAGACGAAGTATTAAAAATGAGTTGGATGTTCTTAGTATTATTCTTGGAAAGAAAATATCTGAATCTGTCAGTGATGAATTACAAAAGATGATTAACGGATTAGATGGAAGAAAATATGAGCCAAGAGTAATGAATGAGTTATTCGATTTCTAAATGAGGTGATAAAAATGATTTGTAGAGATTGTCGTATTCCAATGCAAAATATAATGTCATTTTCATCGGACAAGCATGAAAAGTTTTGCAGGTGTCCGAAGTGTTTTGGAGAAACCAAGCACACAAAAATCAAAGATGATGACTTAGATTTTGTAGAAGTATTACATAGGGAAATGAACAGGAAATAATGTAAGGTGGTGTATCAAGTGAACAAAATAGAACTTAACAAAGAACAACTCGCCATAATTGATGAGTATTGTTGCGATGGGATGAAGAAACTAAAGAAGTTGTGCGATCCAATTATTATGAAAATTGGTGGGATTAGTGAAAAGGATCACGATGATATTTACAGTTTGGCGCAGTTTCTTCTATATAAAAGTGTGAAGAATTATGACAAGGATAATGCAAATGGAGCTTCATTTAAGACATTTCTTTACAATATTCTTAGTCGAAGAATTTATGCTACTTATATCAGAGATAAGAACCGTCAGTGCCGAAGCAACACGAGAATCGGTAAGAATGGAGAAGTGATATTCATTCCAGATGTTTCGCTTGATGCAGCTACAGAAGAAACACAAGATATTAAAGAAAAAATTGCATCAGATTATAACGTAGAGGATGCGAGTGAATTTGATTTTACGGTTGATGAGAATGTTGAGAATTTTATGTCGTCATTAAGTAATATTCAAAGAAAAATACTTGAAATGAAAATGAAAGAAATCCCAACTGATAAGATTAGGTCAGAATTAGGGATTTCAGCAGCTAGGTATGCAAAAGAAATGGAATCTATCAAACTTAATGAAGGACTGTTAGTGTTTACGAAGAATAGAAAAGAATTTATCGAGGAGGATATGCATATGGAAGAAAGAGTAATGGGAATTAGCGAGTCTGAAGGATATAGAATGGATAAGTATTCTATGTTTTCTTTACTTGATATGAAGAAAACAGGTGATATTAACTGTAAGTATATCTTACAGAGAAAGCCTTTTCAGTGGAGTAACGAGGAGAGAAACAGATATATTTGCAGAATTCTTTCTAATCTTCCAATTCCAGAGATTATTCTTTGTGAACAAAATGTAAAAGGCATGACGATTTCTCATTTGATTGATGGATTACAACGTTTGTCATATGCTGAAGCATTTAAAGAGAATCATTTCAAGGTTGGAGAGACAGGAGCTGAGAGGCATTTAATTCAGTATAGAGAGTACATTCATGATGAGAACGGAAATAGAGTTCTTGATGAAGATGGTATCCCAGAATTTGAATTAAAGGTGTGTGATATTGTTGGAAAATCATATAAGGATTTGCCTGATGAATTGAAAAAGAGATTTAATAATTTCAATATCAATGTTACAAAATTTTTTAACTGTACAAATGAACAGATTGCCGACCATATTCGAGATTACAACAATCACTCAGCTATGAATAATGAACAGTCTGGAATTGTATCAATCTCAACCGATACTGCAAGAAAGATCAAGACAATCACTGAGAAGTGTGGATTTTTAAAGAATTGTGGTAAATACACCACTACAAACAGGATCAAAGGTAAACTTGATAGAATGGTTGCAGAGATGATTATGTTGCTTTTCCATCCGAATGATTGGAAATCTAATGTAAAAGCTACATATAAATATCTTGACGAAAATGCAAAGCAAGAAGAATTCGATACATTATCTTCTGAATTGGATATGCTTGAATCAGTGATTGAGAATGCTGGCGATGATATCAATGCAATGTTCACTACTACATATACTCCAATGTGGGTTGCAGTATTTCATAATTTCCTTACAAGCGGTAAAGATTTACATAATTTTGTTGATTTCTTAAATGCATATAATAGTGAACTTAAAGATACAGAAGTTAATGGTGTTTCAATGGCAGATTTTAAGGATCAGCAGTCGAAGAAAAAGGCAACTATTACAGGTAAGGTTGATTTGCTTATTCAGCTTATGAATGACTATTTACATATTAATACAACCGAAACAGAGAATGATAATACTGAACTTTCAGATGATACAATTCTTAATTTTGTGAAAGAAAATTATAAACCAGATGCAAATGAAGATGATATTAGTTTTTATTCTGATTTAGTTGATGATTGTGTAAAAATTGATGAACCTGTATATAAAGAATGCCATGCAGCATTAATTACTCTTATGGCATATGCTTGTTCACAAGACAAAGATCAAGATTTTGAAAAATGGATTGATAATTACAAAACTAAGTCTGATTTTAGCCCATCGCAAAAGACCAATTTTACATATATGAAGAGAAGTTTTGATAATTATCTAAATGTATAACAGAGAATAATTAAGTAAGAAACAGAAATTAGAAATCATCTTAGGACAATCCTCCGATTACATATGTCACTTCTGACAATTCTTAAATGTTATTTTTGAAAGTATAATTTCTGTTTATATATAAAGCGGATTAGTGTAATGGTTTAGCAAGCAGAGCTTTGACCTCTGAGGTAAGAGTTCGATTCTCTTATCCGCTGTTATGGATCATTAGCTCAGTGGTTAGAGCAGTCGGCTCATAACCGAAAGGTCATAGGTTCGAGTCCTATATGATCCATTATAAATTAAAGAAAGGAGAAATAATATGTCATATTGGACTTATAACTTCTAAATTAAGAAAATTCATTATTGATGGAGATATTGGAAGTGAAGTAGATAAACTTGCCAAAATTTTTAGACCTGATTTAGAAGAAGATGAGATTATCACAAAAGAGCGTTGGATTTTACTGATGCTGTTGATAGTAGTTATTCAATTGACAACGTAATTGAGTTAAAAGAATTATTTGACCTTATTTTGTATGATTCGCATAAATTAGGATATGAAGTATATATCGTGGTTTCTGCGAATGAGTATGAACTAGCTGCTGATATGAATTGTTTAGATGTTGCCGAAGGTAAATATGTAACATTTGATGAATATGATAATTTTAAAAAGTTCATTATCAAGAGCAGAGAAAAGAAAAATAAGAGATATAAAGAAAAAGAATAGGAGATGTAGATATGGCAAAATTAGAAGGATTTACAAAAGTAGCAGTCGTTAAATATGGAATGTGTCTAACTCCGTATTATTTTGCAATTTATGATGATGGCAATGACTATCAGATTGGAGATATGGTTTTGTTTAGCGATTCATCTAACCCTAATAAAATTAATGAAATTATTTCTGTAGAAGAATTTGCAAATAGAACAGGTAGAAATATTACAGCAGAGGTTATTGGAAAAGTAGACATTTCTGCTTATGAAAAGCGTGTTGAGCAGCGTAAGAAAAAAGAACAATTAAAGAAAGAGCTTCAGAAGGAACTCGATGAGAGTATTGCACAAGTAAGAATGAAACTTATGCGGAGATGTTGAAACAGTATAAAAGTTTGTAGGAGTTGAAATTATGAATCTTGAAGAAGAAAATATAAAATTAAAAATGGCATTGTTAAATATGATTGAACAGTTTTATGAATGGAAAATCACCATAGAAGAAGCAAGAAAATATAATATCAAATGCAATCCAGAAAACGATTATGTTAATTGTTATTTTCATTTATTTGAATCTGCTGGTGAAAAGGCATGGCAATTACTTGGGTTAAAAAATCCAATTGTAACTGTAGAAGATTTGTGGAAATTAGAAAAAGAATTAAGAAATAAATATAAGAATTGTAAAGTATGAAAACTAAAATAATAGTTAATCATATATAAAATGTAGCTAAAAAGATACAATCATACTAATTTTAAGGAGAAGATATGAAGTTTAAAGGAATTGAGTTGAAGAACAATACAGAGGCAGAATTATTTATAGCTATTGAAATTGTTAATATTAATAACGAAGAAGAATTAAAAAAATATGGCAAAAAATTAATGAAAAACATATATGATATTCTGAATTATGATAATTGTTATCCTTATATAGAATTTTTAGATTATAATCTTCCGAATGTTCGCTGTGAGGAAATTACATTCGATAAAAAAGGTGTCGAACTTTTAACAACTATCTATAATGATATTATAGAAGCGAATTTGCAAAATATAAATGTTATGATTGGTGTTCATATTGATGATGGTGAATGGTTTAAAAGAGAAGATGGTTCTGAATATAATGAAGATGTTGTTACTTTGGAAGAGTTTTTAAATAATATTGAATATTAAAAATAGCAATCTAATCTTTCTTTTGGTTATAGAAACAATAAGAAAGGATAAAAATGATGAAAAGAGAATTAGAAGAACTGAATAATAAATATAAAGAAGCATGTATGGAAGATACTAGAAGAGAACTGGTTTTAAAGCTAGAGCGATTTATTGACAACGATACCATTCCAGTAATTGGCGATGAGTATATTATGTACTGGAGATAAAACAAGAAATGTGGTTTTCAAGTGAAGTGAAGTTTGGAGGTGAAATCGTGAAGAAAGTGTCAGGATATATTAGTGTTAGAGCATTAGGAACTTATAATTATGAATTTTATGTTGATGATGATGCAACGGATGAAGAAATCGAACAGAAAGTAGCAGAGTATGAACAGCTTAGTCATTGGCACGATGTAGAAGAAGGATATGAGACTTATACTGAAACGAGATATAGAAAAAGATGAATGTTTTGCTTCAAGTGAAAGGAGATAACAATGTATAGAGTCGAATGGTTAGATTTTGACGGAGAAACTAAGACAGCTAGAGGATTTAAAACAAGTGAAGAAGCACATGAATGGATTAGAACACATCATTTCGATGATTCTGAGTTTCCTATGGTGTTTTATGATGGAAAGTAAAAACGAGAAAAGAAATTTCTCTTTCAAATGGAGGTAAAATGTAATGAAAACAGGAGATACTATAGAACTTATAGAAGATACAAGCTTTTATAAAAAAGGTAGAAAAGCTCATTTTATAAAAAAATCCGATAGAAACCATAATAATATAGAAATTGTATGGTTTGGAGAAGAACATGCATACAAGGAATTTGGAGATGTAGACGAGTATCCAATTAAGTTGTTTAAAAAGGTTGATGCAGAGTAATTATTAATGTAGGAAGAAAATTCGGATTCAAATGGAGGTAAATGGTGTATAAAGAATTAAAACAAAACGAAAACTTTAATGATACATATTCATCATGGATCATTGCTTATTGTTTAGATACTAATTCGTTTTTTATTACAAATCAGAGACATTTCTTTTGGGAATATGACACAGAGTTTTTACGAGAAAGAGATGCTATTGATTATTTTAGAAACCATATAGACGAATTTGCACGAATTAGAAAAGATATTCTTGCGAATTCAGGAGGCTGGAAGTCAAATAGTGATATTTTTTTAGAAAATACACAAGAACGATTTCCAATATAACAGGAAGAAATTCACGTTTCATAGGAAATTTTGGAGGTTAAGACAATGACAATTGAGCAAATTAAGGACAAATTAAAATCAAAAGAGTATGACTTCCTGAGAACAGATAAGAATTTGGGTGACAATATCATTATCTTAACTCTTGGTGGAAGTCATGCATATGGAACTAATAATGAGGGTAGTGACTTAGATATTCGTGGTTGTGCTTTAAATAGCAAGATGCAAATTCTTACAAACGAGAATTTTGAGCAGTTTGTAAATAATGAAACAGACACGACTATTTATGCATTTAATAAGTTAGTTGCTTTATTAAGCAATACAAATCCTAACACAATTGAGATGCTTGGAAATAAGCCAGAACATTATTTCTATGTATCTCCTATTGGTCAGGAACTTATTGACAATGCACATTTATTCTTATCAAAAAGAGCTTGTCATTCATTTGGTGGATATGCGAATCAGCAGCTCTATAGATTGAATCAGAAAGCAGCACATCAGATGTCTCAGTCAGAATTGGAGAAACACATTTTAAAGACGCTTGAATTTATGCAGACAGATTTTACAAAGAAATACACACCATATTCAGATGATTCAATGAAGTTATATATTGATAAGGCTGTACAGGAAGGATATGACACAGAGATTTTTATGGATGTGAACCTTACTCATTATCCATTGAGAGATTATTGCTCTATGTGGAATGAACTTCAGAACACAGTTCGTCAGTATGGAAAGATTGGTAAAAGAAATGAGAAAGCTATTGAGCATGGTAAGATTGCAAAACATTCAATGCATCTCATTCGACTTTATATGATGTGCTTAGATATTCTTGAAAAAGAGAGAATAATCACATATAGAGAAGATGAACATGATTTGCTTATGGATATTCGTAATGGTAAATATCTCGACAGCAACGATCAGCCAATTCCTGAGTTCTTTGAAATGGTAAATGACTATGAGAAGAGATTGGATTATGCAAAGAAAAATACTAATCTTCCTGACAATCCAGACTACAAGAAAATCAATGAGTTTGTTGCAAGTGTAAACGAAAGGGTGGTTAAGGGTGAAATCTAAATTAAAAATTAAAATCCCATCTGGTGCAAATGAGATTATTCATACACTCCAAGATAAAGGATATGAAGCATATTTAGTTGGTGGATGTGTTCGTGATAGCATTCTGAAAAGACCAATTCACGATTATGATATTACAACATCTGCTACACCTGATGAGATGATGGAAGTATTCAAAGGTAAAAGAATTATTGAAACTGGCTTACAGCATGGAACAATAACAATTGTCATTGATGGCGAACCATACGAGGTAACAACTTACAGAATTGATGGTAATTATTCTGACAATCGCAGACCAGACAAAGTAACATTTACACGAAGCCTTGAAGAAGATTTAAAGCGTAGAGATTTTACAATCAATGCAATGGCATACAATGATGAAGTTGGTCTTGTAGATCCGTTTAATGGCATGGAAGATATTAAATACCACAAGATTAGATGTGTTGGCAGAGCAGAAGACAGATTTTCAGAAGATGCATTAAGAATTTTACGTGCTATTCGATTTGCCTCACAGTTGGGATTTGTCCTTGAACCTGATACAGATTGGAATATCTCTAAAATGTATAAGAATTTGGAGAATATATCTATTGAAAGGATCAATAGTGAGTTCTGTAAAATTGCTGCATCGAGTGATTTCTGTGTACAAATGGTCTTATATCACGAAGTATTCTCATTGTTCATTCCTGAAATTAAAGATATGTTTGGCTTTCAACAGAATAATCCATATCACATGTATGATGTATGGAATCATACAGTACATGCAGTACAAGCTTATGAATGTGATTGTGAACCCGACTTGAACCCAAGAGATTTGATTACATCATTGGCTGTATTTTTTCATGATATTGGAAAGCCACATTGTTATCAAGATGGCGAGGATGGTATTAGACATTTCAAAGGTCACGGAAGAGTAAGTGCTGATATGACTGATACAATTATGAAAAGACTTCGTTTTGATAATGATACAAGAGAAAAAGTAGTGCAGCTTGTTTATTATTATGATGCAACTTTTGAGGTAGGAAAGAAATATGTCAAGAGATGGCTTAGTAAAATTGGAGAAGAACAGTTCAGAAGGTTATTAGATGTTCGTAGAGCTGATATTAAAGCACAAGCAGACATTAATCAGGAAACAAGATTACAGAAGATTGATAATATCGAATACATTTTAGAAGAAGTCTTACAAGATGATGAATGTTTTTCTCTAAAGGATTTAGCAGTTAATGGTAAGGATTTAATTACTATTGGATATAAGCCAGGAAAAGAAATTGGTGAGGTATTAAATAATCTGTTGGATTCAATCATTAGTGGAGAATATATAAATGAGAAAGAAAAATTATTAGAAATAGCAAAGAGGAGATTATATGGTTAAATTATTCACACACACAGATCTTGATGGTATAGGTTGTGCAGTTTTGGCAAAACTTGCATTTGGTAAAGATGTAGATATTTCATACTGTGATTATGATAACATTGATTCAAATGTCAGGGACTTTATTGATAGTGAAACAGAATTTGATATGTGTATTATTACAGATATCAGAGTAAATGAAGATACAGCGAAAATTATTGATGACAGATTTGATAATTTCTATTTATTAGATCACCGTCCAATAGCTCTAGGACTTGATAAGTATCTTTGGTGTTCTGTGACTATCGAGTATGAAGATAAGGAGCTTGGAGTTATTAAAACCAGTGGAACAGAAATGTTTTATTATTGGTTAATCGAGAATGGTTATTTGAAAGATTCAGATATATTAAGAAGATTTGCTGAACTTGTGAGAGATTATGACACTTGGAGATGGTCAGAACTTGGTGAAGATGGTGTTATTTGTAAGCAGGTGAACGATTTACTATATCTGTATGGTCGAGACGATTTTATTCATTGGTGCGTTACCGAGATACGTGGTGAAATATTCCCATTATTATCTGCTAAAGATGAGGTTGTTCTAAAGATTAAGCAGGATGAAATTGATAAATATATCGAAGAGAAGAACGAAACTATGTTTACCAGTCCTATGTGTGGTAAGGTTTGTGGTTTTGTATTTGCAGATAGGTTTGTTAGTGAATTAGGTAATAGACTTTGTAAAATGCATCCTGAAATTGATTTTGTGGCAATGATTGATATTGATGGTTGTACGGTATCTTATAGAACAGTTAAAGAAGATATTGATCTTGGTAAAGACGTAGCAAGTTTATTTGGTGGTGGTCATCCAAAAGCTGCTGGTTCAGAATTTAGTCAGAGTATTAAGTTGAAAGTTATTGAGGAAATCTTTAAATAGTGAGGTGAAATAAATGTTTTTAAGTGACACAGATAAAACTGGATATCCAGTTGGTACATTTAAACTTGGTCAAAAAATATATCATATTAAGGACAAGGAACACAGATTTAAATTTCATAAAAAGTGTGAATATTGTGAAAGTACAGGACGTGTATTGATAAAAGGTAAAGAATTTATATGCCCTGCTTGTAAAGGCGAGTACATATATAAGGAGGTAGTTGAAAAGATTATTGACGATTATAATATAAGAATCGGCAGCATCATTAGTCTTCAAAATAAGAAAAACACTTATGAATTTTATGCCACTAGTTCAGATAGTTGTGGTTTACAAATCCAGATATGTGATGATGGTAGTAATACATATTTTGGAACAAAAGAGGAAGCTAAAGAGGCTTGCGAAAAGTTCAATAAAGAACATAATGTTGATTTATATTTGGAGGAATATAATCGTGCAAGTGTTAGAGAAAACATAAGAGATGGATTCTAAGTGAAGGTGAAAGAGTGTGAAATTAAAGGATAAAATACGAGATAAATTGAGACATTGGTTATTAGAGGATGACTTGTTTCAAGTGGAAGCAGCTAAAAAATCATATAAAGATGCAATAGAAAAATGTAAAGACGCAGAGGGTAGATATAGATATGCTAATATTCAATTATCTGACGCAGCCGTTACATATAAAAATTCTTATAAATTAGTTGATGATTGTCATAAAATGATGAATTCGATGATAAATGTTGGAACTGATGTCGGTTTTTATTCAGAAGACCATTCTTGGGCGGTTGTGTGTATCAAAGGACATCCTGAATATGTGAAGTTTATTCCATTATCACATAGAGACGCACGTGATGTACTTGAATTTTTAAAGCATTTTAGATATTCAAACAGAGTAATTGATTCGCCTTTTGCATTTAGAGATATGGTTGACCGTTGTATTATGGAGAATCCGTTTGGAAAGTAAAGTGAGGTGAAATGGTGAAAATAACAATTGATATTCCAAGAGGATATGAAAGAGATTTTATCGCTGATCAGTTTAAGGATTTCTTTTCCAGAGTAATTGCAGATATTAACTGCGATGGAATGTGTGGTAATTATGAAAAAGAAATCGCAGAAATGTTTTTAGAGGCATTTGATAAAGCTATTGTTGGTGATGTTAATCTAAATGCAAATGTTATTCCAGTTGCAAATATATCTTTTAACGAAGAAGATATACAGAAGATGATTCAAGATAAATTAAAGAAGTTTCAAATAGAGAATAATCTAATATAGAAGTAATTCTATTCACGGCTGATCAGCCAAATTTTCCAAATAAAAGTAACAAGAAATATTTTTTTCATTATTCTCTGTCAAAATACACTATTTTGCAGAGGTTACGTAACCATAATTACCTAGGAGTTACTGCTTAATTCCTTTCTTCTTAATACTATTTTGTTGTAAAATCACTCGAAAATAGACACGTCTGCCTAATCGAATGAAAAAAATAATTCTCAAGGGCTACGAGTGTTAAGTTTATGTGGTGGCGTAGAAACAGGATTATATGCGTTACAACAACTTGGAATACCTATAAGAGAATATCATACATATGAAATTTTACCAGAAGCCATAGCAGTTTCTCAGTGCCATTTTCCGTTTGTGGTACATCATGGCGATTTATATGAAGCGGATTTTGAACAATTCAAAGGATTTGATCTTCTGTTGGCAGGAACTTGTTGCCAGTCACTTTCAAGAGTACGAATTGAAAGTAAAGAAGTCAATAATGGTCTTGATGGTAAGTCAGGAATTTTCTTTAAAGCGATTGAGTGTCTTAGGGTAATTCAACCCAAATATTTCATGTTTGAAAATGTAATACCAAGCAGTGATGAAGATTTGAAAACAATGACAGAATGTATTGGTGTTGAACCTATTTTGATTGATTCTGGAATTTTTTCAGCTCAGAATCGTGAGAGATATTATTGGACAAACATACCACTAGGCGAATTGCCTGAAGAATCTTCATTAGTTTTGAAAGATATTATGGAGAATAATGTAGATGAGAAGTATTTCTACAAGAAGGACTTTGAGATTTTGGATATGAATAAGCGTGTATGTGCTGAATTAAAAGTTAATTCTATGGAAATGAATAGAAGAATTTATAATCCAGATTTTAAGTGCAGCACATTAACTTGTATCAATGGTGGATACCACGAAAAGAAAGTATTAGATAGTGGCAGACCAAGAAAACTTACAGAAATTGAATATGAGAGATTGCAGGGATTATCTGATAATTTCACAAAAGTTCAGCTCAAAAGTCGTTATTTATCATACTCAAAAAGGTGCAGTCTGATGGGTAATGGTTGGAATGAACCAACAGTTGAATGGATCTTGAGCGGATTAAGAGAATAACATAATATGAAGTTCCATTGAAAGTGGAATTTCTTGTGGAGAAAGGAGAGAATATGTATCCAGAATACGATGATTTTTATGAGCCAAGTGAAGGCGAAATGTTTTTTGATGAAATGAAAGAAAAGTTCAGAGAGATTTTGCGTGAAGATGTAAACTCTGAAATCAGTAAATTAACAAAAGAAAATGCAGAATTAAGACAGAAAGTTAAAGAGTACAATGATAAAAATTGGGATCTGTCTCGTAGAGAAAATGATTTACAGTACAAAATGGACAATTACAAACGAGAGGTAGAAAACGATTTTTACAATAAAACAATGGAAGAAGTTTTTGAGAAATTATTAGATGACTCAGAAGTGTGGTATGCAGAACATGTTCCTCATGAGAAACCAAAATGTAATTTATGTAACGAGGAAAGAAAACTCGTTGCAGTATATCCAAATGGTGAAACTGTGACCAAGGAGTGTGAATGTTCTCGACCAACATATATTTATGAGCCAATAATTTCATTGAATAAAGAGATTAAATTTCATAAAGCATATAAGCCAAGATACAGTGATAAAAAGAAAATCTATTTTACTAAAAATCACAGACCAAACAAGGATTATGCAGATGCGTATGATTATTATAGTGAATTCAGAATAGAAAATATTTTTGATGATTTTAATGATGATGTAATTGCATATCACAATGGTAAAAGATATGGAGAAAAAATTGCATTCAGGAGCAAAGAGGCTTGTCAGAAATATTGTGATTGGCTTAATAAGGAGAATAAGTAAATGGCATATATAAAAGAATATTGGCAGAATAAAGAACAGAGAGCAGAAACTGCTCGCAAACATACAAAAGAGATGCAGAATAAATATGGTTGTTGCATTCAAACTTCAATTTTGGGTACAAAAATTTATGACACGGATTCATTTGATAGGGATTTTGAAGAGGATATCGAAGACAAAGATACCAAGATTATTGTAGAGAATATTGATAGTGTAAGTGCTGTAATGAAATACGGCAATCCAAGTACAGCAGTTCTTAATTTCTCATCATATAAAAATCCAGGTGGAATGTTTTTGAACGGTAGTAAAGCACAGGAAGAGTGTTTGTGTCATGAATCATTCTTATACAATGTATTAAGTCAATTTGTATTAGAATTTTATGATTGGAATAATCGACACAAGAATAAGGCTTTATATTTGAACAGAGGATTATTTTCTCCTGGTGTTTGGTTCTTTAGAGAGAATGATCATGTAGAGTGTAATGTTATTACTTGTGCTGCTCCAAATAAGTCGGCAGCACAAAAATATCAGAATGTGTCAGACGAAGAGAATATTAAAGTATTAAGAAGTCGAATTAGGTTTGTTCTTGATATGGCGAAGGATAATAACGTAAATACTCTTATCTTAGGAGCATACGGATGTGGAGTGTTTGGACAAGATGGGACAGAAGTAGCGAATATATTTAAGGAATATCTGACAACTACTTATAAGTGCTTTGACACTGTGATATTTGCAGTTCCAAGTGGTAGAGATGGCAACTATGAAAAGTTTGCAAAAGTTTTTGAGTAGTATAAGAAACATAGATTTCTTTTGGAGGTTTAAATGGGATTAATTGAAAAATATGAAAAAAGAAAACTAAGATATGAGAAGCAACTTTCTCAAATGTCAGATGATAGTGAACTATCAGAGTATGGATTTTGGGATAAAGGGTATCTGCGTGGGAAAATTGCAATATGTGATGACATTATAGACGATTTGAATAATATCTTAATTAAGTACAATAAAAAGCAATAGTGTCAAATTTAAAGGAGAATAATATGGCAGGATTTGTCTCAAAACAACCAAATGGATTATATTGTAGATTTTCGACCGTTACGGATTGCCCTACAGCATGGAATATGACACGAGAAGATTATATCAATATGAAAATGCAGGAAGCAAAAGAAGACGCTGAGAATGTGTTGGATAATTATTTAAAGCCGTTTGATATGGTGCTAGATATGTATTATCCAAACAATATGACAAAAGAGAAATTTAATGAGTTCCTTGAAGAAACTGGCTATAGTAAAGGAGAATAAATCATATGAAGAAGAAGATTTTAGCAGTTGTATTAGGATTAACACTGTGTTTTGGAATGACTGGATGTACTAAAGGTGATATCGAACCTGAAAATAGTGATATTGGAAATAAATATATAGACTTAGTAACAATCTATAAAGGTGATGCATATACTGAAGTTCTCTATGATAAGAATACTAAAGTTATGTATTTTGTAAAAAGATCAGGTTATCAATTTGGAATCACACCTATCTATAATTCAGATGGGACAGTTAAATTGTATGATGAAGAATAATATGATAGATAACAAATTACGTCAGCAATATAGACAGGCTGCTGTCATTTTAAGAATAGAATTTAAGGAAACTTGTTTGTACAGATTGTGCGAAGAAGTTGTGAAGAAGTTGAGTGAGATTTTGAATTGATAAAGGAGAATAGTATGGCAGATTATAAGATTGGTCAGATTTTGACATCAACAGAAGAAGTAGAAATTGAAAAAGCATTATCAGGAGAAAGGGTAAAAATTCCAAAGGGTAATAAAGTAATCATTGGTGCAGATAAATTGGCACATCATATCAGAAATGGTTTTATTCAGCCATTGGCAGAAGGTTTAATAGTAGAAGGATATGATACTGCTGGCATTGCAGAATATCTTTATATTGTACTTAGAAATCATTTACCTATTGATGAAATGATGGAAGGATATGAAATCACCAAGCAGGAAGTTATTGATGAAATTGAATGTGCTTTAGATGAAATTTTCTAGTTAACAGCAAACCGAATTTTCTTGGTGATTTAGGAGGTGAAAGATGAGTAAAAACTATGAATTAGAGTTATATAAATTACTAATCAATCCAGAAGAAGACGATATTGACATCTCATATGTAGATGAATTCGGATGGGTTAATGATACAGAATTTTGTGTTTGGATTAATCTTAGTTGGTTTAATGAATTTATCAAACGATTGAATGATATTTTCGGTTATTCATTATTTGATGAAGGTGGAATTGAAGCAAGAATTGGTAGTGATTATGTCTGTATCGACTTAGAAGAAGTTATTTCTGGATACGGTATTGATCTTGAAGAGGTATTTCCAAGAAGTAAATACACACATTAAGAGAATAATACATTGAAAGAAATCTTTCATTTGATGGCAGGAGGTGAACGAATGGGTAAAATTAGTAAACAGACATTTATTGTAGAAGTTGCAACTGATAAAGATTCTTTTGAAGATTGGTTAGCAGAGAAGTGTTCAGAAATATACAATATGGCAATTGATGATTTTGTAGAAGCTATTGATGAAGAAGATAGAGACGAATATTTGGTTGACGATATGAGAAGAATCGAAGAATTAGCAGAAAAAGTCAAAGGAAGTAGAGAATAATTAACTGAATAATACGAAAGGAGTGAGTGGCAGCCTTAAAGAAATTTCGCTCTGAGTAGTAATGAAAACAGATGAATATTTAAGATCATATATCAGAAAATATTTTTATCAACATTTAGATATTTGCAAATGTGATATATGTGGAAGTACGCATGATTTACAAGTACATCATTCTGATATTCAATTTTTTGAGATGGTTGATAAGACTATGCAAGATCTAAATTTGAAATACTATTCTGATATTGAATTCTATTCAGACAATGAAAAGGATTTAATTATTACATACATTTTAGGATTACATATGAGAAGTAGATATCAGATATTATGCAAATCATGTCATACTAAAATACATCAGCAGGATGTCAAACGAAGAAAACAAATACTATCTAATATGCCAGAAATTATCAATTTTATACTTTTGCATAAAGACACAAGGTTATTTCAGGATGGAAAAATCGAATTGTTTAAATTGATTAAACATGATTATTCGTCAATAAGGTATGTAAGTACAAATGAAATCAATATGTTTTTTGAAAAATATGATATTCCATTTAGATTATATGATAGAGACGATAATGGAAAGAGATATATTGATAAAAGAAGAAGGTTGCCAAACGGAGAAATTAATAATAACAGGGATAAAGCATATTGGATATTGAAAAATATTATCCAATGAAACTCGCATTTCATCACTTGGAAAGGAGAATAATACTATGAGTTTAACACATAGAGAAGAAGTAAATCTTTACGAAGCAATTCAGAAATCATTTCCTAAAATCCTCATTAAAGATTTAGCAGAACACGAAAGAATTTGCCCTGTCTGTAATGGTCTTGGAATGAGAATTGAAGACAATGTTTATGGTATTAAGGGTGATGATTCTGAAGCTGGCAGAAAATATCATTTCCCATATAAGCATCAAGCACTTTCATTCTGTCGGAGCTGTTTCAATGGTGTACAGAGATTATGTCCTTATTGTGGACAACCATATAAGAATCAGTCATATATGCATTGCGACTGCGAAGGACAGAAGAAAGCTGATGAAGAAGAGAAAATAAAGAAATGGAACGAAAAGGTTTCTAAAGCAGTTCCAGTTGAAGAAAAAGATGTGGACACAATGCTTTACTGTGAGGAATTTGATGAGTATTACGATACTGTTGATGATTTCTTTGACGATTACGCAGTGAATTATTTGGACGAAGAAGTATATACAAAACCTGAGAGATTATGGGTATGCAGTGTAGAAAATATTCATATTGATGCTGATAATGTAGTTGACAATGCTTGCGAAGAGTTACATGAAGACGCTTATGAACAGTGTGATATTGGTGGTCTGCAAAATTTGTTAGATATCTGGTGTAAAGATCAGACGGGAGCTACTACATATTATCCATGTTATAAGCAGTATGTTTTGATTGATTGGGATGAGTTTGAAGGAGAATAATACCATGAAGAAACAAAGAAAACCAAAATGTGGTTATCAAATTGATAAATGCCCTATCTGTAAAGCAAAAACATTTGAGTATTGTTCTTATTCTGAATTCGGATGGGGAACAGTAGAACAGCATGGAAGTTGCAGTAGGTGTGGTTTTATAGTTGAACAAGCATACTCATCAACATTTTGTTGTTTTTGGGATATTGAGAAAGGATTCAAACATCCAAACGGAACATATTATGCTAAAAATGTTAAAAAGCATAAAAGAATAAGAAGAAAACTTGGTATCAAAAATACGGATTATGAGATTAACCCAGAGTGGCTTAACTACATTTAAAGGATAACAAGAAACCTGTCTTTCTTTGGTTCGTAACAGAGAATTAATAAATAATAAAGTGATTTCTTTGGTTTTGTAGGAGGTGATTTGATGTCGAAGATAAATTATCGTGTATGTGATATTTGTGGAAATAGAATTCCTGGTTTTGAATTTGATATTACAGGGATTGCCAAAAGATATATTAATGGCTGTCGAATTTGGAATAAACTATTTAACAGATTGGATATCTGTGATGATTGCATTGATAAAATCAAGCGATTGTCCATAGATAAGAAAGATGAAGAGAAATACATAAAAGAAATTTTTGATAAAGCAAAAGATTATGATAATCCAAATTTAAAGTCTGCTTATTATCAAGGTATTGAAGATACACTAAATGTTTTGAGTCATAAGAGATTAAAGAATTTGCCAAAACTAAGATGAAATTTTGGTTTCTTTGGTTGTCACGAAAACTATACAATATTCGGGACAAGCTAAGTAAAACCACGTTTCCTTTGGTTGTGAAAGTAGGTGAGAATTTGAAAAATATATTTTTAGAAGCTGCTACGAATTACGACAAGATGAGTGATTCAGAAAAAGCAGAAGCAAATGATAATATCAGAAAACAATTTGACAATATCATTCATGGCAATCATCCGAAAACAGAACGAGAAAAAGAGATTGATAAACTTGCAAGAGAAGAATTAGAGGAGTACAGACGAAAGAAGAAAGCCTTTTATACCAACCCCATTCATTGGGATAATAATAAACGTAGAAGACATGGACTTCCTGTATTAAGAGGTAGAATCAATAAACACCGTTTAAAAGAATATCCAGGATTCCATCCATCTGTACGACTCTTTTGTATGATGGAAGACTTATTCGATGAGATACTGATTACAACTATGGAGGATGGTTTTAATTCTTTTGTAGAGGTAAAAGATTTGGCAGTTGGTGATGCAAATGTATTTAGAGTAAGTGAATAGGAGAATAACAATATGAGAGCATATGAATTACGACAACATGACGTAATTTCCTATTATCCTCCACAACCACACAAACAGGAATATAAACTTGGAGAACACATTTCAATTAACGAATTAGCCGAAATAATGTTTGCTTCACCTGCTTTAAGGTTAGATAGAGATAAAAATGAGGACAAGATATTTCGAGTTATAGAAATAGAATATGTGAAATTTCCGTGGTGGAAGTTTTGGAAGAGAAGAAAATATGTTGAAGAATATCATTTAGAAGTAATGTAAGGGAGACAAATTAAATTATGAACAAGCGACAGAAAAAGAAATTATTTAAGCAGACACTTATTAAGGTTAGAAAACTGCATCCACAGAAAGGTGATGTGATTTGTTTACAGCCAGATTTTGATTGGATTGATGCTGAAACTATGTGTCAGTTTATGAAAGTTTATTCAAATAATGATGTTTTTAGTAAATCGAAATTAGCTTTTGTACCTGCTGATATTAAGCAGCTAAAGAACAAAGAAGAAACTCAGATGTATGTTGACAAGTTACAGATTATTGTAGATCAGATGGGAGAATAAATGATTAAGAAATATTGTGATGTATGTAATAAAGAAGTTGATTCATTAACGGAATATACGCTTCCAAAGAGTGAAAATATATTTGCAGAAGATAAATTTGGAACAAAACTAGCAATTGCTGGACAGACTTGTAATCCAGTTAAGAAAGAATTATGTCCTAGATGTGCTTTGTATTTGGCAAAATTTATTGACCAATATTTATTGCCAATAAGTGATGAAAATAGTGAATATGCATTGGCTCTGTTTAAAAAGAGTGGACTTTTTGCTGATGATACAAAAGAAAGTTTTTCTATAAATATATTATTACCTTGCCCTGTAGGAAGTGTAATTCTTAATAAGAAAAACGAAAAGATGTATGTTATTACATCATATAGAATTGGTGGAATAGGTCACGCACTCGCTAATTGTGTTGAAAAAACACCAAATAAAACAAGAGACAGAGTATTTATCGGGATAAAGAATGGAAGTTTCTCAGAGGATATTAAAATTCTTGAAATACCAGATAGTTCATGTGATTTAGGAGAATATTTAAGAGAACAGTAAAAAAGAAGCATTTCCTTTGAGTTTTTTGAATGACAAAGAGAGAATATATACATAGAAAATAGAAAGAGAGGTACTGAAATGGCAAGAGCATTAGCGCATATTGAAGAAATTAATTCTATTATCCCAATTGAGGGCAAGGATAGAATTGTATTAGCAACAGTATTAGGTTGGACAGTAATTGTTCAAAAGGATTTTAAGGTAGGAGATAAGGTTGTATTTGCAGAGATTGATTCTGTATTTCCTGATAAGCCTGAGTTTGAATTTTTAAGAAATAAGAAATTCCGTATTAAGACAATGAAGATGGCAGGCGTAATTAGCCAGGGAATTGTATTCCCATTATCAATTCTTCCAGAAGGAGAATATAACATTGGTGATGATGTAACAGATATTCTTGGCATCACACAGTATGAACCAACAATGGATAAAGAAGAGATGGATACAGAAAGTATAAAGACACCTGTGAAGAAATATCCTGAATTTTTAATGAGAATGAGTTGGTTTAGAAAGCTTGTATTACCAAAGAAACAGGCTAAAGGTTTCCCAAGTTTTATTAGTAAGACTGACGAAACAAGAATTCAGAATGCACCTTTCTATCTGAATATGGATTGTAATTGGATTGCAACAGAAAAGGTAGATGGACAGAGTGGTTCATTTACATTGCAGCGAGTAAAGGGTAAGCATTTTTGGAATAAGGATACATATGATTTCGCAGTTTGTTCAAGAAATCTTAGAAAGTGGAAGAAAGATACATCTTCGTTTTGGAGCGTTGCTGAGAAATACAACATCGAAGAGGTTCTTCATAAGTTAATTGGAGACAACGAGTGGGTAGCAATTCAAGGAGAATGTGTTGCATCTAATGTTCAGGGCAATAAATATCATGTTACAGAACCAGATTTATATGTTTTCAATTTAATTTATCCAAGTGGAAGAGTCGGATCTGTAGAAGCAAAGAAGATTGTAAATAATTTAGGGTTAAAGTTTGTTCCTATTTTATCTGAAAATGCACAGATTAAAGGAATGACTGTACCAGAAGTTCTTGAATATGCAACAGGCAAAAGTCAGTTATATGACACTCTAAGAGAGGGAATTGTATTCAGAAGCGAAGATGGAAAGCAGTCATTTAAGGCAGTTAGTCCTGAGTTTTTATTGAAGAATAACGAGTAGGTAACGATATGAGTAGTATTTCAGTTGGTGAATTGAAATCTATTCTTGAAAATTATCCAGACGATTATGAAGTTGTTATGAACATTAAGCACAAATATCCAATCTCTAAGGAGGAATGTCTTAGAGGTTGGCGTGCTTATATCAATGGCGTAAAAGCTGATGATGATTTTCGAGAGATTAGATTAATGAATTAGGAGAATAAAATACGAGAGGTAATTCGATGAGATGTAGAGATTGTCCTTATGGAATTGAAGATTTTACATTAAGAACAGAAATGTATAAATCGGTATATGGTGAATATCCAGATGAAGATAGAACTAATGAATCAGAACAATTTGTTTGGTGCGATAAAGTTGGCGGTAAAGTATATTCTTTTGGTCATTGTAGTGATTGGTATGAACAAGACGAAGAAAATTATAAGAATCATTCTAAGAAAAAGAGAATAAATAAACGTGAGAGATATTTGAAACATCAGAATCATCTCAAATATTTATATGAAACTGTTGGTGGTTATTATCCAACGCCTGTTAGATATGTGGATGAAATATGGATTAAGGGTGTTGGTTATGTTAAAAATCAAAAACCATATTATCAGAGATTGTATCGTGGTAAGAAAAGTAAATATTTGCAACAGTTATCTAATAGGAAAATACGCAGATATAAAGGTGAGTTGCATAATGGCTATCAGCATATCCATAAAATTTTTGATTGGTGGAATGAATTTTGTTAGGAGAATAAAGATATGAAGATAGATTTAATCAAATTAAAATTCAATGATACTTGTGCATATAAGCATAAACCATTTCAGTATTGCTGTGATGAAATTCAGAATGATAAAGCTATTGTATTTACAGGCGAAGATTTAGTTCATAGTGACGATTGTTGGGATGACGAAAGATACATTCCTCAATTTTGTACTTCATATACTGAAACATTTAACTCTTGGGGTGACGAATGGGAACAGACAGACAATTTCCCAATTAAATTCTGTCCTCATTGCGGCAAAAAGATTGAGATTTCAGTTGTAGATGAGATTGATGTATCTGATAAGTACAATGAGTTATCTAAGCATCGTGAGGAATTGTGGAGGAAGTGTCAGAAAACAGATAGCAAGAAGAAAGAATCTGAACTAAGAGAACAGGTTGGAAAGCTTGATAAACAGATTGATAGTTTCTATTGGTTAGATGAGTGGAAAGGAGAAACTTATGAATAGAAATTTGGATGGATATTATTTTAGAGTTAAAAGAGATGAAAAATGGGACAATGTTTGTTGGTCTGATATGACAGATGAAGAAAGAGACGAGCAAATGACTAATCGTAGTGAAGAATGGTTAAAGTCGCTGTGTAAGGGACTTGGTAATGTTATTCATAAGATTGGTGAAGATTTGGATATTGCGTGTGAATAACAGTAAATTCAGGTTTCTTGGTTATAATATGGAGGTGAAAATTTGAAAGACATTTTAGGTAGAGAGATTAAAGATGGTGATATGTGTATTGGAATGGCAATAGGTAGAAATTCACCAGGAATGCATATTGGAGTTTTTCAAGGTAGCTCAGTTGTTTATTTAGGATATAGCGAAGAATATATTAATAAAAGTTGTACAAGCAATACATATCTGATCGAAAATCCAACGAAAAAGGAGTTGGAAATTAGAGATAAAATAAATATACTCCTTCAGAAAGAAGCAGAAGAGCGAGAGCGAAAAGCAAATTTAAAAACAATTCCGTTAAGTAAATTAGAAGTGGGTGGAATTTACAAATCAACTCAAGGGGAAATGTATTTATATCTTGGTAAGAAAAAAGTAATTTTCGAAGATTTTGATTGTAGTAATACTGATATAAAAGAAGGGTACTGTTTTGCTTATGTATATAATAGTGATTATGAATCAGATGAAAAAATTTTAGAAAGAGCTTTGGAAATTAATACATATCGAAGAAGTCATTCTATTTCAGTTTTAAAAGGCAATAAAAAGTTGACAGATATTGTTAGAAAGGTTGATTTGAAGTTTCCACTAATCAAAGAGGAAAAGCAAGAAGGTAGTTGGAGAAATCATGGAAACAACATGAAATTGACCATCGAGTAGAGAATATTAAAGCAAGAATAAAATCAATGATTTTTATAATTAGGAAAGATAAAAGAGGTGAACGATTAATGTCTTTGGCATATAAAAATGACACATACAACTATAATGGCGAATATGAAATGGGTTCATTAAATAAATTTGCACGAGCAGAAAGAAGATTGTCTGCAAAGAAGCAGGCATTGGATGATATGAAGAATGAATATGATCTTATTGAACAACAGGCATTTCGCACTTATAAAGAAAATATTCAGTATATGTTACTTGATCAGACATCTACAATTAAAACGTGTAGAGAATGGTTAAATATGTTATCAAAGAATCAGGATGCTGATGGGAATAAACTTGATAAAAGAAAGAAGTATAAGGAAAAGGAAACATATGATTGGTATATTGACTATATTAAAAAGCTTCTTGACATTGAATATATGAATGATGTTAAATTCATTGACTTCAATTTTGGTCAAGCTACTAATATTCAGTTTGAATACAAAGAGCATAACTGGTATTTAGAAATTCCTCATATTAAAGCTATCAGCTTAGATGCATATAAGAATTATGGTGGCAGTGTATTTAAACTTGCGTTAGTACACAATGATACAGAATATAGTTGTAGTTGGTCGCAGTTTGGTTCTACATATGAGGAAGATGATTTAAAAGATATTATGGTACAAGGTGTTGAGAAATATTGTAATTAGTTGAGGCGGCTTCGTAAGAAACCAATCTTTCTTTTGGAAATTAAATAATATAGTTGTCTATAGGAGGGAATGAGGTTGAAGCTTCGATAAATGTACATTTACTCTTATATATAAAATGAATTTTTTGTTTTTGAGCAATTTAGGACTAGAATATTTAAATAATGGATTTACAACAATAGAGTTAGTTTCAAAATTTTACGATGTCAGTATTGATACCATTAAGACAATAATAAAGAGAAATCGTGATATATTTGGGGATATTGGATACAAGACTATAGAGAAAGATGAATTACAAAGGGTTATATCAGAGAACCCTGATAAAAGAATAAGCAGACGTTGCCGTTGCTTAGCAGTATTAAATAACAAATGTGTTATATATCTTGCATATTTACAATCGTCAACAAAATTAACATGTGAAATTATTGATATTAATATGAAATTGAATTATAAACTTCACAATGCAATATTAAACAGATATTCAAGTACAAGTTTTGAAAAGAAATATGAAAAAGAATTAAGCTTTTTAGTACATAGCATTTTTGATGAATTTCATAAAATTGACGAACAAGTGTGCTGTGAAAAATATAAAATTGATTTTGTTATAGATGACTATTTAGCTATTGAATGTGATGAAGATGGACATTCTAACTACAATCAACAAGAAGAAATAAAAAGAGAAAAATGTATTATTTCTAATGGATATAAAATATTAAGGTATGACACAAGAGAAAATAATATGTTGAAATTTATAGGTCAAATTAGTAATTGCTTATGTAAATAAATATCGGTTTCATGTGATGTAAGAAAGGAGAATTATATTATGAAGAAATTATTTATTAGTCAACCAATGAGAGGTAAAACAGATGAGGAAATTTTGTTAGAAAGAAAAAGAGCAATAGAAGCAGCAAAAACAAAAATTGGAGAAGATGTAGAGGTTATTGAGAGCTTTTTCAAAGACGCACCAGTTGATGCAAAACCGCTTTGGTATCTTGCAAAGTCTATTGAGTTATTAGCAACGGCAGATATCGCATACTTTGTTGATGGATGGGATAAAATGCGTGGTTGTAAAATCGAATATGAGTGTGCAACAGAATATGATATTGAAACGATTGCTGAAGGTGAAATGGAATGTCTATGGCGTTTTTATTGGGATTGTGGTAGACAGGGCGAAGTCGAAGGTGTGTTCAAGGCGACAAAAGAAGAAGTAGATAATGTGATTGGTAAGGATGTATATTTCGGAGAAATTCTTGGAAAACACAGTGAAGTATATGGAACGATTGAAGAGGGAGAAATCACATTAGAATCTGATGATCCATTAGTTGTAAAAAATGCTGTAGAAAGTGGCTATAATCCACTTGATTATTTAGAAGAAGATGGAGATGATTAATCAATAAAAGTCGCAGTAAATTTCGATTTCATGTTAACAGAAAGAGAGAATACATAAGTGTAACAAGGCGATAAGCCTAAAATATAAAGTTTAAAAATCAAAGTTAAAAAGGAGAGAACATTATGACAACAGAAAAGATGACAATTCATAAGGCACTTGCAGAGTTAAAAATCGTAGATGATAGAATTATTTCTGCAATCAATGGTGGTACTTATTGTGTAGCAAATAAGCATTCCAACGAAAAGATCAAGGGTGTACCAGTTAAGGAATACGAAGGCGTTATGCAAGGTTATTACGATAAGGCAACAGACCTTATTAAAAGAAGAAATGCAATCAAGAGAGCGGTTGTTTTATCAAATGCTACAACAAAAGTTTCTATTAATGGCATTGAATACACAGTGGCAGAAGCTATTGAGATGAAGAATCATGGGGTAGAGTTTGATGAGAAGATGTTAACTGCATTAAAGAAGCAATATGACAAGGCACAGGCTGAAATCCTCAAACAGAACGGTGATGACCTTGAAAAGAGAGCAGAACAATATGTAATTGGCATTTACGGTTCTAAGGAAGGTAAAACTAATACAGATGATTTCGAGAAGACAAAGAAAGATTTCATCAATGCAAATTCATATGAGTTGATTGATCCTATTAAGATTTTGGACAAAATTAACACATTAGAAGAGAATATTGCATCTTTCAAAGCAGAAGTAGATGCTGCACTTAGCACATCAAATGCTGTAACAGAGATTGAAATTAACTATTAAAGAGAGAATAGTTAATTAGAAGTTATTCACTGTTTACCGAAAACTTTAAACTACAACTCATCAGTCTTTTGCAGAGATAGACTTATGTAAAGCTGAAAAAGAAATCTGCAAAATAATAAAAAATATTACAAATTATTGAATTAATAAAAGATGATTAATTTATATGATTTGTATAATTTCAACTTACTACAGTACATAATTCGGCAAGATAATGGTGAAACCATTGGCTGATATGTATAACATTAAATATGAAATTATACTATAATTATCAGATTGCCTACGATAATGATAGGTGTGTGCTGTAAAGTTTAAAGTTATAAGGCTCAAATAACAACGCTCAGAAGTTCAAAGTTTAAATTATGAGTCAAAGTTAAAAGAGTAAATAGTAAAGTTGTAAAGATTTATCAAATCCTTGATACACAGTTTAGCATAGTTGTATTTGGCTATAAGCATCTGCAAGGCTGGTAAATGGTGAATAATTTTATATAAAACCTTGGGTGTTTTATGGAGTGTTTAAGCACTCTATTTTTCCAAGAGTGAAATTAATGAGTTGCAGGAATATTCGAGAGTAATTAACTTGAATATTCCATTAAACATCCAAGTGAAAGGTAATCCCAAATATTCACAAAACAATGGGATAGAGGCTATGGTTCTTAGCCGTTTATCAAATATTTTGATAATAAATGGTATTTTTAAAAGCCAATGAATCTGACATTTCTTTGGCTTTACAAACCTAGTGTTTACAAGGGTTTCAGAGGTCAAAAATTTCAAAAATGCTCAAATCGAGCAAAAATCCATAATTTTCAATGATTTTTAGAGAATAACAAAAATGAAGTGCTGAAAACCCCTTATAAATCAATGGTTTTACAGTATCAATATCAAGAAACAGAGAATATAAGAATAACAAGAAATCACTGTTTCATTGGGAAATTTGAGGAGGTGAGAATATGGAAGTAAGAGTTAGATTATCGGATGCACATAATACAATTAAAGAATATGAAAACTTAGGATACAGATTTATCGGATCAAGACAAGATATTAAATATGTAAACCTTTTCTTTGAAGAAGTCCATATACCAAAAGAGAATAATGTAACAGATATAAAATTTAACATCGGAGATTTCGTAGAAAATAGAGATGGAAGAATTGGTTACATTTCAGATATATGTCATTGTGATGAATGTAAAAAGCGTGGGTTCTTTGAGCCAACAATTCAGTATTCAGATGGTACAAACGATTACATATCAAATTATTCTGTAAAATACGTTTCTAAAGACTATAAACAGATTGGTACTCAGAAGTTCGATAATGACTATTATGAGAAAGAAATTGAAAGCTTGAAACATCAATTAAAGATGGAGAAAAGTAAAAGTGCTTATTGGAAGATGAAATCCAATGGAGAAGAACCTGTTTTAATGGGTACAAGAGAAGGAATGGTTCACATTCTTTGATAGTAACAGAGGATATATGGCTAAGAGGTGAGAAATGAATACACAGCTATGCAAAGCAAAAAGCATTCGTAATGGTTAATGGGTTTATGGATATTATGTAAAGGGTTTAGATATGTATGATAAAGAAATTCATCTGATATTTGAACCTACGACAGTATTTTATTCTCATGGTGAAACCGATGGTTTTGAAGAAATAGATCCAAAGACATTATGTAGATGCACTGGCAGTCATGATAAGAATGGTAATTTAATCTTTGAAAACGATATTCTAAACGGAGAATTATATAATGTAGTCTCTTATGGGAATGGTGAGAATGAATTTCTTGGAATGAATGTTGGTTGGTACGTTCAGAGAGATAATTTTGAATCATGGTGTGAATTAAACGATTTAGAAATGTATGAAGTAACAGGAAATATCTTAGATAATATCTAATTAGTCTTGAACGATTCAGTTCAAAAATTCCAAAATAAAATGTCACGAATAATATATAAAAATCGAGACAAAAAAGAGAATAAATAAGTGAGGTGAGAAATATTATGAAAAGTTATAATTTTGAAGTTGCACATGGTTACGATGTATTAAAAGGTTTTGTTGAAGCAGAATCAAAAGAAGAGGCAATTAAAAAGATTGAAAATGAAGAATGGAACGATGTTTATGATGAGTGCGATGGCGGTTGGGATGAACCTGTAAAAGGATATGAGATTATTGATATTTGGTAAAATTCTTAATAAATCTAATCCGACTTAATCAAGTCAAAAATTCCAAAAACAAATAACTGAACAGAGAATATATGAATGGGTGGTTAGCAGCATACCCTTGAGTTTTTGCACTCAAAAATCACTGTTTATGGATAAATTTTCATATAGATTTACTTCCATGTTCCGTCCTGATAAGGGCGTTTATATATAAGTTATTTATTAAATTTTATTACATATAAGGAGGATTCATTTAATGAATTTTGAAATGACAGGAAAGTTAAGTATCGGTAAGGAGAGTGAAAAGTTCCATCCTTATCAGGAAAAACAGTTTGATTCTGGTTGGGTACGCAAGCAGTTAATGTTTAATGTAGCTTGCGGAGACAACAGACACATGATGACTGTTACATCAGGTGCTTTTGCGGATGGTCACGGTGATGTGTACACATTTTCTAAGAGTGGTGTAGATGAAAATGGTAATAAGGTTAAGGGTGAATCATTAAAGATTCCATTTAAGGAGAGACTTACATCATCAAAGTTAGCAGAAGTTGCAGAGTTTAAGAAGTTCATCTTCGATCTTGAAAAGCCAGGTCGTAGATATAAGCTTGAAAAAGCTGCTGAAAAGGTTAAGGAAGGAACAAGTCTTACTGATAAAGAGTTAAAAGAGATTGGTCTTGAGAATGAAGCAGATGTAAATGCGGAGCTTGAAAAGAGTAACAAAAGAAGACATGAATTTATTTCAGAATGGGATTTCATCGACTTTATCAAGAAAGTTATTGATAGTGGAAAGTATTCTGATAAGAAGTTCTTCATTCGTGGAAATGGTGAGTATCAGTATTCAGACAAGAATCAGAGAGTTTATGAATCATATGTTCCTAATCGTATTTATCTCGCAGCAGACGATGCAGAAGAGAGTTCAACAGCTACAATTAATATCTTATTTAACTCAGAGAGTTTAGATGATATGAGTGTAGAAGAGAAGGGTAAGTATTATGTGAATGGATACATGATGGAATATGACAATAATCGTAAGGGTAATATTGCTGTGCCAGTTACAATTACAATTCCAGTTCCTTCAGATGATGCTGATGAAAAGGCTAAGAAGAGAGCAGAGTCAATTAAGCATAAATTTATTGTTGATGATGATACGTTCAAGGAATATGGTGCAGTCGTTAATATGCTTAATGGTGCTCAGAAAACAGAAATTACAGAGGACATGCTTACTGATGAACAGAAGGATGACTTAGAGTGTGGTCTTATTACTATGGATGACATTCGTGCAGAACTTGGTGGAAGTGTATATGGTGAAAGGATTAGAGAGTATCAGTTCTTAAAGCCAGCAAAGGGATTCACTAAGGGCAGACAAGATACGGTATATACAGAAGATGATATGGTAATTAAGCCACTTGAAGAGGAGCTTCCAGAAGGAACAGAAGACCTTTTTGAAGATGACGATGATGAACTTTAAAAGAGATGAGGGCATTTTGCCCTCTCTCGATAATAACAAATAGAAATATGGAGGAATTATATTAATGAACAAACCAACATTACAGAGATCGGCAACAGAGATTAATAAGATTACAGGATTTATTATGGGAGTTCGTAAGTTTGGTAAGACAAGTTTATGGGCAGATATGATTAATGCCAAATTTGGAAATCCAGAAAAAGGATTGTTAGTATCTTGTGGTATGGAGCACGGTACTAATATGATTGATAATATTTTTACAACACATGCAAATACATGGAAAGATTTAGTTGAAGTAAAGGATTGGCTTATCAAAGAAAAGGGTAAAGAGCATGATGTTGAAATGGTATGTTTCGATAGTGCAGAAGAGTTTTTTGGTATTGCAGAATCAGAGGTAATTAGATTATCTATTCTTGAGAATGGAAAGAAGATTAAATCAATCAAGGCTGCTTATGGTGGATATACAAATGGCGAAAAAGAGTGTGCAAAGTTAGTTAAAAAGTTTCTTAATGACTTATATAATGCAGGAATTATGCCTTGGATGATTGGTCACACAAAATTAAAGACAGTAAAAGATAAAGCATCTCTTGACGAAGAGGGATTTCAGAGATTGGGTTCATCTCTTATTGCGGATTATGAGAGTGCAGTTGCTGATTGTTTTGATATTATTGCAACTGGATTAATTGATAGAGAGATCGAGGAAAAAGGCGAAGGGGATAGCACAAAACGTTATGTAAAAGAAACAGAGCGTAGATTATATTTCCGTGGCAATGAAATTGTTGAAGCTGGTGGTAGATTAAAGGATTTATCAATCCCTGAATATATCCCATTTGACCAGTTAAATATGGGACAGACATTTATTGATACAATTGAGACTGCATTAAAGAATGGTCGTGTCGATTCTGTTTCCACCAAGAAGCCTGCACCTAAGAAGGTAACACCAGTTAAGGAAGAAAAGGTTGCTAAACCTGACCCTATTGAGGAAGACGATATTGATGATATCGACACACCCGTAGAGGATACAATTGAAGAGACAACAGAAACTTCTGCATATCCAGATGATTTAGATGCTGTTATTCGTAAGATGTACAAGGAGTGCAAAGATGCAGAACTAAAGGCATCTGTTAAGAATGTAATTGCTGAGTATGGCAAGCTTAATGATGTCGATGAGGACGGATTAAAGAGAATCTACGACATGATGAACTAAAAGGAGTAACACATGCTGGTTAAATGTAGACTGTGTGGTACTAAAGTAGATAGAAATGAAGCATTCAAAGTGGTAGTAGGTGGCAAAAACACCTACTATTGCAATGAAGCTGAATATCAGAAAGTATTGCACGAAAAGGAAGTAAAAGATAATACATACGAATGTATTAATCAGATATTTGGATATAAAGTTTTAAATTCCGCTTTGTTCAAAGAGATAAATCTTTTATTAGATGTGTATTCTTATGAACATATTTTGGCATATCTAACAGAGAATAAAGAGTATATAACAAGGGTTCTTGAAAAGGATTTTGTAAGTGAATATGCAAAAATTCGGTATTTCGCTGCAATACTTAAAAATAATTTGACTGACTTTAAAATGAAAGAGTCTGAAAAACCGAGAGAAGTTGAGGTTGATATGCCAATTATGAATTATAAGAGAAGAAATAAACGTAGAAGTTTATCTGAAATTGAAGAAAGCGTAGGTGATTAACATAAGTGAATTTATTACAGGTGTAAAAGAAAAATATCCTGCTCAATTATTAAAAGGTAGAATTGAGTATGAAGGTAATGTTATCAGTTGTTTTTTCAAGGATATGCTTCTGCTTGATGATACAACATTTGAACAAAAAGATTTTATTACAGCAGATGGTCTTTTTTATTTTTCATTGTTAAAAAATCTGAGAAAAAAAGGGTTTTATTCCTTAGATGAGATAACCATCTTATCAAATATGAATGAAGAAGTTATTGAGAAATTTGAGGATAGAGGTGGTTGGGATACAATTCAACACCAAATTGACATTATCAATACTCAGAATTTTGATACATATATAGATATTCTTTATAGAGAGAATATTATGTTGAATATGTATAAGGATGGTTTCAATCTTTTGCAGGAAATAACTGTGGGAGATAAAAAGGTAATACCTCTGAAATTGTTCAGAAAAATGACGGCTGAAGAAGTAACAGATTGGTATGAAGCTCGTATATCTAGTTATGGAACTGGTTATAACAGTAAAATACTTGAAGAGGAAGAGATTGATTTTGACGATGAATTCATAGAGTCCTGTAAAGATGGCGAAGAAAATGGTGTACCATTTGATATTGCTGGTTATGATAAAAATGGTGAAGAAATGAATTGCTTCCCGTTTTTATCACGACAGATTATGGGATTGCTTGAAGGGACACTTACAATGATGGGTGGGTTCTCAAGTGCAGGTAAATCTACTTGGTGGATTACAATTCTTATGGCACTTCTGCATTATGATCGAAAAATTCTTATTATCTCCAATGAGGAGAATATCAAAAAATTCAAGATTAAATTCATGGTTTGGTTGCTTGGAAAACGTAATAGATATTTTAAACTCACAAAGAAGAAAATGGCATCTGGTGATATTAATGCCGAAAGTAGAGAGCAATTGACAGATGTACAGAAATTTTGGAGAGAGAATTATAAGGGTAGAGTTAAATTTATTTCTATCAATGATGCTGATATGCGAGTTGTAAAGAAAAAAATTCGTGAAAATGTATTGAGATATGGATATGACACTGTATTATATGACACATTTAAGATACAAGAAGGAGATTTTTCATCTGCAAGGCAAGACTTATCTCTCGTAAGAGACAGTCGTGAATTAGATAAATTAGCAAAGAAATACAATCTGATTATGCTTGCTTCTGTGCAGTTAGCAGAGTATATGAAAGGAAAGCTATTCTTGGATGCAAGCTGTTTGAGTAATGCTAAACAGATTAAGGAAATATTGGAAAATCTATTCCTCATGAGAACTGTATACGCAGAGGAATTGGATGAAAAGAGTAAATTCTATTGTCGTCCATTTCGACTAAAAAAGGTCAATGATAAATGGATAGAAGAAGAGTATAAACCTGATCCTAATGCCGTATGGCGTATGGTTTTTGTTGAGAAAACAAGAAATGGCAACAATTCCAGTGATACAGGTGTTGCTTATCTTTTGAAGTTTTCAGGCGACCATTGCATTTTCAGAGAGACTTGCCAGTGTAGACCCCGACATGGAGAAATAAAATAATAACTTTTGGAGTGATATATGTTAGCAGATATTAAGAAAGAACTGATAAATCACCCAGATAAGCTTAAAGATGTATTAGAACATTTTGGCTATTGTAACATAGTAATTCGTCCTAAATATATATCTCTTGGACGAGATGAGAAGTCATCAAAGAAAAGTATAGTAATCAATCTCGAAAACAACGAGTATTTGTATACCATTGATTATGCGAGAAATATAAGAAAAGATATTTTTTCGTATATTATTGAGCAAAGAAAAGTTGAATTTATAGATGTACTTAATGAAGTAAGACATGCATTAGGGATTACAGATTATTATGATTTCTTTGATAACAAAGGAATTTTTGGAGGATTTTATGAAAAGATTAGAAAGCGAAGAACTAATAAAGTCAATACATATGATGATTCCATCTTAGATTGCTATGTTAATTGTGGGAATATAAGGTTTCTTGCTGATAATATATCGCTTCTTTCACAAAAATTTTTTAAAATAAAGTATGATGTAGAATCACAAGGAATTGTTATTCCCATAAGAAATCAATTTGGACAGTTAATGGGTGTTAAGGAACGATTCAATTATGATGTTCCTGATGGTGAAATGAAATATTTTTATGCTGTTCCTTGCAGCATGAGCCAAACATTATTTGGATATTCTCAGAATTATGAATTTTTAGTAGATAATACTATCTATATCTTTGAGGCTGAGAAGAGTTGTATGCAGTGCTATTCATACGGAATAAGAAATTGCGTATCTCTTGGAAGCGGATCTATTTCTATTCAACAAGTCAAAATGCTTCTCGAATTAAATCCCAAACGAATAATCTTCCTACATGATGTAGGATATGGACTTGAAAATATTATGAGAAATATTGATATGGTCAAAAATTATTCCAGGTTTACAGAAGTTGAACTTGGATATTGGAGTTACTTCGGTCGAGGATATGAGAATAAAGTTTCGCCATCTGATTTAGGAAAAGAATGTTTAGAAAATATTTTACAAAATGAGATAACAATGATTGGAGATGAGGATGACGAAGACGAATTATAAAATATTAAACGATTGTCGTGGGATGTATGAAGATGAAGTATTTGATACGATTCTTAATCAAAGAGGGATCGAAAATGTTGAACATTTTTTAAATCCAACAGAAGAAGATTTATTACCATTAGATTCATTATATCGTATAGATGAAGCATATCAAAGAGTAGACTTTGCAATTACAAACAATGAATGTATAGGAATTTTGTTTGATACCGATTTAGACGGTATTACTTCTGGAACAGAAATGACAAGATATCTAAGGCATTTTACTACAAACATTAAGACTTATATAGATGAAGGTAAAATGCATGGTTTGATAGGACAAGATTTAGATCAGTTCAATGGAATTGATTTATTGATTATTGTAGATAGCTTGGATAAAGATGTCTCTCAATATAGAAAACTTAAAGAAATGGGAATAGACACAATTATCCTTGATCATCATGCAATTAAAGAGAATGAATCATATGATGAAGTTTCAATTTTAGTATCTTCACAAAGGAATTATGAGAATCCACAATTATCAGGAGCAGGTGTTGTATGGAAGTTTTGCAAATATCTTGATGAACAATATATTACAGATTATGCAGATGAACTTATTGATTTAGCAGCTTGTGGAATCGTTGGAGATATGATGGATATGACTGTTATGGAGAATAGATATATTGTCTCTAAGGGATTGGAGAAAATATATAATCCAGCAGTTAAAAAGATAGTTGGGGGATTTGAATTTAATAGTACAGCTATTGCTTTTAGTATTGCTCCGATTGTAAATGCCAGCAACCGTATGGGTAAGAATGATGTGGCAATGAAAGCTTTTTTGGAAGATGAAAATAAGAAAGTATTGGCTTATGTAAAGGAATTAAAAAAATGTAAGGAAGATCAGAATATTGAAGTTAATAGATTGTTACCAGATGTATTGGAACAATGCAACTCACAGTCAGATAAAAAAATAATTATTACATATATAGATACTCCATATGGTATCAGTGGTTTATTGGGTAACAAATTACTAGAAAAGTATCAAAAACCAATCCTTGTATTGAAAGATACAGGAGAAAATTACTCTGGTTCTATGAGGGCTGTAGGAGTGGATGACTTTAGAAAAATATGTAATGAGAGTGGTTTAGCAAAATGTGATGGTCATGAACTTGCGGCAGGAATCACAATTGAAAAATCTGATATAGATAGATTTGCATTATATATAGAAGAAACTCTTCCAGAATTAAATACTGATGTTTCAGTGGATGTTGATATTCGATTAGATGTTTCTGATATTACTCGTAAGCTTGTGGAGAATATAAAGAAGATAGATAGAATATCTGGAACAAATTTCAAACCAGTAAAGGTGTTTATCAATGGAATAAATGAATATGAAATTGGACAAATGAGTGATTATAAACACTTGGTTGTAAAACCAAATGATTATTTACAGATTATTAAGTGGAATTTTGATGGTTTATTTGATGAAATGGAAGATCATAGCATGATGAACGATGAATTAGAGGTTGTATGTACTCTTGATAGTGGCTTTCTGGGTAGAAAATTTGTTCTAAAAGCAGTGTGTGATGAGATTAAGGAGGTGGCTTGATATTTCGGACATTGAATTAATAAAAAAAATAATTCCTACTCTTACATTTAAATTTCCATATTCACCAGAAGAATATGAAAAGAATCTATATCTTGAAAACTATCATTGTCATAAAGATTTTAGTAATACATCTACACCAGATTGTGCTGAATCTATTAATGCATATGCAGAAAGAATTCATGAATTTGGTGCAAAATGTTTATATTCTGGTGAACATGGTTCGCAAGGCAATCAGTTTCAAGTATATAAGGTCGCAGAGAGTGAACATCTGAAATATATTCATTCTTCTGAAGTTTATTGGGTAAAAGATAGGAAAGAGAAAGATAGAGCAAATTGCCATATGATTATTGCAGCTAAAAATGCTGAAGGTCGTGGAGATATTAATTTTGCTTTATCAATGGCTAATATAGACGGATATTATTATAAGCCACGTATTGATTTGGAGTTACTATTTAATATTCCTAAAGATAACGTGATTGTAACATCTGCTTGTGTTGCTGGATGGAATTATGAGAATGCAGAAGATATATGGTTAAAAGTACATAAATATTTTGGTGACAATTTCTTTTTAGAAGTGCAGTATCATAATACAGACAAACAAAAGGAATTGAATAAAAAGATATTAAGAATTGCAAAAGAGCATAATATCCAGATTATTTGTGGTCTTGATAGTCATTATGTAAAAGATGAGAATTCAATCAAGCGTGATCAGATTCTTAAATATAAGAATATTAATTATCCTGACGAGGAAGGATGGTATCTTGATTATCCAGATACTAAGACTGTTATAAAAAGATTTGAAGAACAAGGAATCTTGAATAGGGAAGAAATATATAAGGCAATTATGAATACGAATGTTTTTGTATCTGAGTGTGAAGAAATTGTTCTTGATAGAAAATTTAAGATTCCTAGTGTTTATAAGGATAAAACATATAAAGAAAAATGTAAAATCTATAAAGATACTTTGAATAAAGCATATGCCAAAGAAAAGGAAAAGTCTAAAGAAAAAGCAGATGGAATCAGATATGAAGCAAAACAAGTTATGGAAGCTGGGGTTGTTGATTATTTCTTGACAAGTAAGGCTATTATAGATGATGCAGTTCAAAATGAAGGTGGTATTTTAACAACTACATCAAGAGGTAGTGCAGCTTCATTCATTACAAATAAACTTTTAGGATTAACAACCGTTGATAGATTCAATGCTGATATTCCAATTTATCCTGAAAGATTCTTAACTAAAGAACGTGTATTGGCAGGTCAGATGCCAGATATAGACTTGAATGTTGCCACACAAGAACCATTTGTTAAAGCAGCAAGAAAATTACTTGGTGAACATGGTTGTTATCCTTTGATGGCAATAGAAAAATTGAAAGAAAAAGCAGCATGGCAGTTATACGCAGGTGCAAATGATGTTAAACCTGAAGATGCCAATCAGATTTCAAAATATCTTGATGAATATAACAAAGCTTTGAAATATGCCGATGATGATGAAAAAGAGGATATTCATGTTGAAGATTACATACCAGAAGAATATATCTCTTTATTCAAACAAAGTAATGAATATCAAGGTATTACTATTAACTTAAAAGTACATGCTTGTGGACATTTTATTTTTGATGGTGATATACGAAGAGAAGTAGGGCTGATAAGTGCCGTGTCTGAATCAACTGGTAAAAGAACAGTATGTGCAGCTATTGAGGGTGGTTATCTTGATGAATTTGGATATGTCAAAGAGGATTTTCTTATTGTAGATAGTGTTTATCTCACATATAAATTCTTCCATAGTATCGGTATGGAAGTTCCTACCTTTGATGAACTAAGACATATGATAGACAATGATAAAAAGACATGGGATATTTATGCGAATGGTATAACTTGTTGTGTCAATCAATGTGAAAAAGAAGCCACGACTAATCGTGTAAAAAAATATAAGCCACAGAATTTGGCTGAATTAAGTAGTTTTATTGCAGCGATTAGACCTGGTTTTGCATCATTACTTAGCACATTCTTAAATCGTGAACCTTATACAACAGGTGAAAAAAAGATTGATGACCTATTATCTGACACTGCCCACTTTATGATTTATCAGGAATCTATTATGAAAGTTCTTTCATTCCTGCAATTACAAATGGGTGAAACATATGGAGTCATTAAATCTATTTCTAAAAAGAAATTAAAGGGCGAAAAGAAAGAACATTTACTTTCTGAGTTAAATCACTCATGGAATGATGAATTTGGCAATACAGATAATTTCAAGAATGTATGGAATGTAATTGAGGATTCTGCTAGATACGCCTTCAATTCTCCACATGCTTATTCAATGGGAGGGGACTCTGCCTATCAAGCTTGGTTCAAAGCACATCACACAAAAACATTTTATGAAGTGGCTATTAACCATTACCAAGAGAAAAATAAAAAGGATAAAATTGATGCTCTTGTAAAAGAAGCTATTAAATTTTGGGGATATAAATTAGGTGATTATGAATTTGGTGCAGATAATCGAAAGGTTACAATCAACGAAGAGAATAAACTAATATATCCTAATCTATCCAGTGTCAAAGGTTTTGGTGAAGGTGTAGTTGATACTTTATATGAATTAGGACAAAAGGAATATGAAACTTTTACAGATGTTTTGACTGCATTGTTTTCTAATTCAATCAATAAAACCATTGTTAATAAACTTATTAGGATTAATTATTTTAAGAAATATGGGGATGTAAACACTCTACTTGAAATTACACGATATTATGATCTGCTCAATGGAGCAAAGCAAATTGCAAAAGATAAAGCTGAAAAGAATAATCTACCATTTGATGTTCTTGCAAAGTATGGGAATGAGACTGCAAAGCAGTTTAATAAACTTGATTCTGGCAAAATTATTAATGAGCTAATTTCAAAAATTCCATATAGAGAATTGACATTAAAAGAAAGATTAGATAACCAACGAGAAGTTCTTGGAATTGTAAGTGATTCAGATCCAAAAGTAAGCAAGCGTTTGTATTATGTATCTGAATTGGATATTAAAAAATCCATAGTAAATGTTCACTTGTTTGAAATTTATAGTGGGAAAACAAGAGATGTAAAAATGTGGACAAGTCAGTATAATCGCAACCCATTTGATTTGGGTTCTATTCTTTACATAATTTCCCTTGAAAAGAAAAATAAAAAAGAGCCAACAGGTGAAATAAATCCACAGACAGGAAAGAAGATTTATAAGGAAGTTCCTGATAAATTCGAGTTTTGGTTGAGTAAATTTGCAATTAAGAATGATATTGAGGAGGACGAAGACGATATTTAGCAAGTACAAATATACAGATAAGGAGATGGAAGAGTTAATATCTTCCATCATAATCCTTATAGATACTCGTGAGAAAGTAAACTCTCACATTACAGATTATTTTGATAGAAAAGAAATTTCTTATAAGAAGAAAGCTCTTGACTATGGTGATTATAGTTTCATGATTCCTGCTAACGAGAAGTTATCAATACCTCGTGATTTGTATTTTAATACCACTTGCGTAATTGAACGAAAAGCAAGTCTCGAAGAAATTAGCAATAATTTAACAAAAGAGCGTGATAGATTTGAAAAAGAATTATGCCTTGCACCAAAGACTAAAGTGTTACTAATTGAAAATGCTTCTTATGAGGATATTGCCACAGGTAATTATGATACAAAGTATAATCGGAAATCTTTTATAGCATCTATTCATAGTTTTTGGTTCAAGTATAATATTCCAGTTATGTTTATGCCAAACAATCAATATTCTGGCTTATTCATTCGTGAATACTTTGAATATTTCTTAAAGAATTACCTTCGATAGAGAGAATAATACAGTAGGAGGTAACAATCTATGAAAATTCTAACACGATTATTTACGAAAAATCTCACAAGAATTCCTCTAATATGGATTACGTTCAATTGGAAACTTTTCAAAGAACATGGTGCAAAAGGTTCTTGTACGTGCAACATTCATCCTTGCTTAAAGGATGATGAGCATATCATTTCTACTATGAATGAACTGTGTGATTATATCAGAGAGAATTATGATATGGAGGATATTATATGAGTGATTACAGATATATGAGAGTTATTCGATGCAAAGTCGATTTGGATAAAATATCAGCATCTTCATTATGGGACTTAGAAGATAAATTCACGGATTTATTTGATATGAATCTACCAAGATATTTTGAAAAAGCTGTTGTAGAGGACGATGAGTATTTAGATTATGTTCTTGAATCCAAAATTGACGACAATGGTGGCGACTGGGGAAAATCACGATACCTTACTGAGAATGAAGCAAATAAATTTTTGCCACTATTCAAGCAAATACTCCCTGATATAAAGAAAGATAATCTAAGAGCAGTAGAATTTTGTTGGTATGATTGTAGTGAAGCTCCATTATATTATGATGTAGACGAAGAGGAGTGGTTATAAAAGCCAATGAAAGACGGATTTCATGTCCGTCATTTATATGAAATGAAAGAGAGGTATAAATATGGTTTATGGAGTATTTGGTGGTTGTTATAGTGACTGGTATATAGTCGGATATTTCACCAATCGTCAAGATGCGGATAAGTATTGCTGTTTATGTGGGGATGGTGACTATTATGTAAAACCATTAAAAGATTTAACTGATGAAAAAGATTTATCAAAAGTATCTTTAAAATATTGTCATGAAGTTTTATTTGATTGTAAAGATGATGAAAACAGATGGGTTATGAGAGAAGAACCTGAAAGGTACAATTGCTATATTGATAAGGATTTAAGATGTAATAGCGTAAGGCAAGGAACACTATGTAGAAATAATTGGGTGTGCTTTAGTATAAATATTGATCACGATGACAGAAAATTGGCAGAAAAAATTGCTCAAGACTATTTAGCTGAACTTCGTTCTTATGGAGATGGGAAAATTTATGAAAAGAATATTAAATTGATGAATGATAAATTCGCAGCACCATTCAAGGAAAAAGAGAGAATAAGAAAAGAAGAAGAAATTAGACAAAAAGAACTTGCAGAATTAGAAAGATTAAAGGCTAAATACGAAACAAAATAAACGACAGTTTCTTGTGAAAAGAAAGGAGATAAAAAATGAGTTCAAACAGAAATAGTAGTAGTTCAGGTATTGGAATTTGCGGAGTATTAACAATTGTATTTGTTGTGCTCAAATTAGTAGGCGTTATTAATTGGTCATGGTTATGGGTATTGTGTCCGTTATGGATTGATATTTTGCTTACAATTATTGTATTGGTGATTATCGCCATTATTGACAACAAGACAAGAAAGAAAACATGGAAGAGTGGGAGAATAAAATGGTAGTAGATTTAAAAGATTATCAGAAGGATTTTGTAGACGCTTTTAGAATGGAATTTTCTAAAGAAGATATTAAATGTAATCCAGAAGTAAAGAAACTCGCTAAATTTATTAATCGTCAAGGAAGGAAAATTGATAGAATTGATAAAATGCGAAGAAGCGTTTTAGGATATAAATAAGGAGAATAATATAATATGAAAATTTTAGTTTTAACAATTTTATTTATTTTGATGTTTTTCAGGATTAAAGGTACGCCAAGTTCATTAAGTAAAACGTTGTGGTGAAAGAGAATGATTGAGCAGCTTGCAAAAAATAGAGAGAATAATAATGGAAAGCCATTGAGCGATGCAATGCAAGGAGCTTCAATATTGATTGCATTCTTTACGGGACTACTCTTAATCATCTTTTACATAATGTTAGGAAGCAAAATTGGAACAACTGAATTTATTGTAATGTCTGCTCTACAGGTATTTACTTGTTTATGGTCATTGGGTGTAAGCTTGTCAGAAGTAAAAACAGCCTTTAGTTACAATATTGAGGATTTTAAGTTCCACAGATTCCAATTGCTTTTTAATGTGGTGTTAGATTATATTTATTATCCGTGGGCGATTTACATGTTGTTGAAGTAACAAAAAAGGAGAAGAAAAAAATGGACACAATTGTTGTAAATTTATTTGGCGAACCATCAGCAGGCAAGAGTACCTGTGCAATGGATATTACAGCACAATTAAAAAGACACGGTATCAATGCTGAATATGTTTCAGAGTTTGCCAAGGATAAGGTATATGAAAATAATGGTGAAGTATTTAAACACCAGGAATATTTATTTGGCAAACAATCATTCAAGATGGGACGTGTGAAAGATAAGGTACAAGTTATGATTGTTGACTCTCCTTTAATATTAAGTGCCGTATATAACACTGACGAAGTGTTGGGAGAAGACTTTAATAAGACTGTACTGAATGTATTTAATTCATATAATAATAGGAATTATCTACTCACAAGACACCATTCTTATGAGAACGAAGGAAGATTCCAGAATGAAGACGAAGCAAAAGAAGTGAGAAAAGAAATTATTGATAAGTTAAATCAATACAATATTAAATATGAAGAGATTGCTTCTACAGAATCAAATTGTGAATACATAGTAGAAGAAGTTATGGAGGAAATTAGAAATGAACAGTAAAGGACATTTATTTATTAGTTTAGGGAAATCAGCAATCAGAGTAATTGGTGGAATTGTAACATTAGTGAATGGATCGATTATTCCACTAGCAGTAGGAATTATTGTTGCTGAAGTTGGTGGTGTGTTAGAAGAATTGGTTGATGAGAGATAGGTTAAGAAGAAACAGTTTCTTGCGAAGATTAGAGGTGATTAAGTGGTATTAATAAATGACAACTGGGAAGAAGTTAGAGATTTGGAAGATGTTTCTAAAATAATCAGAGAATATTTTAATGAAGATTTGGCTTATGAAATGGATAAGATGATTCCTGAACATACAGACGAAGAATATCGGGATTTAGAATGGCAATTAGAGGAAAAAGATGGTGATATTACTTCATTAGAAGATGAAAATGATACTCTTAAAAATCGAATTGAGATTTTAGAAGATAAAATAGAAGAGTTGGAAGAAAAATTAGATAAATGTAAATAACAAGAATCCATTATTTCTTATGAATAGATTAAAAAAATAGGAGAATTAAAATGAAAACAGTTTTTAACTGGTTCGGTGATGATTGGAAGAGAGTAAAAAATCATTGTAGAACCACGGATAATAAAGATTTTACAGAGAATGAAGCAACAGACACTTTTAAAAAGAAGTTGCTTATATCTGAACATTCGCCAATTAGATTACTTGAATTTGATTGGTCGTGGAAAAGTATTTATTACTGGTTGAGTACGGAGTGGTCGAGACATAAATTTGAAAAATTTATTAGCTCACAAAGAGATGATAGATTGGTTGATGATACTCCACGAGGTAAGAAACCACAAGATGCATTGGTTAATTTTGATGGCTATGCTAATATGCAAAACCTTATTGATAGTTGGAGAAAAAGATTGTGTGGCAATGCTACACCAGAAGTAGTTGAATTGGCAGAAGACTTCAAAATTGAATTACATAAGACACATCCTTATGAATCAGATGTGTTAGTTCCTCATTGTATTTATCGTGCAGGTTGCCCTGAGTTTGGTTGTTGTGGAAAGATTACTGATTTTATTAAATGGGCAAAGGATAATAATAAGGAAATTAATTGGCTTAATATTCAAAATAGATATGATTTATACAATGAATGGTTTTATGAAGTACACAAGTAAATGTTCATTTCATAGGGGGTGATTAATATTAGAAATCCAAATAGATTATATGATTTTTACAACGAAGTAACCCGATTACACATGACATATATGCCTGATTGGAGAGCAGGTCAGTTTTGGATGAACTTTTTAGGTTGGGTACAGAATGAAAAGAAACGTGATCCGTTCTTCCCAGAAGAAAAAGAAATGCTTACATATTTAAAAGAATATTGTGGAGAAAAGGAGGATGTAGATGAATAAGTTAGAAAGAATGAAAGAGCTTATTAATATACTTAATAACGCCTCTAATGCATACTATAATCAAACTCCGATTATGTCAGATTACGAATGGGATAAGTTATACGATGAATTAGATTTACTTGAATATGTTACAGAAATAGTATTAGCAAATAGTCCAACACATAATGTTGGTTATTCGGTTTCAGATGAATTAAAAGAAGTAGAGCACAATCATCCAATGCTTTCACTTGATAAAACAAAATCAATAGATGAGTTGATTGAATTTATTGGGAATAAGGATTGTTTCTTATCTGTAAAAGCAGACGGTCTTACAACATCTCTTCATTATATTAATGGTAAGTTAATCGGTGCAGAAACTAGAGGCAATGGAGTGAGAGGTATTGAATGCCTTCAGAATGTATTAGTAATGAAGAACGTACCAAAGGAAATTCCATATAAGGATGAACTTATTATTGATGGCGAAACAATTATCGGATGGGACACTTTTAGAGAGATCAATGATAAATTACCAAAAGATAAGAAGTATAAACATCCGAGAAATCTTGTATCTGGTTCATTGCAGTTACTGGATAGCAAAGAAGCTGCAAGCAGAAATATGAGATTTGTTGCTTGGAGAGTTATTAAAGGTTTTGAACATAAAACTCCTAGTGAAGATTTATTCAAGGCTAAAGATATTGGATTTGAGATTATACCGATACTGAAATCACCTAGAATTAATCAAAAAGAAGAGTTAGCAATCTTATTAAATCAAATAAGAGAATCAGCAAACTCACATAATATTCCTTATGACGGAGCTGTTATGGCGATTGATGATTATAAAATTGCAGAGTCTATGGGAAGAACGGATAAATTCTTCCGACATTCGATGGCATATAAATATGAAGATGAATTATTTGAAACAGTGCTTACAGATATTGAATGGAATACCTCTAAGACAGGCTTAATTAATCCTGTGGCAATCTTCAAGCCAGTTGACTTAAATGGAGCAATTACCACAAGAGCAACGCTTCACAACATTACATATATTAAAGATATGATGCTTGGTATTGGAGATAGAATTAGAGTTTATCGTTCAAATATGGTTATTCCTAAAGTACATGATAGCATTGATAAGAGTGGCAATTTTAATATTCCAGATAAATGTCTTATATGCGGTCAACCTACAAGAATTATTAAAGAAAATGATTCAGAAGTTCTTATGTGCGAAAATCCAAATTGTAAAGGTAAACTTTTAGGTAGACTTGTTCATGCAGCAAGTCGAAATGCATTGGACATAGAAAATCTTTCAGAATCTACAATAGAGAAATTCATCAATCTTGGTTGGTTAAATTCAATTCAGGATATTTATCATTTATCAGACCACGAAAATGAGATGAAAACCTTGGATGGGTTTGGCAAAAGATCTATTGAAAAACTTCTTGGTTATATTGAAAAGTCTCGTAATACAAGTCTTGAACGTTTCCTTTATAGTTTATCAATTCCATTGCTCGGTAGGTCAACAAGTAAAATGATTTCTGAAGCAGTAGATCATGATTTCGATACATTTATTGATAAAATGACGATTAAAGGCGCAGAATATTTTAGATATTTACCTGGCATTGGAGATACATTAATAGGCTCACTCAATGCTTATTGGAAAAATCACTATTCAGATATACTTCAGTTATCAGAAGAGTTTACATTTAAAAAATCCAATTTGATCTTAGATGAAACTCCAAAAACATTACAGAATAAAATATTTGTTGTAACTGGCTCAGTTAACCATTATCCTAATCGGGATGCGTTGAAAGCTGATATTGAAGCCCATGGTGGCAAGGTTGTTGGAAGCATTTCTTCAAAGACTAATTATCTTATTAACAATGATATTAATTCGACTTCATCTAAAAACACAAAAGCAAAATCTTTAAATATTCCTATCATTTCAGAAGAAGATTTCTTAGCAATGATTCACTAAATAATCCCAATAAAAAAGAGAATATAAGTATGTAACATATTCATTAACTATAGGAGAAAATTATGAAGAGAAAACAAATTCTAGCATTATTATTAATGCTTTCATTAACTCAAGTCGCCCCTATTATGGGGCATGAAGTATTAGCAAAAGAAACCAATGAATCAGCAAGTGGTGTAAGTAGTACATTCGCACATAGCATAAAGAAACATATGCAGGATGTAAAGCAAAATGAAAAAGATATTGTCACTGGATATACGACATGCAGTGTAAACATCAGAAGTGAGCCTGATATTAAAAGCGAAGTGGTGATGATATTAAAATATGGTGACGAGATTAAATATATTAAAGATGATTATGTAACTGATGAATGCAATTACACATGGAATAAAATCATCTTTCAAGATAAAGAATTTTACATTTGTTCTGAATTCATTTCCCAAACACCTCCAAATTTTGTTTATTATGATGTTCCTTTAAATGGGATAAAGAGTTTTATGAGTTATAAAGCTATTACATCAAAATCCAGTCCACAATATAAACTACAAAATATTGCATATACAGGGAATTATGGTATTCGTCAAGTAAATGGGAGATATTGTATTGCCATTGGATCTTATTTTACAACAGATATTGGTCTATACATAGATTTGATTTTAGAAAATGGAGAAATTATCCCTTGTATTTTAGGAGATTGTAAGGACGATAAACATACTGACTCACAACACATTTTAACATATGATGGTTCATTAGCTGAATTTATTGTAGATACTGCATTTTTAAATAGAGATGCTAAATTACATGGCGATATATCAAAATGTGATGAATGGGATAGCACGATTATTGGTGTAAAAATATATGATGAAAAGGTGGAATTATGATTAAAGTAAAAGTCAAAATGAGAAATATAGAAGATGTTATGGATTTTACAAAGGATATGTCAAAAATGGCATCTGATGTTGATATTGTAAAAGATAAATATTGTTGTGATGCCAAGTCACTATTAAGTTTGTATTCAGTAAATCTTCGTGAACCATTTCAAATTGTTTTGAATAGTGATGATTTATCTGAAATAGCATTTTTCAAATCTATTTGTGAAAGATATGAGGTAAAAGATGATGAAAACTTTTCGTAATGTTAGTGTTTGGGGGTTCGACCATGCTTTAAGAATGGTTAAGAACAATAACCATACATATAAAAATGATAGCGGTATTTGTAAAGGTGGAGCAGATGGGATTGGATGCAATAATTGTTTCTATAAAGGAGCATGTAATCACACATATGACAGTAGTTTTCAATTAGGAACATTGGATATGTCATATATAAAAAATGATATTAAACATAGTGTTGAGTTTGGAACAAAGAAAAGTATTTTAAACTATGTATATATTTCTTTTGATGAAAGCATCAAGGATAAAGTATCTACTAAGGTTTATACATACAATCAAGTATTGCAATATATAGAATGTAATCCAAAGTCAGAAAGAACTATATTTTTTAAGACATTACCATATGTAGAAGTATTATATGATTTTTATATTGGATATAAGTCATATTATAAAAATTGTCCAAAAAATTATTAGTGACACAAAATAACCATTGAAAGGAGAAAACAGAAATGTTAGCAATAATGGGAAAAGCTGCGTCAGGTAAAGATACAGTAAAAAATATTTTAGTAAAAGAACATGGGTTCAGTTCTATTATTACATATACAAATAGACCAATCAGACCTGGTGAAATACAAGATATTACATACCATTATATCACAGAAGATGAATTTTTAAAAAAAATAAAGGAAGGATTCTTCGCAGAATGGAAAAAATATAATGTTAATGGTGAGACATGGTACTATGGTTCAGCCAAGGAAGATTTTAAAAATGCAGATAAAAATACCGTAATTATACTTACGCCAGAAGGAATACGAGATATTAGAGAGAATGATATTGATATAACTGTATACTATTTGTATTCGGACTTAAAAACAATACAAAAACGTTTATCTGAACGCAATGATATACATGATAAAGCAGAAAACAGAATTAAAAGAGACACAAAAGATTTTGAATTTGCTGAAATATTGGCAGATAAAATCATATCTAATAATTTAAATGATAATCTTGATGATGTGATAAACACTATAATTTATATGTACGACAAGGAGGAATAGAATGGAAAGATTTCAAATTTATACTGCTGGTGCAACAAAAAATGTATCAAAAGATGAATCGCATAATTGGAGAAAAGCTACAAGAGATTGTTTGGAAAAGGTAGACGAAAAATATAATGTTAATGTATTTATTCCAGATGAATCTTTTAATTATGACACTTTATTACCAAAAACAGAAAGACAATGTATGAATTACTTTTTATATAAAGTAAGTGAAAGTAATTTATTACTCGTAAACTTAAATAATTCAAGTTTATCAGTTGGAACAGGCATGGAAGTGCAAAAAGCGATTGATACCGGAATACCAATTATCGGATTTGGTACAGAAAATGTCTATCCATGGATAAATGAACATTGTGATATTGTCTTTGAAGATAAATATGATGCCCTGTTATATATTAAAGAATATTATTTATTGTAGTGAGAGGTGATTTGATTCAGTGATTTATAGAACATTAACATGCCATGGACTTGCTAAGGAATTACTATCAAAACAAGATAGTTTTCTCACAGTAACAATAAATGATAGAGAATATAGTATTAGAAACACTAAAAAAGTAAAAACACATGCTAATTTAGATGATAGTGTTACACATACAACATTAGTATGTGATGAATTAAATGGAAATATCGTGAGGTAATATAAGAGATGCTAAGTAAAGAAGAAAGAAAAATGATTATTGAACTAATATGCAACGAACAAACACACATGATTATCAAAGATCATACCAAATACGACTCTGATAAATATAAGAAACTAGAGGTATTGAAAATAAAAATTAAGGATATGTAGGTGAATATATGTCAGATATCACAATGTGTAGTAGTGAACATTGTCCTATGAAAGATAAGTGTTATAGAGCATCAGCAAAGCCAAACAAGTTTGCACAAAGTTGGTCAAATTTTGAGTATACTTGTAACGATAATGGCGGATTTAATAAATATATTTCACAAAAACATTAAAATAAGTCAAGAAATACATCATAAATTGATTTATTTTATTTTGAAGGGACAATAAAAGGGTTGATTTCTTGTGGAATCGAGAAAGGAGATAAATGGGAACGTATAATAAAGAAGATATCTATATGATAACTTTAGAAGGCATAGAACAGGGTTTATTTATAGGGGTAAGTAATAAACACTATGATGAATTATATAAGTATTATGGCTATTTAAAAGTGTTAGATAATACTGATAATGTACAGAAATCAAATGAAGATAATGGAAAAATAAATAGATTACAAAAAGAGCTAGAACAAGAAAAAGCTTATTGTAAATTCTGGAAAGAACTAACTTTAAATCTTAAATCGTCATTTGAGGGACTTATAAACAAAATTGAGGAAGGAGATATAAATATTGACAAAAATAATTAAGAGAGATTGTACAGAAGTAGATTTTGATAAGTCTAAGATTTTCAATGCAATTCTCAAAGCAATGAAAAATGGTTCGGGAATTGTCAAACCTAAGATTGCTGAAGACATTGCAAATGAGATCGAGGAAGAGTGTAAAAATAAAGACGAAGTAAGTATCTCTAATATTGAGTCAATGGTATATGATAAATTGATTACGAAGAAACAGAGACTTACCGCAAAAGCATATGAGGGTTACAGGAGCATTCGTGAGTTTCAGAGAGAGAATAATAACACTACTGACGAGCAGATATCAGAATTATTAGAAGGAACAAGTGATTATTGGAATAATGAAAATTCCAACAAAAATGCTCGCCTGCTAACTACCCAACGTGATTATATGGCAGGTATCGTTAGTACAGATATTACGAGAAGATTTCTTTTGCCACCAGAAGTAGTTCAAGCACATGATGAAGGATTAATTCATTTCCACGATGCTGATTACTTCGGACAGAATGCCATCACAAACTGCTGCTTAATTAATCTGGAAGACATGCTTCAAAATGGTACATGTATCAACAAGGTCAAAATTGATAAACCACATAGATTTATTACAGCAATGACCATTGCAACTCAGATCATTACTGCTGTTACGAGTTCCCAATATGGAGGGGCGAGTATTAGTTTGACTCACTTAGCTCCATTTGTAAGAGATAGTTACAACTTATATTTTAAGAAGTATAAAGCATGGGGATTTGATGATGAAAAATCTAAAGAATATGCAAAAGCTGATACCAAAAAAGAAGTTGTTGACGGAGTTCAGACGTTTAATTATCAGTGTAATTCTATGACTACAACAAATGGACAGTCTCCTTTTTTGAGTGTATTTATGTATCTTGGAGAAACAGAAGAATATAAAGACGAACTTGCAATGATTATTGAAGAATTTCTTAATCAGAGAATTTTAGGAATGAAGAATGAAGTTGGAGTATATGTTACTCAAGCATTTCCTAAGTTGTTATATGTACTTGAAGAAGATAATATTCATGAGAATAGCGAGTATTGGTATTTAACAGAACTCGCAGCTAAATGTACTGCAAAAAGATTAGTTCCTGATTATATTTCCGAAAAGAAAATGAAGGAATATAAGGAAGGAAACTGTTTCCCGTGTATGGGTGAGCGTAAACTACAGCCCAGGATAAACCGATTGAACCTCGTTGCTTAGAGGGTGTGACTTTTAAAGTTGCTAACGGATAGGTCTTAGCGAGAAGAGATTCAATGACCTAAGATGAGTACCGTGCCAAGCCTATAATGTAGGAAGTGTGTATCGACTAAGGTGGGATGAGTGTACCACAAGAGGATTGGAGATAAGCACCAATTCAGAGCAGTCGGCTCGTTGATGAGAGTAACGGACTCGGAGAGAATATATAGTCAGTGTACATAGTGATATGTAATAAAAATGTGTAGAAGCTTTTTATCTCCTTGGAACGATGAAAATGATAATTATAAATTCTATGGACGTTTTAATCAGGGAGTTGTAACAATTAATCTTGTAGATGTAGCATTATCATCTGAAGGCGATTTTAATAAATTCTGGGAGTTAATGAATCAAAGAACAGAATTATGTCATAAGGCATTAAAATGTAGACATGAAAGATTAGAAGGAACTTTATCAGATGTTGCGCCTATTTTATGGCAGGACGGAGCATTTGCAAGACTTGAAAAAGGTGAAAAGATTGATAAATTACTTCATGGTGGATATTCAAGTATCTCTCTTGGATATGCAGGATTATATGAATGCGTTAAATATATGACTGGTAATTCCCATACAGATCATTCAACAGGTCATGATTTTGGAATTAAGGTGATGGAATTTCTTAATGATAAATGCGAACAATGGAAGAGTGAAGATGACATTGGATATAGTACATACGGATCTCCAATCGAAAGTACAACTTACAAATTCGCTAAATGTCTAAAGAAGAGATTTGGTGTTATAGACGGTATTACAGACAGAGATTATATTACAAATTCTTATCATATCTTTGTAAAAGAACCAATCAATGCCTTTGATAAACTTTACATTGAATCTGAGTTTCAGTCATTGTCTCTTGGAGGATCAATCTCATACGTTGAGACATCTGATATGACACAAAATATTCCAGTTATTCTTGAAATTATTAAATACATTTATGACAATATCATGTATGCAGAATTAAATACAAAGTCTGATTATTGTCAAGTATGTGGATATGATGGAGAAATTAAAATTATTGATGAAAATAATGAATTAATTTGGGAATGTCCTAACTGTAAAAATAGAGATAAAACAAAGATGAATGTTGCAAGAAGAACATGTGGATATATCGGAACGAACTTTTGGAATCAGGGACGTACTGAAGAGATTAATGAAAGATATATTCATCTAACAGATATTGCGGAGGATATTTAATGAGATATGCAAGCATCCGCAACCTAGATGTGAGTAATGGGGAGAACATAGGTGTCTCCCTTTTCACACAAGGCTGTGATAGAAAACCACACTGTAAAAACTGTTTTAATCCTGAAACATGGGATTTTAATGGTGGTAAGGAGTGGACAGAAAAAACAAAAAATAAATTTATGGAACTCATTGATAGACCGTATATTAAGCGAATTTCCATATTAGGTGGTGAACCACTTGCAGAACAAAATTTAGATGATGTTTTGTCTTTAATCAAGGAAATTCGAGAAAAATATCCAATTTCTCAAAATCCCAATTCAGAAAACATAGGAAAATCAAGGGTTTTAGAAGATGAAAATTCCAAGGAAATCCGTATTTCTTTTCCTGAAAAAACTATCTGGCTCTATACTGGATATACTTTTGAAGAGTGTCAACCATTTTCAGAAAATGGATTATTACCAGGAAGTAAATTCGCACCAAATCTACAAAAGATACTAAAGAAACGATGGGAGATAATTTCTAATGTAGATGTGCTCGTTGACGGAGAATATATAGATGGACAAAGGGATGTAACAAAAAAATGGGCTGGTTCAAAAAATCAACAGGTAATAAATGTAAAAGAATCAATAAAAAACAATAAGATTATATTATATTGTGATTAAATAAAGAAATTAATTTGGAGGAAACGATATGAAAAACAGATGTTTTTTTAAAGCAAAAATTAAAGGGAATAACACAGGTTATAAAGAATTAGATTGGATTATTGGAAATTTAGTAGTAGAACAAAACACTGATAGACATTTTATTATTGATTTATCGCATTTCGATGAAAATACCAAACTGTGTAATGTGATGATTGAAGTAGACCCATCCACAATCTGTCAGTGCAGTGCTGTGTGAGATAGAAATAAGACGATAATGTTTGAAAATGATGTCGTAGAAGAAAATAGGATTATAAAAGGTGGTGGTGTATAACGAGTTATTTAATTGACAAATTCAAAGGTACATACAGAATCAAAGTTCCATATAATCAATGGACAAATGATTTTATACGAAAACTAAACGGGAATTTAGAAGATGTAGATTGTTATATTGATTGTCAGTATGGGAACAAAGTATTTCATTATGGTAGAGATATTTTACAAGCATATATACCAAGTCTAGGTCGTGGTCATAATATTCTAAAGGCAATTCAAGAAACCAATCCATCCATTATCTTCGATATAGAGAAAACAGATTCAGAAATTCTTTTCAAATTCAAATATGCCAATTCTGATAAGATTATTCCATTATTAAAACCTAAAACAAGCGGTTCAAATATTAGTCCGTTCAGTTCAAAGAATTTACCTAAAAATAAAGACTTCAAGATACCAGACAAGGAATTGCAAGCCTATAAAGAAATAGTGGCTAAAATTCCACAGGAATGCATTTTAACCCTAACACATAGTACAAACAGTTTTATCAAATCATTAGCAACGAAGAAGAACCCAATAGAGAATATTAAAGCAGATATGAAATTGAAAGGTTTAAAAGGTAAGGAATATATTTACTCTATTGGTAAATGGGCAGAATACATTTCTTACTTAAAGGAGGTGGTTAAGTGAGAATTGTTGAAAATAGAAATAAATCTGTAGTGAATCGTGTACGCCAACAAATAAAAGATAATGATGGATATTGTTTATGTGCAAATAAGAAAGATGAATCTACAAAATGTATGTGTGAGCAATTCAGAGAATCAACAACATTAGGATTTTGCAACTGTAGACTATATGAAAAAGTAGAATTATAAGGAGATAAAATGACAAAAAAAAGATTAAAAGTAATGACAATTTTAGATATTATGTTTATTATTGCATTTGGATACTCAACAATTGCATCTTGGGGTGTGTATGAATCATATTATACTATTACATATTTCGCCATAACTGTATTTTTAATGGCTATTATGTGTGATAGAATTTATTGTTACATACATAAAAACGTTACAGATAAAACAAAAGAAAAATGTATGTACCATTGTGGAGTTCAAAATATTAAAATCAAATATTTTGATAACGAAATTGATAAGATTGAAAAGATTAACATTGGTGATTGGATTGATTTGCGTTCTGCCGAGACTGTAGAGCTAAAGAAAGGCGAGTTTCATTTGATTCCATTAGGAGTGGCAATGGAACTGCCAGATGGATATGAGGCAAATATTGTACCGAGAAGCAGTACATATAAGAATTTTAAGATATTACAGACAAATTGTTTTGCTGTTATTGACAACAGCTATAGTGGAGATAACGATCAGTGGCTTTATCCAGTTATTGCTATGGAAGACACTACAATCAATAAAAATGATAGAATCTGCCAGTTCCGTATCAATAAAATTAAGCCTGAAATTGAATTTGAAGAGGTTGAACATTTGAATAATGTAAATCGTGGTGGAATTGGTTCTACAGGAATAAACTAAAAGGAGAAATAAATATTGAGTAAAATATATGATAATATGTCAAAGGATGAATTAATTGCTCAATGTATTGATAAAGATAGCCAAATAGATGTATATAATTCACAGATTAAAAAATATCAAGTCTTGACAAAAACAGATATTATGAGTATATATAAATGTGAAAGCAATAAAGCATTACGAATTTTAAAGCTTATGTTCCAAATGGGATATGGTAATAAGATTGGAAAAGAATACTATATATCACTCGAATCACAGAATGATTTTCTTACTGCAATGAGAGGTAAAGAAGTATTTATATAACATTTCGTGATGTTTGATGATACTTTAAGTATCACTTAAAACTATCACTTTTATATATGCAATGTGACATAAATGGCTAAAAATCAACATATTTGAGCAGTGCTATTAGTAATCGTAAACTACAAATAATCCTTTGACAACATCATATATTTGTCAATAAAACACAACAAAACGCCGCTAAATGCATTATATCTTTGGTGAAACTAACCATTGAAATGCATTTGGTGGCGTTTTATAATTTTCATAATATCACTTATATTTATCACTTTATCACTTGAATTTTCATCCCAAGAAAAAAGTGATAATAGAAAAAATCAAGTGATAGTTACCTGTAAAAGTGATAAAATATAGGAGGTAATTTAATATGTCTACAAGCAGACTCAGAGCCGAGAATGGACAGGGTAGCATAAGATGGATCAATGAACGAGAATGTGAATGTATCATACAGTCTCAGTATCTTAATCCAAAAACGGGTAAACCAAAACGATTCAAACGCAAATACAAAATAGACAAAAATACCAAACCAACTCGTAAAGTACAAGCTGAAACAGAAGAAAAAATCCGAGAATTAACCATACACGCAAAAGATGCTTGGGAAAAAGAACTTATCAAAGGCAATGACGTTAAAATAGATAAGTCTAAAACATATGGTGAATACATGAAAGAGTTTCTGAGTATTATAGAGGTCAATCTAACTGGTTCAGGATACAAGTCTTATATCAGCGCATTAAAGTGTAATTTTTTCAATCAACCAATAGCAAACTATCAATTACAGATGCTTAATGCTCAAGTATTTCAAGATTATTATGACACTATATTGAGTTTAAAAAGTAAAAAGACTTGTAGTATACCTATACAGCTCACAAAGCGATTATGCAAGTGGTTAGTAGATAAAAGCCTTCTGAAAGAGAATTATGCTGAACAAACTATGATTAAAGTAAAGATTGTGGACGAGTATAATCATAAACGAGAAGAAGAATTAAAAAATAAGAAAGAAGTATTCACACCTGAAGACATACAGAAATTCTATTACGCTTATAAAAATAACATGGGAGAAACAGCAGCCATCGTAATGTTTTTATTAGAAACTGGATTAAGGGCAGGTGAATTTGCGGCACTACGAATAGATAATATTGATTTACAAAAACGAAGAATAGATATTGTAGAAGCACAAGCAACAAGATATGTAAATAATGATCCAAGTCAAGGCGTAGAATCATATATTAAAGTGCCAAAAAATAAAAAATCTCGTTTTGTAATGATGTCGGATCTATGTGTAGAAGTAACTGAATATATGATAGAGCAGACAAAATTACATTGTAGATACGGTAATCCAGATAATCTTCTTTATCCTACATTTAGAACAGCAAAGCCACGTAGTTTGTCTACAATGGAGAACTGTTTCAAGGATTTATGCGATAAGCTAGAAATTGACAGAGATGTGAGAGTAACAAAAACTGGTGTTAAAAAGGGATTGTGTCTACATGCATTAAGGCACACTATGGATACAATAGCCAATACCTCAAAAGGTGCTAATGTAGTTAATACTGCTCTTGCAGTTGGACATACAGCTATTAGAACTGAAAATATTTATACTCATGCAACAGAAGAAGCATTAAGTAGTATTACAACTCCTTCCAAAGCAGTATTAGAACCTTATAAAAAGAAAGAAGATAAAGATATTTCTGACGAAGAAATGTATGAAATGTATTTAAAATTAAAAGAAAAATTTGAACCAAAATCGTAAAAAATAGGGAACAGCATATAACTGTTCCCTATTGTATTATGTAAATATATATGTTAGAATTAATAACGTCTTGTAACATCTCATCTTCATAATAGATGAGAGGCTAGTGAAGTATCTCACTAGCCATTTTTTTTAAATAACTTGTGCTATAATAAAAATCAATCCAGTTGCCAAAGCACCCGCTACTGTACTAATCATGGCAGTAATAGCAGTACGCTTATAAGTATTTAAATTATCTGCTGGAGCACGTTCAATATCATCTACACGATTATCCATACGATCAACTTTTATATCTAAGGCACTTACAGTTTCGTTAGTATGTTTTACTTCCTCTACAAGCTGAATCATCGTTTTGGACATCGTATGAATTTCTCCAACAATTGGTTCTAATTTTTCGAGTCTATGTGTATTAGACTTTGAACGTTCTTCTACTTTTGTTAATCTTTCTACTGTTTCTTTTTCGTCCATAACATTCCCTTTCTATGATAGTGTTTTATTTTTAAATTCCTAAATTTTGTTTGATATTTGCAATATCATTTTTTATATCATCGAGTTCTTTTTGCTGATTATGTACTACTTGTACGATCAATGTTATTAATTCTTCATATCTGAAAGAGTATCTATAGATGATATTCCCGTCTTCGTCTTTTTTAGTAACTTTTGAATCTTCGATCGGAACACCATCTTCATCAAATTTTGTATAATCGTATAAAATGTCTTTACAAATCATACCATAATCATTTTCTGATAATCCTAATTCGTGCATTGAATTTTCAAAATCCTGTGCTATTAAACCAATATGAATTCTATCCCCATCATTAAAGTAGTAAGTTTTTGGTTTTATTTTAAAAAATAATTTAATAAGATTATCGTCAATATCATGAATATCATGTTTAAGGTTTCTATCAGATGTAGAAATAGAAGTGTTTTTAGCATATATTTGTTTCCATCTTGCATAACCACCACCTAATGAAACTTTATTATCATAAGCCTCCATTACTCTGAATGCAGTATCATAGAAACCATATTGACAATTCAAGACGGATAATATAGCACTTGAAATATTATTATTTCCAGTAGATGTATTTCCTCCTATATGTAAATTAGCTGAATCGTTTACACAAATCATTCTATAAGATGCACCGTTAATAACTTCATATATAGGAAGATGGTATGATACTAATACATTATCTGGAGTTATTGCTAGTTTGGTATCTAAGCCACCATTGCTATCAGTAATAGCTTGGAAATACATACCATTTCCAGATTTCCATCTTAAATAAGTAGATGCTGTTGATAGCATAATTAAATTGATTGCATTATTCCAAAAACTAGAAAAATTATTTACACCAACTTTTACATTTCCATCACAGATTAATGTTTGTACGTAAGATGTCCACGATGCAGGTTTCATTTGAATAGGACTTCCTTGCGAGAAACAAAGAGTGCCAGTCATTACTCCACCAACTAATTTTAGATAATCTGTATCTCCCCACCATGCAGTCCATGCTGAATTACAATAAGCTCTTTGTAAATATACATTTTGATTGCCACTAAGTCCTAACCCATTATATACCACAATTTCTTGTAGTGGCATACCATTAACCATTGTACTTCTAAAATAAAACCAAATTTCACTACTACCATATTGTGATGGATTTGTACCCGTATTATCAGTACTTCTAATCCAAGCTACACAATTTCTATCATTAGGAACAAACCATGTAGTATTATCTCCTTTACTATCACATTCAGCATATGGTTTATAAGTATCTAAATTAATGGTACGATTATTGTTATTAAACTGACCTAAATTAATATAGCCACCACTATTTTCATTGGCTACCCATTTAGCGATACCATCTGATTGCCAACCTAATACTTGTCCAGATGAACCACCAGACGGGATATGTTTATTTCCTGATGTGGTCGGATGAGTATATATTGTATCTGTAAATTTAGCATCAGCAGGAACATCACTGTTTACTGTGTGTCCGTTGACTGTAGAAGCATTCCCCCCATTAGCAGGCAAAGAGGATGGAAAATCACTGATTTCTGAAACAATGTGATTGTGATTTGAAGGAGTATATGTTTCTGGTTTGTCAGTAATTCCACTCCAAGGTACACTAGCAGCCGTACCAGCCGCATAAATTTCATAACCTTCTTTTGTAGAAAGTTTTGTTTCGTCTACTACATAATACATTTTCTCAGTAGAAGTAACCTTTACAGTATCGCCCTTCTGGACAGTAGCAGAAGTAAGTTTAAATCTTGCCGTATCATCAGTTACAACAATCAGTCTTTCCAATGCTCCCTGTGGAAGTCTGTCTATACTAATTGTACCACTTGTAATTTTACTTGCGTCAAGTGATGTAATATCTTCGTTTCCATGTGTATGACTGCTATTTGCTTTACCATTTAATTTTATATCAATCTCAGATTCAGTGTAATATCTATCGTCATGAGTATGAGACGAATCAGCTTTTCCTTTTAATAAATTAGATATATATGTTTTGCCTTTACTCCAAAAATAACTAAGACCATCAAAGTCTAATTTTGCCATTTGCGTTCCTCCTTATTTATAAGAATAACGAGTCAATTTGCTCGTGAGTTATTACATCATCTATTTCCTGTTCAATCTTATCATTAACAATTTTTACAGAATTTGGAGTAGCAGCGGTATCAATAGATGTACTTGAAACACTATCTGTTAATTTTGTATGTCCTTCTTGACTAATAGTTGCTTTTGTTGAAATATGACTTATCAAAGTGCTGATTGCCTTTTTGATTTTACCAAATGCAATAGATAATTTTTCGCCACTCGATATATTTTCAAATGTAGTAGCTTCTGTATAAGTTGGAGTTTGGTCATTTGTTGATACATTTTGGACATTTTCTAAACCAACTTGTGCTTTTGTTACTTTATGTGGATTTGCATAATCAATTAAATGCTTAATCATTTTATTTATTACATTTGACTCAATAGCAGATTCTATAGTTTTGCCATCAACAACAGATTTCTTTACAATAATATTAAATTTTCTTGATGTAACGATGGTATTAGATTCAATAATTTGAAATTCTGATTCACAAATACCTGGCACACATGTTGCTTGATCAGAAAGTATAATCGCAATTGTTCCATCTGTATTTCTGAATAAATGCGAAGTATCATCTTCGTCTATATATACAAAAGTTCCATCAGGTTTAGAAATCTTTAAATGAATTACAGAATTAGTTGGAACAGTATATGGTTTCCCTTTATCAGAGAGAGTAATCAATATCTTTCTTGATTCGTCGTCATCTTGTGAACAATGAACATTTTGTACCCTGTCTATGGTCAGATCTAAAGTAATCTTTTGATTAAAAATCATTCCGAAGTCACCTCCTAAATACCGACTTTCCGAATAGGAGAGTAAGTAATCTTAATTTTACAATCTAAATTTGGTGTAAAAATATTGCATCTATCATTATATGAATTAATAATTCTTGGGAAAAAGTAATTAAAATCATTTGCAAGATCATGTGATGATTCAGAAGATGATATTAATTGATTCTTACCATTGATGGATATTATCTCATTAGATACACAATTATCTATTTTCATAACTTTATTATCACGAGAGTTTTCTAATTTGAAATTACCTTTTGACAAAATTGTTATTTCTAAATTTGGTAATAATTGATTGTTAAAATCTGTAATCTCATCTGAATTATCCCAAAACTGAAATGAAGTACCTGCCGAGCAATTATACTCAACAGATACTTCGTCCATAAAAGCAAATGAAGAATCGGTATATAATGTTAGTTCTAAGCCGATTATTTGACCATTTAGCTCAATTTGTTTACTACTAAATGTTCCGTTCCAATGAACGTGTTCAAAGCCATCCTGATTAATTTTAAAGCGTTTATACCCATCTTTACGACATAACCAACGTTGAATAGCCGAAATTTCTTCAATTGAAAGACTCATTTCATCTTGACTAGATGCAAGACATGGATTACGAAAAACTTCAAATGAGGTGCTATAAGCAGATTCATATACTGCTGATGTGATATTGAACCTACTGCTTCCTACGGGACGTACCTGATTAAATGTAAGTTCAGCCCCCGAAGAAACAGTTTGAACACCACTAGAACCATTTATTACACCAACCATTAGTTTGTAATCGGATAAGGACTCTCCATCATATTCAAAATCTGTAAACATAATTTTATTCCTCTAAGAGATTGATTATAGGCAGAATATCTTTTGGTGCAATATTCATATCTTCAAAAGCTTTTTTAGGTATCTTTTTTAACTCTACATCGACAGAAGAGAGCATCAGATTATTTATATCATCATTAAATTTTTTGATATCCACAATCTTTACAGTACCATCATCCGCATAATCAATTTCCCCTTCTTTGTTTTTCTGTGAATATTTAGCAATGATCTCGTTTCTTTTTGTATCAATCGTTTCTCTTGGAACAGATAAATTATTAAGATTACCTGCAATAAGGCAAGCTGTATTAAGATCAAATTCCTTTTCTGAGATTTTTGCTAATGATTCGCATATTGCTAAAATATTAAATGCTGTTAATTTCATAATTTTAATTCCTCCATTTTATTCCATAATACTTGTACCGCTTTTGTTATTAATCCAATAAATTCTTCATAACGCAATGAATAGATATATTGAACATTATCATTTTCATCTAAATCATCTGATTCAATTTCATCTCCATTTTCGTCAATGATATATTTCTTTTTAATATCTTTACAGAATCCAGCAAATTCTAGGTCTGATATTCCGCATTTAATCATCGCTTCTTCTACATCCTGTGATATAAACCCTATATGAGTTCTTCCACTTGTTCCATTTTTGAATAAATAAGATACAGGTTGTAATAATAAAAATAATTGTAGATATTTTTCGTCTAGTGGTGTGATATCTTTTTTTAAATTTTTATCAGAAGTGGAAATAGCAGAATTTGAAGAATAAATTTGTCCAAATTTATTACTAGCTGTGCCTAATTTAAGTGAATCTGCACATTTAGATAATGGTCTGAATGCTATATCATCCTTACTTAAGATAGTACCGATTGTGTCTGTATCTAAAGAGATTATTCCATCGTCATTAAAAATAGTGTTATTAGAGACATCAAAATTACTAATAGTACAATATTTTCCAAGATTAACATATTCAGTATGAAAAATAATACTTCTATCTTGAGACATATCTTCAAATGATATATAATTTAAATTATCGGAGTAACCATTTTTAGATAATCTTCCTATATTATATTTTGTGTCACTTGTATTATCTGACGTATACGATAAAATTTTATTGGCACTGTCAAAGTCTGTATCATATATATAATAAGATCCTTTTGCTTTTATTGACGTAGCTGTTATATTGCCGACTATGGAAGCATTTGAAGCTTTTAATTTACCATTAATATCCACACTAAAAACATTATTCCCAATATTTATGCTTCCGCCAGAAATAGTAGAACCGCTTATGCTTCCGCCAGAAATAGTAGAACCGCTTATGCTTCCGCCAGAAATAGTTCCAGTACAAGTAATTATGTTAGAAAAAGTACCACCATTTGCATTTATAATACCAGTAAACGTTCCACTTGTTGCAGTTACTTTGCCTATAACATTCAATCCGTTAGTGACATCATATGTAATACCACCATTTGCTAAACTCATACTTCCTTTTGATACTATATTTCCATTAGAATTAACAACAAAATTATCATTATTTGACCCACCAATACCAATAGAGCCACCACGAAAAGAAGCACTCTTAATAATTCCAGTCATATTCAGATTCCCATTATTATCCACATAAAAGATATCCTCACTGCCTTTAGATATTTTCAATAGACCTGAATTATCATTAGGATTTACTGTGAATGTATTTATACCATTAGTAATCTTCAACCCATTAGCATCGAATGTTAAGCTGTCATTATTATTGTAAATTCCCAATGTTTCACCTAAGATGAATTTACCTACAATAGTTTCAGCTAATACACCTATAGTAGTTTTTACTTCTTGTGTTTGTGGGTCTTTATATATGTATTTTCCTATGGCAGCCTTTACTGATTGCCAATTGTTATCGGTACAATATAATCCGCTACCAATAATACGCAATTGACAGTCATCAAAATTGCTCGCAATATCATCATATTGTTTACACCAAATACCATTCTTGTCGATAACAATATCTTGTGAATATGGATTGTTAACAATTTGAGTTGTAGCATAAAATCCATCTTTTACCCAATCATCAACAATAGATGTACTGTCAGAAGTTTTTTTTACTTGTTGTGTAGTATTACTGTAAGAACCTGTGATTGAAGATACACTATCTATTACACTTTTAACATCTGTTGTTCCATTGTAGATTTTTTCAACAGTAGAAAATTCAACAGATATATCTCCAAGATTTTCAAAATCAATTTCATATGATAATAACCTTAGACGATAAATTTCATCATCTATTTCGCATCTGATCCAATTTCCACATTCAAAATTATCTGCCAATGGTGCAAACTCTTTCATGTTTAAAAGATTATTAATTGTAGATGTGAGAGAGTATTGAGGATTAGAAGCCTTATACAATTCTTTTGTTGCAATATCATATAATTCATTGGCTCTTTCTAACAACTGAGCATTGTTTAATCCATCCGATATATAATTATCATTTTGATATTTTTCTTCTCTACGATATGAACAAAATATTTTCCATAAATCTTTACCAAGATAAGAATTTAAATTTAGAACATTTTTTGTACTAGAGATAAGTTTTATCATATAATCAAATATCTCTTGTACATATGAAGCCTGAACATTTCTGGTTGCAAGTTCTGCATCTACATATGATTTTCTTTTAGAATATAAAGAGTACATTTGATTATAAACTGTCGTTTCAAATGTGGCTTTAGAATTAAGAATTATATTCAAACAAGAGTTAAATTCTTGTCCTAATGATGTAAGTGAACTAACTCCGTATAAATGAAGTTTATCTTTAAAAACAGATTCACTCATTTCCATATTGGTAATATCTACAGCATCATTGACATCAGATTTATTCATAGCTCTTTGTATCTGTTGCTGAAGATAAGTTAATTCATCATCATTAAATTTGATGGTCAGTTCTGTTGTATGACGTGTGTCTGTTTCATCTTCTAAAGAAGTCAATACGATTTTACCCTTCCAAGTACCAACAGTGCCCTTGGTATATGTAGAATAATCTATATCAACATCATATAATGCTGTGTTTATCAAAACTTTCGCCATTCCAATAACTGCATTATCTGCATTAGTTTTCAGTAACGTAGAAGGAGATGATACTGCAATAGGAGACATATTTGCACTTGTTAATTTATTTATTGCGTCATCTATACTTTGCCCATCTATATCTACTGTTGGCATCATTGATGTATTGATAAATAAATCTGCATCAATAACATCATAATAGTTTTTCATTAAATTTTTATAACCAATGATAGGAGATGAGATAGAGGACAACTCTGTATCTGAAAAATATTTTTTTACATAAGAGATTACCGAATTATAATTGGAGAGTATTGTTGAATCAATAGAAAATGTTTTTCTAGTTTGATAATTTTCAAATTCTGAATTGTAGGCTTTTAACTTAGTTACAAGTTCTGCTGGCATATCATTATAAGTATCATCTGTAAAACGATAAATATAATTACTTCCATTTGAATTAATATTTTTTACTGCTTCTGTGATATTATCATCTCCACCTTTAATACAGAAGCAGTTTTTGATAGAAGATGTGTCACATTCAAGTTTTATGTCTTGGGCTAAATTATGAGATGATATAAATATAGTAGTATCTTCTCCATCTTGACCGTTGAATTTTGTACTACCACATTCAGGACATTTGTTGTTAAAATCACCACGATAACCACAATCCTCACAAGTATTATATAAATCATATACGGAGATTTCTCTTGTCATGGAATTAAATTTAAATATAACACCATATTCTTCAGAAATTTCTCCTGTCAATTCATCGTATATGCTTTTATCATCTATAGTAAACGTTTTTATGTCAGATAGTTTTTTCAATGAATCTTGCACATATTTTATAGAATAATTTGGGGCTTTATCTAATAATCTATGTAACAGTGAACCTCGTTTTAATACATTGATTTTTTGAGTATCTGTATAGTTGAGATATTTCCCATTGTATTTCGTATCATTCCAATTATACAGATTTACATCTAACTCACGATAGAAGATAGTGGGGAAATTTTCATCATAATCATCAGATATGATATCGTCCTCTGTATTTACCTCGATGTTGTACAAAATTGTGTTAGATAATTCTGCTTCGCATAATGATGTACCAGTAACATCTTTTATAATAGAATTTTCTTCTGTTTTAGACACACATATTTCAAATCGTTCTTTCAGTTCTGGAATATACAATACTTTAAAATTAGTTACAATATCCCATGATAAGTTTTTATTTCCATCTATAAATTTATCAATAGTAAAAGAAGTTTCATTGGCAGCATTGTAATTTTCCTTGTATGTTAGTTCTTTCGCACCTCTTATTGTATTCAATGTTTCAAATGCTTTGGTTTGTAATATCAATGTGACAGTATCCATTGTACCATCTTTGTTTAATAAAATTCGAGACATATTTCACCACCAATCTTATATATTATTTGTTTCTAAATGTCACGTTTTATGTCTGATAACAAATGTAAATATTCACTTTTATATCCTTCTAATTCTTTGGATAATTCAGAATATTTTTTATAGCACTCATCTAGTTCTCTCATTTTTTCCTTATATTTTTCAACATTGTATAATTTTAGTTGTTCTTTTAAACAGTGATTTTCATCTTGCAGCTTTTCAATGATATCTTTTTGTATAGATATTTTTTTATCTTTAGTAGATAAATAAAATTTCATTCTGCTCATTTTACGCCCTCCTTTATTTAAAAACCCTATATAAGCTATGACACTTATATAGGGTATAACTGTGATAGATAAAACTATTTATATAACTTTGCTTTTCCAATACCTTTTCCAAGTTGAGTAGAAGATATAGCTTCAGTTATACATTTAGTTGTTTTACCGCCTTTGCAAATTTCTTCTCTTAATTGTTTGCCAAACGTTTCAACATCGTTCACGCCTTGCATAACAATATCACCAACTTCAACAATAGTAGTGGTAGTTCTATCAGCTTGCGGAATATTCAAGGAATTAAGTTTTAAATTCTTAGACCAATCAACAGGAGTTAACTGTGACAATTTCCAAAGATTTTGAGCTTGTTCATTGGTGAACACTTTATCACCTTGACCAACCTCTCTTAACACACCTTGTTCCTTACTAAAATGTAATTCATTTCCCGCTTCGCCAAGTAAAGCAATCATATCTTTAGGAATATTGCGTGAACCAACTTTAAATCCAGGAATGCCAAGGTCTTTCAATTTCTTATAGAGATTACCTGTTTTGTTTTTGTTGTCAAATTTTACACCAACAATTTCAGCCAACTCTTTCATTTCTGTCTCAGAAAGAACTCTTTGACCATACTTATCATATAACGCCTTATTCAAATCCGATAGTTTATCTCTCGAAGAATCTGTAGTATTCAAATGTGATTTTAAATAATTCAAAGCATTGTTTTGCTTTTTCATATTTTTATAAATATCATTTTGAACATTGTAAGATTTGTTTAATTCATTATATTTACTGTTAGCTATGTCATATTTAGACTTTAATTCTTTGGCTTTTGTACTATTTTTACTATGAGTTTTAATATAGTCCTCGTACTGTTTTTTAAGTGAATCTCTATTCGCTTTCGCTTCATCACGACTTATTTTAGCATTGTTTTTAAGCCCTTTGAAATAACTCAATTTAGAGTTTGAATCAGAAATAGCTTTTGATAATGTATTTTCACCATCAGAACGAATCTTATCCTTTACACTTTGACCACCAGTAGTAGTAGATGTTGAATTAGCAAGTAAATTTGCATATTCTGTCATCTTAGTCTGGAAATCTTTTATGGTATCAATTAAATTTTGAGTAGTTGTCACTACATTTGTTCCATTTAAAATCTCTTTAAACTCGTCAGTTGGTGTATATCCAATGCCGTTCATTTCGCCCTTAATAGTAGCAACAGCACTATTAGATGTTTTAGATATACAATCCAATAGCTCTTTGAAATTTTCTGATAAAGAATCAATTACATCTTGAATTACATCATCAAAATTATCTTGTAAATCAGATAACATATCCTTTGTATCAGATATGAGTTTATCATATTCGGATTCTCGTAAGTCTTTTTCTGCATCTTTTAATGACACAGTTAAAGACTGTACTTTCGCACGAGATTCTTCTGACATATCACCAGAATAAGCAAGTAACTGTTTACGAAGGTCTGCAATCTGCTTTGTTTTTTCAGCTACAGTATTCTGCCAGTCATATGCATTTTTCTCAGCATCCATGAGTTTTTCATATTCTGATATTAAATCAGAAATACGATTCTTGAGTGCTTCATAGCCTTGCGTATACAAGTCTATAATTGCATATTTTTCATCTTGTGCAGCCGATATGGAATCTTCATATGATTTTACAAGTTCTTCCTTACGAGAGATTAATGTCTTATTGTATGGGTCTTTTGTAAGTTCTTTTTCAATCTTAGATACTTCTTTTTCATAATCTTTTGCCTGATTAAGATAAGCGGTGTAATTAGAAGCATGGAGATAAGCAACCGCCTTACCTCTGTCAGTAAAATCACCTATATCATCGCTTGTTAAGTCTTCACGAGATAATTCATTAATCATGAAATCAACCTCAGAAGTTACTGTCTTAATACGTTCTTCTAAATAATCAAAATTATCCCATTTGATTTGACGTAACTGGTTATTATACTCAACAAGAGATTTTGTGGATTCATCAATGGCATTTGTAACGTCATCTATCTGTTTTGACATTTCATACCATTCTTCAGAACCACTCTTAACCGAACCATTCTTTAATGAATCTGCTAATGATTTTACTAATTTTTTACGTTCTTCAACTAAGGAAGCATTGTTCTTTTTCTCCTCAGAAATAAGTCTTGAATAATACTTTGTACTGATTTGATATCCTTTTGCTTCATTAATATCTATGGCACTATTCAGTTCGTTCGCTCTTTGTTCGTAACCTTGTCTTCTGTTAGAATAATATGTATCTATATTATCTAACTTTTCTTGAGCAAGGTCTGCTTTTTTGCTGATGTTTTCTTGCTTCTGTAAATCGTATGTTGCTTTATCAGTTTCATACGCAGCAAGATAAGCATTGTATTTCAAACACTTATTATAAAGACCACTATCTATAGATAATGCTTTACTAAGAGTCGATGAAGAGATTTCTTTTCCGGAGTTAACACAAGATTTTATATTTTTAAGAATACTCTTATTAGCTTTAGTGGTTTTCGTTCTGTTGATAGATTTCTTGGCTGAGTTTAACTCAGTTTTATCATTTCGATATGCTTTTTGGTAAGCAGATAATTCCTTATCAAGATAAGAACTTTCTTTTGATAACATATTGTTCTTACTTTGATATTTTACATAATTCTCTTTCTTTGCTTCTAATAAATCAATAGAAGATGAGTATTTTTCAACTTTACTTTCTGCATATTCGGAGTTTAACTTTGCTAATGCTTCGTATTCATCCTGAATAGATCTCGTAAGATCGTCTGTTGCATCTTTTGCTTTCTTAGCCTTTTCATACCATGTCTGATAAGATTCAATCTGTTCTTTTAAAGCATCGTCTTTGACATCTTTGATACTAATAGCACCATTACGAACTTTTTTTTTCCATTCTTCACTAAGACCTACACTATTGGCTTTTTGCATATATCTGTCATATGCTTTATTCTGTGTTTTTAATTCAGAGAAGAGTGTAGAAATTTCTTTTTTATAATTATATATACGACTACTAAAGGAACGTTTTGCATCTTCGGCACGTTTTTGGAACTTACTAATTTTAGATTCTAAACGGTCAATGCGTGTCTCGATAAAATCAAAGGTCTGAGATGTCTGTTCTTTGGCTTTTTCTTGCTCTTTGGCTTTATCTTTACTTGCTTTATCCTTTTTTCCTTCAATTTTAGGAGAATAATCTGTTTTAAAATCAGTAGAAATATTAGATAAATCAATTTTTAAAGCATCAGTCATTGATTTATACTGATCGTAATAAGTCATGAAAGCTTTAGCTTTTTCGTAAGCCTCTTTGGATATACCATTACGAGTATTATTACTTAAATTAAGAGGATCATTTCCATTATTGTTTTTAAAAGATGCTGAATTCCACTTATTTACAATGGCTTTTGCTTTTCCATAATCAGATAACGCACTAGAACCATCACCTAAGTTAATTTGACTTCCTTTTATCGCATTGATAAAATTATTATATGCTGTGGCTTTACCAGCTAAAAGATTAGTCCAATTATCATAATCGCTTCGATAAGTAGAACCTAATGCATTTATCAATGAAGTATTTTTAGAATTTACATCATTAATATAATCAGAATCGGCTTTAATTTTACCATTTACAAGTTGGATATGACCATTAAGCCATTCTGTTTCTGCTGCTGTTATTAACTCATTCTCTTCATTTATACAAGTCTTTGCAGCCGTTACAACTTCTTCAGCATTGGTTACTCCGATTTCTTTTAAATTGGCAATATAGGTCTGAAGTGTACTTTCATCGGCATTAATCAGATTTGAAAGAGTTTCACTTGATACTAAATATTCATGAACAATATCATTAAAAGCCTGTTGGATTTTTTCTTGACCACTTGTAGGATCACCAATAATTTTAGAAAATAAATCAAATCCTTCTAATTTCTGTAATTCTTCTGGAATAGCAGAAATCGTTTCTGCAAGAACAAAACCATTTTCTTTAAATTCTTTATAAGAATCTTCAAGACCAGACAATATTTTTGATGCATCTGCAAGTTTGCCAATATAATCAGCATTTGTTGTATCGTCAACTTTTTGTGCAACATCGTCTTGTACAAAGCCCCATTCAACTAATTTGTCAATCAATGTATCAACAGATATGCCGTATTCATCAGCTTTATCCTTTAATTTTTCAAAGCCTTCTTCTCCCTCTTGTATCATTCCATCTTTAGAATTAAATGCCATTACATCTTCGACAGTATATCCTAAAAGTCTAAGACTTTCTGCATATGATTTTAAGTGGGAATCCTTATTAAATGCATCTGTAAATTTATATAAATTCATAGATGCATCATCCAACTGTTCATTTAATTGATCGAATAATGGTTTGAATTCATTATTCTTTTTTAAAACAGTGTCTACGGATTTGCCAATATTCTCATAATTGGCTCTTGCCTTTTCAACACCTTCACCATCAGCTAATGCTTTATTTAATTCATCTATGGACTTAGCATATTGCTTGTAGATATCATATGGGTCGCCTGAATCGTCACCCATATTAAGCATATCATTAGCTAAATCTCTCAAGTAATTAGCTTCGTTTTCTTCCACTATATCACTTGCTTTAGAATAACTTTTTGACATGCTATCCTGTAAGGATTCAATTTGTGCGACAGTTGCTTCATCAGCACCTTTTTTTGCTTCATCCAATTTGTCCATTACTTCGCTAATGGTAGATTCAACACTTTTAGCATCGCCTTTAATTTTGATGGTAAATGCAGCACCTGCCATACCACCCGAACCACCAACGAGTTCAAGACCTTTATCTTTGAAGTCTTTTACAATGTCTGTAACAATATCATAACTTTCGCTGTCAGAACTGATATTACCTAAATTATAGGTTTTCTTCTCAGTCATCCGCTTTGTGGATTCATCAGCACCTTTTCGATTTTCTTCATCTTTGAAGTAATCTTTTAACTGTGATTCGCTTAAATCATTCAGCAAATCAATCTGTTTCTCAAGATTTCCATTGACAAGGTTGATGCTTTCAGCTTCTTTACCATATTTTTCAACAAGACTGTCCTGAATACCAAGCAGTTCCTGTTTGATATTTTTGGCTTCTTCCTGTGTGGTGGAATTATCGGCAAGCTGTTCACGAAGTTCTTTTACCTTTTCAATCTGCTCATTAATAGATTTTGTGTTTTCATCTATCTCTGATCCTGCTTCAGATGCAGCTTTGACCGCTTCATCCATTTGTCTTTGGTAATTCTTATACAGAGCAAATACAGCAGTACCGGCAGCAGCAACAGCAGCGAATATTCCAACACCGAGTTTGAAACCTGCCATTTGTGCATTTGTGATACCTAACCTATAACCTAATTTTTCAACAGATAAAGACAACATTTCTGTGAATGTTAATTCTTTAGCCATTCCACTGTTAAGTTTCAGTGTATTAATAATTTCTTCTTCTTTTTCTGTATTGTTGAGCTGTCTTGACAAAGTCTCACGCAGTTTAGCTTCTGTACATGAATTATTAAGAAGTAATGTCTTCTTTTTCTCATCGCAAAGACCAAGTTCAATTAAAATTGCTTCTTTTTTCTCTTTGTTATCAACAGTTTGAGCCAATGTAGATTCTACTAAAGAAGCTTTTATTTTATCTTTTGATGCTAATAATCCAGCCTCTACTAATACTTGTTCCTTCTGTTCAGAAGAGAGTTTAGTAGTAGAAAGTGTAAATTGTGCTTGTTGTAATGTTAATCCTTTTAACTGATCTGAATACTTTTTAAGATAAGTATCATTCAGCATTCCAGATTCGTCTGTCATCCACCATCTATAACTAAGGTCAGATAATCCGCTTCTAGCTGTCGAAATCTTTTTTAAACTATCTATATAGTTACCTAAATTCAGACAAATTCTAAATAAATGGTTGAGGTCATCTATTTAATATGTTACTATAATTAAAAAAGATAGGAGAGTAGAAATATGGGTTATTACTTAGTATTACCAATAACAGTTAAATCTGACGAAAAAAGAAGTTTCTGTAAAAAATTATTGATGGAGGTCATTGGATACTCAGAACAAGAAGCACAAAAAATAGCATTTATTCCTAGGTGTGATAGTACAATTTTGGTTAATCTCACAATAGAAGAGGCAATTAAGATTGCTCAACCATTTAAAGACCATGATGTCTTACCTGCTTTATGGAATCATGCCACAAATGCTATGGAGGCATGGAATGACTACCATTTCTTCGTAAAGCAACCAATCAAAGACCATTACGAATGTCTGGCAAGACCTGAATGTAGAATCAATCCTGATCAAAAATACATCACACAAGAACCGTATGTACCAACACCAAAAGTACAACCTTCAAAACCAAGTGTGGAATGTCCGTACTGTCATAGCACGAATTGTAAGAAGATAAGTGGTGTATCGAAAGCTGGCAGCGTTGCATTGTTCGGATTGTTTTCTCAGAAAGCGAGACATCAGTGGCATTGTAATGATTGTAAGAGTGATTTTTAAGGAGGGTTGTTATTATGAAAAATACACAAAACATTGCATCATTAATAGCACAACTTGAATATGAAGTTGGGAGAGAGTGTTACAATCCCAATTCATATGATGGTTATACAGGAATAGAAGGACTTGGATATAGATATCCTGTAAAAGTATATCAG